CTAAAGCGCGGACAGGAGGTCGGGCGCGGCGACGGCCTCTCCATCTACATGAAGACCCAGGGCGGGTCCATGAAGAACGTCGCCGAGATCTTCTACAACATCTACGACTTCACGACCGGCGTCGAGGTCCTCCTCCCCCCGACGGACCGGACGCCCGTTAACGCTGCGGTCGGCGAGTACTACGCTAGCTTCTTCGTCCCGCGCGACGCGAACCTCGGCAAGTACCGTCTCCGCTGGTTTTTTCGCCAGAAGGTCGGATCCACACAGGTCGAGGTCGAGTCGGACTTCGACGTCGTCGCCGACGCGACGCAGATAGTAACGCTCGCCGGCGTAACCCCGGTGGAGACGGACCTCATCCGCGCCCTTCGCATCATGCTCCGGGACAATAATCCGGATCGAAACTATCACTTTTCACCGCCGACTGGTGAGGAGTCCATCAACCAGTTCACCCGCGTCTTCGGTTTCCTCTGGGAGGACTATGAGCTGCTCGAGTTTCTGCGCGTGTCGCTCGACTCGATCAACTCGAAGCCGCCCATGACGTTCTACCGGACGCTGGACGAGCTTATCTCCCGGAACCGCCCCTGGAGGACGGTCCTCCTCGAGGGGGCCATGATCCACGCCATCTTCGCCATCGCCCTGAACTGGGTGGTCGACGAGTTCGACTACAGCATCGGCGGCGTCTCCCTCTCCATCGAGAAGAGCTCGAAGTACCAATCCATGGCCTCCGACCTTGAGGCCCGCTTCACGACCGACGTGACGGACGCGAAGGAGACGGTCAAGATCTTCATGGGCCTCAAGCAGTCCAAGTTCGGCGTCGGCATCCGGAGCTCGTTCGGTCCGTCGGTAGGCCGGGGTGCCCTAACCCCGCGACGTTTTCTTGGAGTGTAACTCTTCAGTAGTCCAAACGTAAAGTCGTTTGATGGCGACGAGGGTTTGTTCCAAGTGCGGTTCTGAGAAGGACCTGAAGAGCGGTTTCTACAACAATAAATGTGGCAAGGACGGTAAAGACGCCGCCTGCAAGTCATGTCGCTCGTCAAGACGAAATGAGTGGGTTTATGAGAATAGAGATTCCCACAATGCGCGCATCCGATCAAAGTATGCCATGAGCTCATCTCTCCCCGGGTTCCGGGAGACAACTTGGTACTCACGGAATCGGCAGCGGGCTCTCGATGGGAAGAAGATTTACTATCTGAACAACCGGAAGGAAAGGCTCTCCTATCTCGCTGGTTATCGTTCCAGAAACTCTGAGTCCTTGGCCGCCAAGCGTCGTCAGCGCTGTCATGACGTTTTCTCTGTCGTCCTTGCGAAGCTCGGCTCGTCCTGCGCATCGTGCGGGGAGTCCTGTCGTGATCTCCTGACGGTGGATCACGTCCTCGATGACGGGAATGTTGAGCGGCGTCGCAAGGGAAGTTTCCATATAAAGGTTTCCATAGCCTCTGGAGAGGCTGACCTGTCCAAGTACCAGATCTTGTGTCGTAATTGCAACTCCAGGAAGTTCATTTCGAGCCCTGGGTCGCTTCTGAAGGCTCGCGTTGAGACTGGGCGCCTTCTCCACTGTCGGACTTGTGATCTTGATCTTGATGAGTGCAACTTCTCCGTAAGAAGTTCCGACGACCTTCATATTCTTAATGAGTGCGGCGGGTGCCGGCGTGACTCACGACGGAAACTTAGGAGAGAGTGCTTCAGCCTCTACGGGAGTGCTTGCGTCGAGTGCGGCTCTACGGATGAGTTCTCCCTATGTCTTGACCATGTCCAAGACGACGGACAGTTTCGCAGAAACGCTTTCTTTGAAAGGCTCGGATTTAATCTTCATCCGAAAATCCTGTCCGGCGAGCTCGACAGGGAGGCCTTTCAACTACTCTGTCAGAACTGCAACTATCTGAAAAAGATGACGAGGTCTATCGGGAAGCCAGTTGTCGATTTTGACTTTTCTGTCGTCTCTTTCGTCCCCTCTGGCGGGTCAAAGTCTTTTCTTGACTCCCATCATTATGCTGGCTACGGTCGCGCCGCTACTGTTTCCTATGTCGCCGTCCTTGACGACGAGGTCATCGGCGAGTGTAAGTTCGCTAGCCTGGTCCGTCAGAGGGTAGCCTCCTCGTCTGGCTTCAGGGATTCCGCGTCCCTTGAGCTCGACCGTTTTTGCGTGAGGCCGGGATATCATAAGAAGAACTTTTCTTCCTTCATGATGTCCGCCTGCATACGACTTGTCCGACGGGATTTTCCTGGTCTTGAGGCCCTCATATCTTTCGCAGACCCGAGGTTCGGTCATTCGGGTGGCCTCTACAGAGCCTCGAACTGGACCTTCGTCGGGAGGACCGGGAAGTCCTATTTTTACGTCGACGAGGACGGTGTCGAGCTAAACAAGAAAGCCGTCTACTCCCGCGCCAGGGCTTCTGGCCTCAAGGAGTCAGACCATGTCATGCGTCTTGGCCTTCGAAAAGTTCTGACCCCGAGGAAGCTGAAGTTCGTCTACCCTCTCTCAAAGCGCTAATCAGGCCGCCTTCTTCCCCTTCAACTTCTCCGCCTCGTCCCCCATCGCGTCCGCGAGCTCCTGGATCTGCTTGTGCACGCCGGACTCGAGGATCGCCATCGCCACGTCGTTCTCCCCGAGCCCCGTCTCGCGGGCGAGCTCCGAGATGACGAGGGCGTTGATCTTCATCTTCGTCTTGAAGTCGTATCCGGCGACGCGTACGGCCATGGCATGGAAGTCCATGCCCGCTGTGCGGGACAAGGAGTCTACGTCTCCATCACCTCCCGGACTACTTGGGCCTTCTTGGCCTCCTCGAACGCCAGGTCCAGGTTTTTCTTCTGCATCTCCGGATATTTTCTCAAGACTTCTTCTATCGCCGATGTCATGTCGTCCAGCATGTTCTTCCGTCGCTCTGACCTCTCCGCCCTGAGAAGGGTTTCGGTCATCTTCTTCGACCTTATGTGCATCGCCACCCTATGGGCTAGAGACGCTATTATTCTCCCGCTCTCCCATGAGATGGACCGTGCTGTGTTGCTCTTCGGGTCGTTCCTGACGTTCGTCGTCCCGTAGACTGCCGACAGCACGGCGTCCTCGACCGGCTTTTTCGGGGGAGCCCAATTGAACCAGTTCTTTTTGGTCCCCGGGATCAGGACCTTGTTCCCATGTCTGTCGAAGACGAATTCCTGGCATGTGTCGACTATCCTCCCCTTCGCCCTTCGCCCTTCGCACTCGACCGTGAAGGAGACTGCGAGGGTCATATCCTTTCGTCCGGAGCTTTTCTCTGTTCTTTGTCGGAAGACCGCCTTCACGCTCTCCAGCCTGGTAACTGCGGCCCTTCTCGTGGCCTCCTCGGGTGTCGTCTTCACCTCTCTATGTACTGTCCCGGCGTGCAGACTTCCGACCTCCGCAGCATGGCCTCCCGCGTGGCCTCCGTCTCCGTGACGGCGGCGAAGAGGGGCAAGCCCCGCCCGAAGAAGCGCAAGCGCTCGGCCCCGCGCCGCGACGTGGCGGACTCTCTGGAGACCGTCTCCGAGGACGTCCTGTCCTCCGGCCCGGAGATCGCCTGCCGCATCGAGCTCGACATCTCGGCCTCCTTCGAGGGCGTCGCCGGGAAGGCGAACCTCGTCCGGAAGCTCAAGTCGTCGCTCCTCTCGGCCGTCAAGGAGTCGATGACGGACGTCGCCCGCTCGATGAACCTGAAGTCGAACGGCGTCACGGTCCGCCCGTTACGCCTTGAATGCGACGTCAACGACGTCTGAAAGGGAAATAACATGATAACCCCCAACCGCCTCTCCTCTGTGCTCCGTTCCGTGGCCTCCCGCATCGATGCTTCCAAGAGACCGTCGAAGGTCCTCGTAGCTCGTGAGCTGCGCCGCGTACTGGCTGCCATGAAGAACACATCAAAGGACGGTCGCACCGAGCTCACTAGCTGTCAGTACATTCCGGCCGAAGAGTCAGACTTCGGATCTCTCACTTTCAAGATCATCGGTCTGTCCGGGATCACGAACAACCCGAAGGACGACATCGTCCAAGAGGGGGCTTCTAAAGGCTTTGAGTTCGCCGGTACTATCACCATGGATTGGCCCGATGGGCGAGACCTGGATCTCGGCGGCATCGGGATGGCCGGCGAGACCTTCTACGGCTTCGCCCCTTCCGTGCAGGACGAACTCACCGAGGCGATTCCTTATCTCATAAGTCGGACTCCCGCGTGGGCCGAAGCCGCCGCTCAGCAAGGTTTCGATCCTTCTCCCATACCCTGAAGCGCTTCTCCCGGGTAACGTTCCCTCCATGGGAATGCGCACTTACGACATTTAGTCTTTTTGTAAAAGGATACATATCATGAGCCTGTCCCCCAACCGCCTGTCCGCCCACCTTCGCCGAATGGCCTCCGTCATCGATGCCTCCAAGAGGCCGAGCAAGGTCCTCGTAGCTCGCGAGCTGCGGCGCGTACTCGTCGCCATGGAAACGGCCCAGTATACCGCCAAGCTCACCACCTTCGACGACATGAACAACGCTTCCGGCCTGACCGGGATGGACGGCGACGCTCTCTGGTCTCACCTGGACTCGTCCCCGGACGCCGCCGTCGTGATCAAGAAGTCCGACGGGAACGTGGCCGTCTGGAACACTTCCGACATGTCCGGATTCAACTACGGCGACCTCCCCCTCGAGGACCCGAACGACGCCGAGACGGTCGCCTCGCGCGACCCCGGCGAGCTGATGAACGCGATCTTCTGATCGACCCGCTCGGGTAACGTCCCTCCATGGGAATGCGCACTTTCGAGCTGAACGACGACCAGAGACGCTACTTCACGGACGTCGACAACTCCATCCTTCACCACTCCGTCGAGCTCGGGAAGCTCCTCCTTCAGGAGGAGGCCCTCAAGAGCACCCTCGGGACGCTCTACGCCGCCCGGATGAAGCAGATGAACGCGGCCATGGAGGGCGCCGGCCTGGACCTTCAGCAGTGCCTCGGCGCGCGCGTCGAGAACGGCGCCGTCGTGGTCCAGGTCCAAGACCCTCCCCTCACCCGGCCTGAGAGCGACTCTTAATCGGGCTGTTCCCGTATGCCTTCCCCGCCCGACCGGAGGTCTCCGAACATCCTCGAGCAGGTCCTCCCGGCGTCCCCCCTCCCCCCGCTGAACGTGCAGGTGACGTCCTCGCTCGTCCCGCAGTCGCTGGACGTCCGCTGGAGCAGCCCCTCCGAGCTCTCGCAAAACTCGTGCTTCAACGTGGTCGGGGTGAACGTGTACCGGAGCTTCGACTCCGAGTACGGGCCGTTCTTCCGCATGAACCCGGTGCCGCTCGGGTCGAACTTCTGGCGTGACCAGACCGAGGTGGTCCTCGCGGTCCGGGAGGACGTCTCCCGCGCCTTCACGGCCCGCGGGGCCCCGACGGACGTCGCGGACCGCTGGATGTTCCGAACGCGCCACAAGGACATCGTCATATACCCGTCGCCCGGCGCGGCCAACCTGACGAACCTGAACGTCCAGGTGACCGTCAACGGCGTCCCGGCCTACGTCGAGAACATCTACGCCGACGAGGGCATCGTCGAGCTCCGTCACCACCCGACCTTCGACGTGACGAACCAGACCGTGAACCCGGTTGTCCTCCCGACCAGCGGCTCGGACGTCGTGCTCGCCACCTACAGGTATGTCGCCAAGGAGGTACGGACGGACCTCTTCCAGCGCGTGTTCTATCGCGTGACGACCGTCGCCTTCGACCAGGAGCGCCGGTGCCTTGTGGAGACCCCCCTGGAGCGCGCCACGGCCTCGAACCGCGACGAGGTCGAGAAGCTCGACTGGATCTGGACCGAGGCTGTCCGCCGCAACAAGTGGATCCTCAACCAGGGCGGCGAGCGCGTGAAGCTCTTCATCAAGAAGGGCGTCGGCCTCGAGTGCGGGTGCGTTTCCGACACGCACCGCCATCCCTCCGGGACCTGCCTCGTCTGCTATGGCACGGGCGTCATCGGCGGCTACGACGGGCCCTTCGACATCATCATTGCACCGGATGACGGCGACCGCGCCATCACGCGCCAGAACCGCGGCCTCGCCGGCCTGCACACCTACGACAGCTGGACCGGCCCCGTCCCCCTGGTCTCGCAGCGCGACTTCGTCCTCAAGATGAACGGCGACCGCTACGGGCTCGGGCCCGTCCGGATGCCGAGCAACCGCGGGATGCAGCTCCAGCAGTTCTTCCCCATAGCCCGGATCGAGGAGAACGACATCCGGTACAAGGTCCCGGTCCCCGACCCGCGCTTCATGCGGGCCCCGGAGACGCGCTGGATCCACCCCGGGACCGGCGACTCCCTCCCCATGATAACCGAGAAGTTCACGATCCCGGACGGCCGCCAGCTGCGCGGAAATACAGTCACTTGGGAGAACAACTCCTATTGACGCAACGCGTCATTGGTAGTATGGACTACTGTTCGTGGGGTGCTTCGCAGGCATTCGCCCCAGTGATCGGTGTACGGTAGGTCGTGGACAGCGAGATCCAGGATGTACACCAGAAGATTATGGGGGGCGTGTGCGAGTACCTCGTGTCGGTTAGGCTCGAGTCCGTCCTCGATCAGTACTCGAGGGTCCATTGGAACGTCAAGAGGTTCTATGAGGTCGGGTCGATTTTCGAGGAGGCCGACGGCTTCCACAGGGTCGTCCGGTGTCTTCCCACTCCGAGTCTTGTCGGGCCTCGCTGGGATGTCTACCTTCTCATGGCCTCTCCCGAGGATCAGCTTATGGCTGAGGTCATGCTTACATGATCCTCCATCCGAGGCCGACTTGGACCCGTGACGGATCTTCCTTCTTAGACCTTCAGAAGATATGCCCCATCGGCCTTGACGTAAACCTTGACTATTTTTTCATGGAATCAGCCGACATGGTTGATCCCGGCTCTCTCGTTTGCTCTGGGTCGAGGGTCGGTTGTGTTATCAGGTCGGAGCTCGTTGCTCTCGGGGAAGGGATGATAACATATCGCATATTCGCTACCCCCGTTGATAATGTATGCTCTTGTTGTCTTGCGGCCGAGGTCATGCTGACCTGATGTCCAAGCTCGATATCTCCACCACCTTGTCCACTTACCTCGACCGAGTCGTCGAGGACATGGTCCACGGGATAGCGAAGGACGGCCTAGTCCTCCTGAAGCGCGTCCTCGACGAGGCCGGCTTCGCCAAGTCCCCGTACCTCAAGGACTACGAGGTGTACGCCCACGTCATCGGCGACGTCGTCGCGTTCGAGATCCTGCTCGACATCGAGTCCGTCGTCGCGGCGGACGCTCTGACCCAGGCGGCCATAGACGCGTCCCAGGACGATGCGGACCAAACCGACGCTGCGGCCTCCGCGAGCTACGGGCTCGGCGCGAGCGGCCCGCAGAGGATAGTCGGAAAGACGAACGCCCTCCGGGACGCGCGCCGCCCGGCCAGGGACCTCCGTCGCCCCGCCCGCGACGTGCGGGAGACCGCCCTCGACCGCCTGGTGAAGAAGGAGATAGCGAACGTCACCCCTCGTTCCATGAACGTCGACCGCGAGGGGCGCCTCTCCGTGGCCCTCAAGCGCTCCACCCGCGCGGTCTCTGAGGAGACTGTTATGCCCCGGGGAGAGTTTCAGGGCATAGTAGGGACCTTCCTCAGTGAGCTCACATCGATCATTTCAGGTCAGTTCGCGCCCGGCCTCGCCGGTATCATTGGTCGGTATGGGTAACTTCCTCCGTATACGCTGTCTCGTCCCGGCCTCGGTCATGATCGAGGATCTGAGTGTCCGTCTCGCCGGGAAGGGCTGCGAGGTCACCGTCCTGACCTCGGCCGCGGAGGCCTCCTACGACCTGCGCGACCGCCTGAACCAGCGCCAGGTCACCCTCATTAGGGTCGGCCCCGAGGTGTGGCCCGTTGCGGGCCCCGTCGTCCTGCCTCCCCTTCCTCCTCGGGCCTTCGTCTCCGGGCCCTCATCTCAGATCCCTCCCCGCCCTCAGGAGGCTCTCCCCGCCCCGTCTCCCGCGGCGGCCGCCGAGTCGCCGGAGATGCTTCGCGTGCTGAACAGTATCAACCGGAACCTGGAGATGCTCCTCCTCCGTCCCTCCCCTCCACCGGCCGAGGTCGTCGCGGCCCACGTCCGGGCCATCGCCGCCGGCCCCGTCCCGGAGGGCCTGCCGGGCGCCCCGCATCCTCAGTTCATTCCTTCCACCATTCTTCCGACGGACCCGTCCGCCGGCGGTGACATCAAGGTCACGAAGTCCGACGTCTCCGTCGGCGTCGACGCCAGCGTGGCGGCCCTGAAGGAGCTCAAGAAGAGAAAATGAGAGCTAGTTTTTGGTCAGAGCCGGTCCGCCTTTGGCTTCTCGCCTGCGGGCGCCAGGACCTCGTTGACCGCGGCGACCAGTTCGCCGAGCGCGTCACCGCCCTCCTCGTCGCCGTGAGCCAGAGGGCGGAGCAGTACCTCTCCTCGGACGACCTGTACTCGGGGGCCGGCGGCGAGCTCCCGTCCTCCCCGGCCGAGGCCGGCCCCGCCCTCGCCGCCGTCGACCAGTTCGTGAACGTCCGGCTCCGGGAGGAGCTGTCGGTGCTCGAGGCCTTCCTCGCGACCTTCGACGATCTCCGGTCCAGGCCGGCCGTCGCCCCGGCCCTCCAGGTGGTCGAGTCTCTCACGGAGTCCGTCGTGGACCCGAACTTGGCCGGGTTCGTCCAGGGGCGGTCCCCGGACGGCCTCCCGTCCGTCTTGGCCATGACCGTGACCGACCCGGGCCCCGGCTGTCCCGGCCTCTCCGTCGCCGGCCACCCGTTCTCCGTGGTACGCGCTCCGAGGAGCCTCCGCCGGCGTATTTTCGCTTCCGGTATCGTCCGTGGTGCCGTACGCTGACCCAGCCCATAAACGAGAGTATAATCGTTCCTACGTGATCGATAATGCTGCAATTCTTGCTGAAAAGCGGAAGGCTTGCCGTTCTGAGAAACGGACTTTCATTCGGGTTCTTAAGAAAGAACCGTGCACGGATTGTGATCTATCCTTTTGCCACGAGGCGATGACATACGATCATCGACCTGGCACGGTCAAAAAGTTTGACATATACTGGCTGGTCAATCATCCGAACGCGAAACTCGCCACCCTCAAGGAAGAACTTTCCAAGTGTGACTTGGTGTGTGTCGGGTGTCATCGGGACCGCTCTCACTCTCGTCTTCCTGAGTACGTTATCTCTTGCCCGAAACATCGTCCTATCGGGAGGGTGAAGGGTTGCACTCCCTGCACACATTATTACTCTCTCGCCAAGCTCCGGACCTCAAGGCTTGCCCTCGTAAGGGATCATAAGAGTCGCCCGTGCGCTGACTGCAAACAGTCGTTCGACCCGTGGAAGATGGACCTTGACCATCTTTCCGACAAGTCGGACAACGTCTCGAATCTCGTCGGGAGCCAGGCGAGCCTGTCCCGCATTCTCGCCGAGCTCGAGAAGTGCGAAGTTGTATGTTGTTGGTGCCACGTGCTGAGAACCATTTCCCGGAGACCTCCAGATGACGAAGCCGAAAGAACAGACGCGACCTGAGAGACCAGCGGGGGTCGGGATCGATCAAGGAACGATGAATATGGTGTCCGCCAGGTCCGTTAATGGGTCTGTCTCCACCTTGCGCGTGAGGAACGCCTTCCTGGATCTTGAGCCTTCGCACAAGAAGATGTTGAGGCTAAGCGGCACCTCCTTCGTGGAGCTCGACGGCCGTCTTCTCGTCATCGGGGACGAGGCCCTGAGTTGCGCCAACCTCTTCAACCGGGACGCGCGCCGTCCTATGGCCGGCGGCATCCTGAACCCCGGCGAGACCGACGCCCAGCAGGTCATGGCCCTGATGATGAGACAGGTCCTCGGGACGCCGTTGAAGCCGGGCGAGAAGTGCTGCTACTCCATCCCGGCCGCCGCCCTCGACGTCGTCGGCTCGGACGTGACGTACCACTCGGCCGTCCTGAACAAGATCCTCTCGGAGCTCGGCTACTCCGGGGAGGCCGTCAATGAGGCGCAGGCCATCGTGTTCTCCGAGTGCGCGGCCGAGAACTTCTCCGGGATCGGCATCTCCTTCGGCTCCGGCATGACGAACGTCTGCCTCTCCTTCAAGGCCATGTCCGCGCTCGAGTTCTCGGTCGGCAAGGGCGGCGACTGGGTGGACGACGGCGCGGCGAAGGCGATGAACACGACTCGCGGGAAGATGTGCTCCCTCAAGGAGAGCGGCGTCGACATTGCCAAGCCGGCCGGCAGGGAGCAGGAGGCCATCGGCTTTTACGTTCAGACCCTGATCGACTATGCCATCAAGGGGATCATCGATCACTTTGATAAGGTCAAGAAGGACATCCTCGTCCCGGAGCCTATTCCGATCGTCGTATCCGGCGGGACCTCCCTGGCCATCGGCTTCATGGACGTCTTCAGGTCCGTGTTCGAGAAGCATCGCTCCCGCTTCCCGGTCCAGGTCTCCGAGGTTCGCCATGCTCGCGACCCGATGACCGCGGTGGCCAGCGGGCTTCTGGTTGTTGCCTCCATGGATGACTGAGGAGGAGCGGAGGAAGAAGGCCGACGAGCGCCGGGCGGAGTCCCGGCGCATCGCCGAGCGCCGGGTGTCGGCCGAGAAGCCCGAGACCCTGAAGCGCGCCCCTGCCCTCCGCCGGACGAGGAAGACGCGCCGGTATCACGACCGTCGCCGCGGCTAGCCTTGTAATCGCCCGGGAGTCGCACCATGAAGGAACTCCTCAAAGGTATCGCGAGCTTCGACCACATCCTGACGGAGGAGGACGCCCTTCGTCACAGCGGGGCTACGGTGGCCGCCGACGCCGTCTCGGACACGGTTCCTCCCGAGGCTCCCGCCCCGGCCCGGACCCCGGAGGTCCCCCCTCCCCCGCCGGCCGAGGAGACTCAGGCCGAGGAGACTCAGGCCGAGGGGACCCAGGCCGAGGGGATCCAGGCCGAGGAGGTTCAGCTCACGGACGAGGAGCTGGCCAAGAAGCTCGAGTCCGAGAACACCAAGGACGCCCTCATCGCCATGGCGGAGGCGGCCGACGTGGACTCGACCGGCGTCAAGGCCGAGATCGCCGCCCGCCTCGTCGCCCACTATCGTTCGCAGCAGTAGCGTCACTTCGGCCTCCAATCTTGGCCGCAAGACGTGAAGAACTTTTTGACATCACCGACCAAGAAGCGCCTCATTGAGGAGCTTCGCCAGATCCTGTACGCGCACCCGCGCTACAGGTCGGACTCGCAGAATGTTCAGAACAAGTTCGCCTTCAAGCAGCGTCCCCAGCGCGGAATCATAGTCAATAACGCGTCGGCCGACCGGGTCCGCCTGTCCGCCGACAACTATATCGGTCGTCTCTCCTCGTTCGTGATGCAGGCGATGGTCGGGAACCAGCCCGGGACCTCCGTCGAGTGGGTGATGGAGAACAAGTCCCTCCTCGAGCAGTACTCGCCGACGCGCGAGATCTTCCCTAGCCCGCCGGGCGTCTACCTGCTCGAGGTTCTTACATGTCCAGACGACGCGCGCGGCGTCCCGGGGACCTTCTCGGTCGAGCCCGTCCTAACCGTATCGGACGAGCTCCTCCTCATATTCGGTCAGGAGGCGCAGCTCTCCCGACAGGGCCTCTATGACGGCGCTCTCCGTCTCTGGATTGACGGAAGGCGGGCCCTCATCTCCGGCGTTGACTATAGCGTGGACTACGCGGATGGCCTCATCACTTTCCTGAAGCCCGTCCCCCCGGGAATCAACATCTACGCCGACTATCGCTACAGTCTCCCCGTCCGGTCCCCATACTACTTCAAGACGGACGCGGCAAACTATGAGGCCGTCCCCGGGGCCGTGATAGCCTTTGGCGACCGACACATCGTCGGCGACAAGCTCGCCGTAGTGGTTGGCCAGACCAGGGCCGAGACGGCCGACGTGTACGGGGGAAAGTTCGAGATAAGCTTCGAGCTCGTCTTGTTCACGAAGGACCCGGAGGACCGGGAGAGAATGGTCGACTACGTGGTTGCCTCCATCCTCGAGCGCCAGAACCAGCTCGGGTTCGACGGGCTCGAGCTCCTGGACGTCTCCCCCGGCGGCGAGACCGAGGAGGTCTACGTGGCCGAGATCGACGATTACTATTACGACGGCGCCGTGAGCGTAGGGATCCGCGTGGACTGGGAGGTCTACACGCCCCTCCCGGTCGAGGTCTTCCGCATTGAGACCGTGTCCCGGAGCCGCGAGCGAGAGTCCGACGTCCTCGGCGACAGCGGCGAGTCCGACCTCGTGCAGGCCAAGGGGCAACCCTGGGAGGTCACGGGTATCGCCGCTATCGGGAAGCGATCTCCGACTTACGAGCGCATGAAGTAACTTGGTAGGGTCTCTTGGAGGCCCAGATTCCTTCGTACGAGTACGCATGTGAGGCTTGCGAGGCCACGTTTGAGGAGCTCCACATCTCGGTGGCTGACACCAAGAGGTACGAGAGGGAGCACCCGTGCCCGGCGTGCCATCAGCCCTGCAAGCGGATCCCGTCGGCCACCAACTTCGCCTTCAAGGGCGTTGCCGGATCCGACCCTACCAGCGGCCGCTCCTCGTCCGGCTCCCACGACCTCGACTACCCGAGCCTCGACAAGGCCATTGGCAGGTCCGCGAACCGTCGATGGAAGGACTACCTCCCCAAGAAAGAGGCGCGCGACAGGGTGCGCCGGGAGACCGGGTCCGTGGCCATCATGGACACAAAGGACGGCCCGAGGCCGGCCGATGATGTGACGCTGAAGGGGCGGGAGGCCGGCCTGAGGATGTTCAAGGCCGCGAAGAAGGATGCCGGGGGTTAGCCCTCCATATCCATCGCTTCTTTCCGAGATCCCAGATCTTCCTGTATCCTTTCGCCTCCCGGAGTTGTGTCTCCGTCAGACCGGACGTCCTCTCCTCGCCTTTCTTCCGGAGGCCAGACTTGTGATACCTCCTGCCGCCCTTCGTCCAGTAATAGTCGGGCCTTATGTCACCATCGTGCCTGAAGCCAACCTTCTCGTACACGCCCCCTCCGAAGAGTCTGTTGTCGGAGAACGAGACAATGGACGGTGGCTCATGTCTCCGGACGAACTCGTGCATTAACTTGGACCATATCCCGTGAACCCGGAAGCCTGGATCGGAGGCCATGCGGACGAGCTCCCACGGGTGGGAGGATTGCCTGGTCGGCCTAGCGAAGGAGGCGGCTGCTATCACTTTGCCTTCCAGGACTACCGCCAGATGGACTCTGGCCCTGCACATTCCGATATAATGGTTCTCTTCGTATAGGCGTTCTACCGCTTTCGGATCGACCTCCTTTAGCTCGCATGCGCTCGGCCTGACGGATCTCGGTTTTCCTCTTCCGATCCTATTCTGAATAAGCTGCACTACCTTTTCTGGATTGTTCCTCCACTCGTCCTCGAATATCATGAGGAACTGGTGTCCGGACTTGATTGCGTTCAAGTATTTCCTATTGTCCCTCTCCCTCGAGTCAGGTGAACTATGCCACCTCAGGCCATTGAACTCGATCAATAATCTTTTCGACGGGACGGCCACGTCATATTTTAATCCGTTCACGTCCTCCTCCATGACCGCCTCGACGCCAAGACCGATAATCGCCTTCAATATCTCCCTCTGCGCCATTGATGACTTGTTCATGCCGCATCCACACGTCAGGGCTTTTCCGTTTCTGACGTTCCCCCATATCGGCCAGAACTCGTCCCCGCAGACCGCACATTTAGACCGGAACGGTCTTTCCGTGTGTTCTATGACCGTCAAGATTGTGAACGGGCTCGCTTTAGGAAGGTCTTCTTGCCTAATCGGTGTCCTCATATTTCTGATCTTGTCTTTGTTCCTTAGGTACCATTCGATCACCCCTCTCCGACAGTCGCCACATGACTTTGTGTATCCCTTTACAACGTTTCTGAAGACCGCCAACGTCTTGTTCCCGCAGTCGCATATCCACAACACCTTCCTGTTCGAGCCGGCGTGGAAGTTTTCCGGTTTTTGCATCCGGAGTCTCCCGAACTTTTCGGTTGCCAGTTTCTCGGCTGATATGAGATTGCAGTCTCCGCACGATTTTGTATCTCCTTTTGTCACCCACCCGATACTTGTCTCTATTGTCCTGCCGCAGTCGCAAGTCCATGCGACTATTTTTTCCGTCCCTTCGTGGAAGGCTGACGGGTTTTTCATCCGGAGCTTTCCATATTTCGTCTCCGAAAAATGTGATGCCGACAGGACGTTGCATCTACCGCACGTCTTGATTGATCCGCGCGTTACGTTGGCGACTGTCGCCACGCTCTCGCCTCCGCAGTCGCACATCCATTTCATCTTCTTGTGTGACGTCGGGTGGGTGTCGACTGGCTCCATCATACGGAGCTTCCCATATTTCGTAGAGATGAAGTGCGACGCCGGAAGAATGTTGCACCTGCCGCATGAGCCGGTTCTCCCTGTAGTTACCTGTCTCACCTTCAGGGAGGCCGTCTTACCGCACTCGCAGAGCCATTCTTCCGTTTTCCCGGACATCCTGTGCATGTCCTTCGGATCCTTCATCCGCAGCTTCCCGAACGACGTGCTGTTCCAGTAGGACTTCGGTAATAGCCCGCACTCCCCGCACGTCTTCGCATGACCGTTCTTGAACGACTTCCATTCCCTCAGGATGGAGGTTCTCCCGCAGGAGCAGTTGAATAGGACATGCTTTCTTGACCCGTCTGTTGGTAGACTCTGTCCTTTTACTGGGGTCAGCACAATGGGACCTTACACTAGGCTCTTCATATCTAGTCAGCTTGACTCGAGCGATGAGATTAATACTCAGACTTTTCTCTTCACATACTTGATACTGAAACCTCGATTTTTAGGTCTTTGCTCGAACGAGGAACTGAAATGACCATCGGACCCTTTACGACCTACGCACCACCGGGGGTATACACCCAGACCATTCTGGACCCCGTGGTGGGCCAGCTGCTCGGAGGGCTCCGCGTTCCGGTGCTCATCGGCGTCGGGCAAGAGACCCTGACCCAGACCGACGTGGAGATGATCCGCGGCTCGAGCTCCTTCGCGGACACGCCGATCTTCGGCGAGGATCCGACCGGACGCTGGGTGGTCGGCGGTGCCCCGAACAACCCGGTCCTCGGGTCGCAGGACGGCGGCCGCGCTGCCTTCCGTGTCAGGAACTATCCGATCGTCGACGGCGGCGGCACCGGCAAGGTGGACTACGACGTCTCGAAGGTCTCCGTCAGCGTGAACGGCCAGCAGACCGTGGTCTCTCAGGTCGACGGCCTGAACGGCATCATCACCCTGCTCGTCCCGCCCGCCCCGGGCGACAACGTCTCGGTCAACTACTTCTTTCACCGTAAGGACACGAGGATCGTCGACGGTGTGTCGTCCCAGGTGACCACGGGCGCCGCCATCCTGGTGGCCCCGAAGACCGAGCTCTACGTCATTCAGGCCGGCACTAACGACGTCCTCGAGGTGTTCGTCAACGACTCGGCGACCTCCGTCAACATCACCCTGACGGCCGGGACCCGCGCCGCCTCGGACATCGCGACCGACGTCATCGCGGCGGCCGTCCCCGGCCTCTCGGCGTCGGTGCACATCGACGCCGCCGGCCTCAGCCACGTCCAGCTCATCGCCTCCGGCAACGTCCGTGTCGGCTCCGGCACGGCGGACGGCGTCCTCGGCTTCAACCCCGGCGACAGCACCGGCCGCAACAAGTCCTTCCGCGTGTTCAACGGCCCGATCGTCGACGGCTCGGACGGCGGAATCACTACCACGGACACCTCCAAGGTTGTCGTGCTCGTCAACGGCCTCCAGGTCATTCCGGCCTCGGTCGACGGCGCCAACAGCAACGTGACTCTTCAGGCCGCCCCGTTCGACGGCTCGACCGTTACCGTCCAGTACTGGTTCAACACCTGGCAGGACACGTTCGACTATCTCCCGAACTCGAACGTCGTGTCGGTCGGGAACGTCGGCATTGCCCCCGGCCGCAGGGACTACCTGAACGGCCCGGACTTCACCATCGTCAACGACGGCGACCAGTCGAAGATCGTCTGGGGGACCTCGTGGCAGGTCCTCCCGGGCGAGACCACCGGCTCGACCCCGTTCGACTCGACCCAGGTTGTCGGCATGCTCGTGGACAACCGGATCTTCGGCGTTCCTGTCGCGCGCTACACAGACCCGACCACGAACGCCGTCTCTACGACCACATTCGTGCTCCCCCTCAAGGCTACGACCGGCAACGGCCGCGACACGCCCCTCGGGACCAGCCTGTACCAGACGATCACCAACGGCAGGATCGACCTCCCGACAAACCGCCCCGACCTCGTTACGGTGTACGTGGGCAAGTCGTTCCGCGATGCGTACTCGCGCCCGGCCGTCACGGTCCTCGACGTCGACTCGTCGACGAACCTGGTGACGCTCAAGACGCCGGTCCCCGCGGACCTGCAGGCCTTCGCGACGTTCTGGTACAACACTGTCCAGGACGACACCTATACCCTCACCGTGGTGACGCCAGGCCCGAGCGGCGTCGGCACGTACACGCTGTCCTCACAGCTCGCGAACGGCGCCCCGCTCTTCGGCGTGAAGTTCGGAACCAAGAACTCCCTGCCGCAGATCGTCCAATGGCCGTCGGGCTCTCAGAGCCTGCCGGACGCCCTCTACTTCGGCGGGAGCCCGGTTGCCGAGACCGTCACGGTCGGGTTCCATACCTCCCTCCTGCCGGCCACCCACGCGTCGTTCTCGAACGCGAACGCTGACCCGTACAGCATCTACAGCTACACCCGCCTGTTCGGCGGGGTCGTGATCGACGGCAACGCGCCGGTCTCGGTCGACCTCAGCGCTGCCTACAAGCCGGTCATGCTGGGCCAGCCGATCGCGACTCCGTTCACGGCACTACCGTCGACGGCCCGCCTTTCCGTCCAGGTCGACGGGATCATAGTTCTCGTCGATGTCTCAACTCTGACCTCCCTCTCTACCGTCGTCACGGCGATCAACGCTGCCATCGATGCGGACACCCAGGTTCACCCTGACGGAAGCGCCACCTTCCTCTCGAGCGCCCCCAACGCTCTTGCGTCGGCCGTCTCGTACGGCGCGCAGTCGATCCTCAAGATCGTCGGCCGCAGCACCCAGTCCGCCACCAACGGCCTCGTGTCGAACGTCAAGATCCAGACCCCGACCGGGTCCGGCCAGACGAACGCCGCGGTCGCCCTCGGCCTGACCCCGAACCTCGAGGTCGACGGCAGCTACAGCGCGATCAACCAGCCGGCGGAGCTCGTCGGCACCAAGCTCGGCGCGTACAACATCGTCCAGAACGTGAACGACCTGTTCCTGTTCGGCATCGACGGCCAGGACTACACGGCCGTCCTCCCGAACGGCACGGCCGTCCCGGTCGCCGCGGTGGTTAACTACGTCAACGCCGGGTACGCCGCGACCGCCCCGGCGGCCGGGCAAGCTGCCGCCCTGGCGGCCGCCATCACCTTCGCGAACGACATCAAGGCGAAGTACAATCTCCACATCCCCTTTCTGACATCTCACGGCTCTGCCGACTCGACGAACATTGTAACAGCGACGAACGCGACGACCCTGGCCTCCCTCCTAACCCTGTGTGCGGACATCAAGGCGAAGTTCAACGCGCACATCATCGACGTCGCGGCCGCCGTCCACAACTCGCCCGACGCGACGAACACCATCACCGAGACGGTCCCCACGGACCTCCCGTCGGCGATGCGGTTCCTCTACAACGTGTCCGTCCACTACGCGGGCCACATTGCGAACGCGGTCGTCCACAACGCTGCGGACGTCACCCACGTCCTGACGACGGCGAACGCGGTCCTCGTAGCGCGCGTCGGTCTCGGCATCCAGGCCGGCTTCGTGGTCCTGGACTCCCTGGTCAACGACGTCTCGTCCGTCGTGGCGATCTCCTCTCTTGGCTCGGCCAACTCGGTCCTCGGCTTCCAGCCGGGCTCCGTGACCCGCCTTCAGCCGAGCGCCTCGGACATTGCCTCGGCCCTGAACTACGCTTCGGCGTTCAACGCCCTCGGCGTGGCTTACAACATCCTCGCTCCGGGCCTCGGGAACTTCCTCTCGATAAGCTCGCGGACCGCGGGCTCGACCTCCACCATCTCCTTCACCAACGTCTCCAACTCGGCGTTCGTGACGGACACGGGCATCGGGATCGTCCCGGGCGTAAGCGGGGACTCCGGCGAGGCGGCCCAGTCTGGCTTCCAGGTCTCGAGCTCCACCCCGGGCGGCTCGTCCGGCATCGGCATCCCGGGCCAGACGTACACGGACGCCGTCACCGGCCTGCGCTTCACCGTCCTGCCGGCCTCGGCCGGCGACTACGCGGACGGCGGATCATTCACCCTGGTCTGCTCCTCCACCTTCGCGGCGGACGCCTCCATCCCGGTCCGCGCCGTCGACGGCCTCGAGATGACGGTGTTCAACACCCTCGGCATGGCCGTGGGGACCACCGCCCTGGTGACCACCTTCGAGAAGGGCGGCTCCGAGCCCGCCGTCGGAGACATCTACTACGCCAGCTACCAGTACGCGAAAACCGACCTGTCGACGCAGCTGTTCAGCAGCTCGAAGACGATCATCCAGAATTTCGGTAGCCAGACCCCGGACTTCCCGCTGTCGCTCGCCGCGGCCGTCGCCCAGAACAACGGCGCCGTCCTCGTCGGCCTCAAGCAGGTCCTCAAGGTCCCGGGCACGTCCCAGGCCTCGGTCGGCGCGTACAAGGCGGCGATCGACGAGCAGCGCAAGCCCATCCAGGGCTCCGTGAAGCCCGACGTGATCACGCCCCTCGGAACCGACCCGGAGATCTTCGGGTACCTGAACCAGCACTGCGTGTTCATGTCGTCCCCGCGCCAGGAGGGCGAGCGCATCGGCGTCGTCGGCCCGGCCGCCGGCACGAACCCGCTGGGCGTCACCTCGATCGCCCAGAGCCTGGCCTCCGAGCTCATGGTCGTCAGCTACCCCGACGCCTACGTGCTCTCGGTCCAGGACAACAGCGGAAACACGTTCGACCAGCTGGTGGACGCGACCTACATGGCCGCGGCCCTCGCCGGCGCCTCCTGCAACCCGTCCGTCGACGTCGCGACCCCCTGGACGCGCCGCCAGGTCTTCGGGTTCAAGAAGCTCGGGAGGGTCCTCGACCCGACCGAGGCGAACCAGGTGGCCGTCAACGGCGTGTCGATCATCGAGCAGGTCGACGCCGGGATGCGGGTCCGCCACGGCCTGACGACGAACGTCTCGAACGTGATCACGCGCACGCCCTCGGTGACGCTGACCATCCAGTTCGTCCAGCAGTCCATCCGTCGCGTCCTCGACCCGTACATCGGCCAGAAGTTCACGGGAGGTCTGATCAAGACTGTAGAGAGCGCCCTCGTCGGCCTCTTCTCGACCCTGATCGATCAGCAGATCGTGCAGAAGGTCGCCGGCATCGCGGTCTCCGTGGACGACAACGACCCGACCATCATGCGCACCGAGGCGATTTACGTGCCGGTATTCCCCCTGGAATATATAACCAGCACGATACAAGTCCGGATAAGGCTTTGATCTGAGATTGGAACGAGACCAAATGATGGACTGTAAAGTCCATCATGGTATGGACCATCTACTGTCATATTCATGTCGAATCCGGACGACGCTACGTAGGGCTCACGGCCCGTACCTGGCAAAGACGTTGGGGTCAGCATTTAACTCAATGTAAAGCATTGAGCAAGAAGGGTTGGTCTCATTTCGCGAACGCGTTGCGCGAATACGGGAAAGACGCGTTCGATCACGAGGTGCTCGCCACTTGCGACACTCTCGAGGCCGCGAACGCAGCCGAGCAGGAATGGATTTCCCACTTTGACACGACGAACCCGGAGAAGGGTTTCAACCTGAAAAAAGGTGGATTCCACACCCCGCACCCCGTCAGGAATCCATGGGATCGTCCCGAGTTTCGGGAGAAGATGATGCTTCGTGACATATCGCCCCTTTTAACTCCTGAGGCCCGCGAGAAGCAGAAGGCCTCTCTCCGCTCCCCGGAGTCGAGGGCCAAGCGCTCTGCCTTAACGAAGGCCGCCCTCGCCCGCCCCGAGACCGTCGAAAAGCGCGCTGTCGTCTATGCCGACCCGGCTTTCAAGGCTTCCATCTCCTCCACCCTCAAGGAGTCACTTTCCTCGCCCGACGCCCGGGCCCGCATGTCCGAGGCCTCTCGCGCCTCGTCCGCCCGTCCTGGCGTCAAGGAGAGGCGTGTGTCTGCCCTCCGTGAGGCCATGGCCTCCCCCGAGGTGCGGGCGAAGCTCTCGGCCTCCTCCAGGCGCGCATGGTCCGACCCGACCAAGATGACCGGCATGACCGGCCGCCGTCTTTCGGACGAGACGAAGGCCAAGATCTCCGCTGCCTCGACTGGGCGCCGCCACACGCCGGAGTCCGTGGAGCGTCAAAGAAAGCTTTATCTTTCTCGGAGCTCTGTGTGCTGTTTTTGTGACTCCTCCGTGGAGGGCAAACGAAGCTGTGTTCGCGGCCGTGTTTGCTGCCTTCCTTGCCGTTCCATGCAGGATCAGGGTCTCGTCTCGTTTCTCAGGCCGAACGGTTTTCTCGTCTTTTCCGAAATCTTGATCAAGAACGCTGAGCTCGTCAAGTGACGATGCGGGCGGCCCTCCGGGGGGCCGCCTCACGGCCTCAGGTGGGCGAGCTCCACGGCCGTGCCGTTCTCGTATCCTCTCGCCCAGGCCTCGGCCCCGCACTCGGGGTCGCACTTCCCGAGGACCTCGACCCACTCGTCCTGTCCGTCGCCGTCCTCGTCTATGGCGCGGACTGGCTCGTTCCCTGCCGTGCGCCAGACCTCTCGCCCTCCCTGATAGACCACTAGCTCGTCCCTGTGCTGCGACGGAAGACCGTCGCACTCGTAGGACCGGACGAAGTACATGATCTGTTCCGCCCTGGGCGCGGTGAAGGACCCTCGGACGGATGACTTAACCCAGGCTTTCGTGGCCCCTGGCGCGCACTCCGCCCTCTCTCCGGGAAAGGAGGCATGGACGACCTGCTCGGCCTCGCGCTCCGGGACCGCGTCCGGCTTTGCCTCGGCGTCCTCCCGCGCGAGGACGTACTCCGGCGCCGGCAGGGCCGTGACGGCCTCGGTCTGCCGCGCTGCGCACCCCGTCAGGGCCGTCAGTGTCAACGCCAGGATCGTCTTCTTCACGCGATCCCTTACGGGCCGTCCGGCCTGACCTACGTCAGAACGTCCGGTCGATCTCGAACCCGGCGTAGGCGACCGCCATCCCGAGGGTCGTGCCCTTGTCGACGACGATGTCGTAGACCTTCTCCGTGGAGAGGAACGGGATGGCGGCGGAGCTCACCTTGGTCAGCCCGGGCTGGCTCACGGACAGGGTGGCGACGCCGATCCCGCCGTCCGATATGTTTCGGACGACGACGAACCCTGTCCCGTTCGTGTCCCGCATGGCTACCGCAACCAGCTTGACGGACATGGAGGCCCCGCTCAGCTGGTATCCGGCCGGGTTGAAGGCTTGACCGCCGATGGACGCTGGGTTGCCTCCGCCCGGCATGGTGAACCCTCCCGCGAAGATGGGAAGGGTCTCCTTGTAGAGCTGGCCTGGGGCGAACCCTAGTCCGCGCGGTCCGGCCGTCCCGGCCCCGCCGGTCGGCCCGACGTTTCCTCTGGGGCCCGTTGGGCCCAGAGGGCCGGTCGGTCCCGGTATGCCTGCTCCGGTCGGCCCCCTCGGCCCCGTTGGGCCGGTCGGCCCCTGTGGCCCCTGTGGCCCCTGGATCCCGAGAGGGCCCGTTGGGCCCTGAATCCCTCCGGGACCGGTGGTTCCCGGGGACCCCTGGAAGCCGCGGACGCCAGTCGGGCCCTGTGGTCCCGTCGATCCCTGCTGCCCCGCCTGTCCTGTCGGGCCCGGAGGGCCGCCGAACGGCCCTGTGGCCCCGGCGGGCCCGGTCGGGCCCTGCTGCCCCTGGTTTCCTGCCCCGCCTTGCTTTCCGACCGGGCCCACGGGGCCGACCGGCCCCATGAACTGTAGGAGGAGCGGGTCGCGGGTCCCAACCTGGACGAGCCGGATGCCGAAAGAGTAAGCGTAGAGCGCCGTGAACGGCTGCGTGACCTCGGACAGCGTGATCTGGCTGAGGAACCAGAGCTTCGGGTCGAGCCCGAGCGTCGCGTAGACCTGGGCGAAGACCTCCGGCTTGTTCACCTCCGTGAGGGGGTTCGCGAGGATGAAGTCGGTGTTCAGTAGGACGTACGCGGCCACGACATTGCTGGCGTCCGACGGAAGTTTTTCTGTGCCTACGGTGAACGTCATCGGGTGACGCTACCGCCTCCAAAAAGGCGAACATCATCGGTCTTTTGGCGCCCACTTCGATCCCGGTTTTCTCGGGACCAGCCGCGAGCCCGGGGCCTCTACCTCCCGTAGCTCCTCCTCGAGCTCGGTCAGCTCCTTCTCCGCGTACAGGAAGTCCGAGACTCTCCTTCTGAGCGCCATACGGTAATCGTGGTTCACTCCCGCCTCTTCGAGCAGGAGGATTCTCTCCAGGTCGTGACATTCCACGGCCTTCGACTTGACCGTCCTCACGGCCTCCTCGAGCTCCTTCTTCACGTCCGTGTCCCTCCGGTGGGCATCGCACTCTGGGTCGTCGCAGACGTGGCTTACCGTTCCGCACTTCGGGCACCAGCTTTGGCACCCGTGGCAGCCGACGGGCCCGGGACAGCTCTCCCGGAGCTCGTCGACTATCAGCTGGGCGATGTACTCGTCCGTCAGTTCATCCTCGAGAGGATTGCCTTCGTGGCCCGGGGCGGGAACGACGTTTGCTCTTCCTCGGTCTTGAACGGGGCTGTCAGCACTTCGCTGCTCTCGACCTCCACGGAGGCCATCAGCTGCTTCCCCTCGTCCAGGAAGACTCGGACTACAACTTCCAGGTGCTGTAGTCCCTCCACGGTCCCCATCCCCAGGTAAACGCAGTCCGTCTTCGTCGTCTCCTGGAGGACGACCGGCATCCCGCGGAGGAGTTTCCCCAGCTGGGCTGACATCTCGAGCCTCATTAGTTTTGCCGCCACTCTGTTTTCCATCTCGGCGGGTAGAGTACGCCGGCCCCAATTTTCGGGGCCGGACCACCTCCTTTAGGCTTGTTTTGCCCCCTACGCGCATGAGTTTGACCAGGCGGATAGCTGCCTACCTCGGTGCCCTCCCCGCAGCGGAGTATAAGGTCTCCGATGCCGCCGCCGGCGTGGTGAACTACCTCCTGGACTCGTACTTCCAGAAGGTTGACCTCCGCAACCAAGCGTCGAGGGCGAACGACCGGCATGTTCCGCACGACCTCAGCTCCTACGTCAAGGAGCTATGGCTCGGGTGCGAGATCCACCACTGCCTCAGCCTCTCCCAGTCCTACCCCGCGTACTCCAAGAGCCTAAACGCGTGGGCCTTCTCCCGCCTCTTCACGTCCTTCTCCGGGCCCGGCGCCCAGTATGACATCGTGCCGTTCATCGAGCAGTACGAGTTCAAGGAGATAGTCAAGGGCGAGTACAAGATCGAGTCCGAGCAGCTGAACATCAGCCTGACCCAGAGCGCGACCGTTCCCGTCTACGGGACGTTCTTCGTCGTCCACCGGGTGACGGGCGCGAAGTTCGTCGTCAGCTTCGACTTCTGCTTCTACCGCAACGGCTGCTCCGTAGCCGTCCTCGCCGCCCCTGGCGCCCAGGCCGAGGCCGAGCAGTTCTACGTCGACCTGCACGCCTCGATGCGGGCGAACGACATATACCTGAACAAGTGCCTGACATTCAACAAGGGGCACCTTGACTTCTTCGGCATCAAGCCGACGTCCTGGGAGGACGTCATCCTCAAGGACGACAAGAAGAGCGACATTCGCGACAACACGGTTGGCGTCCTCTCGAACATGGCCGTCCTTGCCTCCGTGGCCATGGTCCCAAACCGGAACATCCTGCTCATCTCGCCTCCCGGCATGGCGAAGACGACGATGTTCCGCGCCACCTCGGAGGAGATCGAGGGCAAGGCCACCAGGATCTGGTGCACTGGCAAGTCCATCCTCTACCCCGACCACGTGACGGCGATGTTCGAGGCGGCGCGCGCGCTCGCCCCCTGCATTGTCTTCATCGAGGACATGGACCTGTTCGGCGGCGACCGCAGCATGTCGGGCCGCGACAACTCCCTCCTCAACGAGTTCCTCGCCCAGCTCGACGGCGCGCAGGCGAACTCCGGGATCGTCGTGATGGCCAGCACCAATGACATCGAGTCGATGGACGAGGCCCTCATCAACCGTCCCGGCCGCTTCCACGTCAAGGTGATGATCCCCTTCCCGGACGCCGCGGACCGGCGCCTCATGCTCCGAAAGTTCATGGCCGCCCTGAACGTTGTGCCGGACCAGTCCGTCACCCCCGACGTGATCAAGTCGGTCATCGACATGTGCGAGGGCTTCACCGGCGACTACGTGAAGTCGGTCGTCGAGGCCGCCGTCATCCGCGCCGTGGCCGCGGGCCGCGCCGTGAACGGGCGCGTCGGGGTCTCCACGGAGGACCTGATGGCCGCCATGGACCAGGCTCTCGCCAACTTCAAGATCGGCAAGAAGGCGAAGAAGCACATTCGCGCGGACGTCGAGATCGACAACGTCGCCCAGGCCGTCGGTTGATAGCCCGTTGATTTGCGGAGAGGACTAGAGAATCATGGACAAGGAAACCGTCGTCAAGAACCTGCTGGCCTCATCCCGCCGTCTCGCCGAGATGGACCCGCAGGACGAGGCTGTCGCCCGCACCGTCGCCGAGATGGGCGAGCACGCCAAGCTGCTCGGCGAGCTCGCCTCGAAGGACAAGTCGAGCCCCTGGGGCGCGAAGTCCATGAAGGACGACATCGACGCCATTGGCGACCAGATCAAGCGCCTGAAGGCCGCCGCCGCCATCCCGGCCGCGAACTACCGCCGCATGTTCGACATCCTCTCCTCCATGGAGCAGGTCTGGGCCGTCGCCGCCCGCCCGCAGAACGCTTCCGTCCGTCCGAAGGTCGCCTCCATGATGAAGAAGATCGCCGGCGTCTTCGCCGAGGTCGACACGGTCCAGGACCTGGACAAGCCTCTCGACGCGATCGAGAAGGCCATCCACTCGCTGTACGGCGACCAATCCTCCAACAACACTTATTACTTCGATCGCCGCGGCAAGGGCCACCACAAGGGCGAGTGAATCGCCCCGAGGTTTGAACATGGACGAGGTCTCTCCTCAGAATGAGACCCGCCTGTGTTCCCTCTGTGGCCCGCGGTTGGGCCTGAAGCCTCTTTCCGCCTTCTCAAGACACAAAAGGGGCCGAGGAGGGTTTGATTCTCGTTGTAGGGATTGCAAATCCTCTGTCTTCGCTGCCTGGCGGTCGGCTCCGGCTAAGAAGCGGTTACACACTCTCACGGGCCGCCGATACCGTGAGTCTATAAAGCGATTTATTGACGGGCTTAAATCGGAGCCGTGCAAAGATTGCGGGACAAAGTACCCGCCACCTCTGATGGAGTTTGATCATCTAACGGAGAAGATCCTCTCCGTGAGCATGCTCCAGAAGCAAAAGTGGTGTGAAAAGAAGATACTGTCTGAGGTCGCGAAATGCGACCTTGTGTGCATTGGTTGCCATAGATTGCGTACTGAGGCAAGGTTCTCGCCACCTAAAGAACCGGAAAGCCTTCGAGAGCGTCGACGACAAGAACGTGTGGCAGCGGCCCGGAAATGCGTTTTGTCCGCGAAGGATCATCCCTGTTCTCGCTGCAACGGTCGGTTTGTTGCTTGTCAGATGGACTTCGACCATAGACCTGGGACCCGAAAGGAATGCGCTGTCTCGACTCTCGTCGGGAGGGGCATATCTGTTCGTAAACTACTGGAAGAGATCGTGAAGTGCGATCTCTTGTGTGCCTGGTGTCATCGACTGATAACCATTGAGCGGGAACTCCATGAAGAAGCAGCCTAGCTTGGTCCCCGGACCTGCCTTTCACTTGGAAGGTGACGGACAGTGGGACGTTCAGGAACTTCCTGAATTTGTTCTCAACGATGCCTCTTATGTTGGAGAAATCAAAATAGACGGTTATCCAGCTGTGGTGTTTGAGACCTCCGCAGGAGACCAATGGAGCCAGAAGGCCCCCGGCACGCCAGCCCCGAAGGGCGACGAGGCCTCCGCGTCGCTGTCCCAGACCGCCTTCGAGCGCATGGCCTGCCGTCTCGTCTCCCGAATGTAGTGTCTGGCCATGTCGTTCAAGTTCCGGGCCGCCCAGGCTTCAGCCGGCCACTACGTCCTGCCCAAGACCGCCGGGATGAGGGTGGACGCCCATGCGTTCCTCTCCGAGGCCCTGTACGACGCCTCTGAGGAAGAGATGTGGAGGCAGCTCTCGGCCGCCGCCTCCTACGAGGGCGTGACCGGCGCGTACGCGATGCCGGATTGCCACCTCGGCTATGGCGTCCCCGTCGGGTGCGTCGTCGTCACGGACGACGTCATCATCCAGGCGGCCTCCGGCTATGACATCTCCTGCGGGGTCCTCTATATGAGGACCGGCCTCACGGCCGCGGACGTCGTGGACCCTGGGAAACGCCGTCTCTGGATGGACGAGGTGGAGAAGCGCATCGCCACCGGCGTTGGCTCGAGCCGTCCGGACCTCATGCCGAGGTTCTCCGCGAAGAAGGGGGAGGAGGTCCTCCGCTATGGGGCCAGGGCCCTCGGCGTTCGCGCGGACCTCTGCGAGCGCCAGCATATACCCATCCCGGACGACCTCGACCTCGACCTGATCGAGAAAGCTCGCTCAAAGGTGTCCGACCAGCTCGGGTCCGTGGGCGGCGGAAACCACTTTGTGGAGATGCAGGTTGACGCCGAGTCGGGCGAGGTCTTCGTCATGGTCCACTGCGGCTCGCGCGGCTATGGCTGGCAGACCGCAAACCATTTTTTCTTCGAGGGGGCTAAGCTTCGCGGTATCGCCCGGAACCGTCGTGAGGACTCGTGGCTTCGATATGACGAGCCCCTCGGAAAGGAATATTGGGCCTACCATAACTCGGCGGCCAACTTCGCCGTCGCGAACCGTCACATCATCGCGGAGGGAGTCGTGGACTCACTCCAGGAGGTGTTCGGCGTCGGCGCTGAGCTCTTCTACGAGATCTCCCACAACCTGGTCCAGCAGGAGACTCTCGTCCTCCCGGACGGGACCACCAAGCGCGGGTTCGTGCACCGAAAGGGCGCGACACGGGCCTTCCCCTCCGGCCACCCGGACCTCGTCGGGACCGTATGGGAGAAAACCGGCCATCCGTGCCTCATCCCGGGCTCCATGTACCATGGGGCTGCCGTCCTCTTCGCGGAGCCCGGCGCCCACGTGTCCGCCTGCTCGGTGAACCACGGCTCCGGGCGCGTTCTCGGCCGTGGCGCTGCGAAGCGCCAGCTCGAGCCTCTCCAGGACGAGATCAACGACGAGATGCGGGATGTTCGCCGGACGTTCGGCGGTGTTGAGGTAAGGGGTATCCTGACCAACACGCGCGACGTTGTCCTCGACGAGTGCGGTCATGTTTACAAGGACCTGGACGCCGTCCTCGACACCCTCGTGTCCGCCGGCATAGCCAAGGTCTCCCGTAGGATGTACCCGGTCGCCAACATAAAAGGTATTGACTAACTCTTTTCTTCTGGATCTCGGAGCTGATGTCTACTATAGGAGTTTTTGGATGCCGTGTTCCCGGGCATGCCGATCTTTTCAAGAAATGGGACAAGCTTGCACACTTCATAGTCAGGAAGAACCTTTGGCGTCTCAGGTTCTGGTTTGACTACGACGAGCTCATGAACCATGCTCGCCAGGGCTTGTGGCGCGCGCACGAGACCTACGACCCGAACAACGGGGCCAACTTTCAGACCTACGCGCGCCGTGTGATGACGAACGCTTTCAACGCCCTCCACCATTACTCCCAAGCGAACATGCGGCGGGATCGCTACAAGTCGGTCAGCGTGGACGACGACGCCGGGGACCTCCACCTGTCGAGCGACTCCATACCGGCCGACGTGAAGATGATGGCGGACGAGGAGGCCGTCCTCGTCCGGACGGCCTTGTCCGAGCTCAAACCTCGTGACAAGAGAGTGATCATGGACCGTCTCATCAAGGAGAAGACGCTTGAGGTTGTCGGCGCTGAACTTGGCTTGACCAGGGAGCGGGTTCGTCAGATAGAGAAGGCCGCTCTTGTCAGGATATCCTTCTCTCTCGAGAGATCCTTCCCCCTAAGGAGGGTGTCTAAGCCTTCCCTCAAGATCCGGACGGGACGGCTTTCGAGGACCTGAAATAGGGGCTCGAGGACGTGTATGACGGCATGAAGTCCCGGTCGCAGACGGGGTCGCCGTCCGAGTCGCGGGGCCCGTGCTCGTAGCACTCCTCGCGGTATTCCCTCTGCTTCTCGACCCTGACGTTGGCGACGTGGATGAGGACGAGGAATACGCCGACTGCGGCCAGGACGCCGACCAGCATCCAGCGTAGCCACCACCCGATGATGTTCCCGTCTCGTTCTCTGTCGTATCCGCCGTTTGCCATGTCGTGCTTTACGGGGACCTGACCCCCACTTACGTTGGCCCGCTTCGGCGCATTCGGTCCCTCATGTGGACCCGCAGCCTCGAGCAGTTGGCGCACACTAGGTCGGATCTGCCTATCTCTTCCATGATTCTGTCGATCGACAGATGCAGCATCTGCGCCATCGGCACTCTTCGCCCTCCCCCCTTTCTGAGGACGTCGACCTGGCACGAGTGGTATTTATGTCCACAGTCCTTGCAAGGCCTCTTCGCCTTCTCTCGGTCGAGAATACTCCTAGCCTCGAACCTTCGGCGGGCCATATTTTTCGCATTCGTGAGTTTCGGGTCAAACATGGTTCTGTCTCCATACCCAGCGTTTCTTCCCGAGGTCCCAGATCTTCCTGTATCCCTGGGCCTCACGGAGCTCGCGCTCCGTGAGCCCGGACGTCCTCTCGGCGCCTTTTTTCCTGAGGCCGGACTTATGATACCGCTTCTTTGACCTCGTCCAATAATAGTCCGGCGCCACTTCGCCGTCATACTCGAACCCGATTTTCTCGTACACCCCTCCGGAGAAGAGACGGTTGTCGGAGAACGAGACGATGGAGGTGGGCGAGTGCTCGCGGATGAAGACTGTCAGAACCTTAGACCAGATCCCGTGCACCCGCACGTCGGGGACGGACGCCATCCGGAGGAGCTCCCACGGATGGGAGGACTGGCGAGTCGGGTGTGAGAAAGAGGCGCAAGCGACCAGGCGGCCGTCCAGGAACGCCCCATAGCTAACCTTAGACCTACATGGGCCTATGTAATGGTTCGCCGTGTGGAACGCGTTCGCCTCCCCGGCCCTCACCTCCCTCACCTCGCATTTCGCCGGTCTGATGCTTCTCCTCGGCCGCGTCAGCCCGACTCTGTTCCTTATCAGCGTCATGACTGACTCCCTCTTTGTTCTCCATTCGTCCTCGAAGACGGCGATATATGAAAAACCGGCCCTGATGGCCTCCTCGTACTTCCTTACATCCCTCTCCTTGGCTCCCGACATTGAGTGCCATTTTAGTCCGTTGAACTCGACCAGTAGGTTCGCGGATGGTATGAATACGTCGTACCTCCATGGACCGGCCTGGTGCTCCAGGAGCGCCTCGACCCCCTCTTTCCGCAGCTCCTCCGCTATGGCCACGGCCGGCGCCGACGTGTGGACGGAGGCACACCCGCAGGTCAGAGACCCTCCGGACCTTATTTCGTGAAAGTTTGTCGAGTGCTCCTTGCCGCATAGCATGCACTCGACTCGGACTTTATGTCCGACGTTCTTCATCTCCTCGAGTACGTTTATTCCTCCCAGGAGCTTTCCGGCCGGCACAGGACACCGGAGGGAACGGATGGCCTCTCGGTTTGTCTCATACCAGAGGACCACCTTCTCTCTGCATTTCCCGCAGGATGAAGTTCTTCCCTTCACCACTGAGCTTATCTGCACGCTCTTCTCGTTCCCGCAGTCGCACACCCAGTCTTCCATGATCTCCGAGACGGGGAACACGTCCTTCGGGACCTTCATTCGGAGCTTTCCGAACTTCCTTCCTCCCATCTCCTCTTCCTTAATGACCTTGCACGTCCCGCATGACGTCTTTAGGCGGAGGACTGCCTTTCTGAACTGTGTCTCAAACTCTTTCCCACATCTGCAGAGGAATGTCCCAAGACGGGTCGTCCTTTCGTGCACAGTTCTCTCTTCCCCGACATAGACGATTCCCCCTATCGTCTCCCCGGTCCGGAACGTTCGCAGGTCGCACTCACCGCACGTCCCTTTCTCCCTTGAAAAACGACTAAACTTTCTCGAATACTCACGTCCGCATTTGCATAGGAACGTGATCATGGCCGACGTCCCTTGGCTCCATGAGCTCGGGAGACCCCTATTTACTATCTCCGGTATTTCCTTCATCCACTCGTCGGCGCTCTTTTTCTCGAACTCCCTCTGGTTTTTTCTGGCCTTTCTTATCACCTCTTTCATCAGGCAGCCGCAGCTTCTGACAGACCCGTTCACCACGTTCAAAAGCTTTATTCTCTTCTGACGACCACATCTGCATTCCCACTTCACATGGTCGGTCATGCGGCCGATAGACTCAACCTCGGTTGTTAGCGTCAAGTCTGAATAGCTGCGCCCTCCTTCTCTCTTCCATCTTTCGAGCATGCATTTTCCGCATGTCTTCGACTGCCCGGACGGATAACTATTCCATCTCGTTCTGAACTTTCGGCCACACCCGCAAAGGAACTCGATTCTCTTGTGTGACTTGCTGTTTTTTGGATGTTCTTCCTGCGGGATCATACTAGTACTATCGTACATTAAAGGCTGTTTATCGTATGTGCGAGTATGTCAAGAGACGCTGCAGATAGCTACATTTATCGCGTCGGAAGTAGCCCGAACACCCGGGTTGCCATATCCCAGAAGAATCGCGTTTTCTCTCGTCCGTACACGGTCAACCAGCCGTCGGACAAGCAGATCGGCGTTCTCTCGACCTTCGACTATACCGAGTCGAGGGCCATAGACCCCGTACGCGGGGTAGGTTTCGGAGATAAGATCCAAGAACTTGTCCCGAACGTGACAGAGCCTATGGCCATCACGCTGAACCGGACCCTCCTGTATACGGCCGGCATCATGCAGGAGGTCGGGTACCGCGGCGGCGTCGACGGCCTCGTCCGCTCGCTCCGTCAGCACCGCTGGCCATTCGACCTCCGCTCCGAGCTCGTGTTCTCCGAGCTCGTGACGAACCGCGACCAGGCCGCCATCCTCGTCAAGACCCCGGCGACGGACGACCCGAATTATGCCCTTGTCACGTTCTTCGAGGCATGCTGGCTAAATCAAATCTCGGCGAGCTTTCCCTCGGACTCTGCTATAATCATGGAGGACGCGTCCGCGATGGCGACAGATGTGTCCGATGGGTCCAGTTTCTATGGGAACTCGCCAGATTCCTATGGACCGCAGCTGGACTCGGGGAATAATCCAATCCTCAAGCCAGGCTCTGGTAGCAGGCTATATGGGTGATCTAGGACCCATGCTATAGTCTGGTAGGGTTCCTTCATGAAGAAGGAACCTGTTTGGACTATTTACTGTCACACCCACCCTGATTCAGGCCGACGTTATGTCGGCCTGACTCGGAAGACCATGTTGAAGCGCTGGAATCGTCATGTTTATGACGCTCTGCGTATTCGTTATCGGACTAACCATTTCCATAATTCCATCCGGAAGTATGGAAAAGATGCCTTCGATCATCAGATTCTTCAGGTCTGCGAGACACTCGAGGAGGCGAACGCGGCTGAGCAAGAATGGATAGCCCGCTTCGATTTGATGAACCCGGAGAAAGGGTTCAACATCAAGAAAGGCGGCTTCCATGTTCCTCACCCCGTATCTAATCATTACCGTTCCGATCCCGAATATGTCGAATCTCAGCGTCTTGCAGCCGAGGAGCGATGGAAGGACCCTGAGTATCAAGCCAAGACCTTGACCGCGATCCAGGATGCCATCCGGACTCCCGAAGTCCGGAAGAAGCTCTCCGACTCCGTCTCCGACCTCTGGAAGGACCCGAACTACCGCGAGAAGCAGCATTCCGCCCTGAAGGAGTCCGCTGCCCGTCCTGCCGTCCGTCAGAAGCTCCGCGACAACTGGAACGATCCGTCCTTCCGTGAGCGCTGCTCCGCCGGACCTCGCGCCCACGCTGCCGCGTCGGCCGCCGCAACGCATTGTAAGCGCGGCCATGAGTTCACTCCGGAGAACACGGCCTTAGGACGTGACGGCTCAAGGGAGTGCAAGGCCTGCAACTATGCCCGGAAGAAGGCCGCGAAGACCTCATGTCCGAAGGGGCACCCCTACTCGGACGACAACGTTCTCTTGAGTAAGGCCGGGCGCCGGATTTGCTCGATATGCCTCGCTGCGTCGAAGGTAAAGCTTCCGTGCCGGGTTTGCGGGGTCCCGAAGGACATGCTGGTGTCCGGGAGGATGCGGTGTCGCCCCTGCGATAACCGTCGTGCCCTGGAGAGTCGTAGACGTTCTTCCTTTCCGGTAGCACTTCCTGAAGATAGCCAACCGGCTCGTGGCGGCTGAAGAAGACCCGGTGGGAGAACCGGGTCTTGTCCCGAATCCTTTTCCCGGATCCAAGGTAGGTTATCCTGTCTACCACGGCTCCAGGTCCAAGTCCGTCAAGAAGTTCCGGCGCCCCGACAACGGAGTTTGGTTCGCCGGGAGGCAGGGATGGGTTGACGACCTTTATACGGCAGACGGGAAGGGGGAGGTTCTGACCTGCTGGATCAACGTTCAGAACCCGTACACGCCTACCGAAGAAGAAAACGACTGGTACTACGGGGACATGGACAGGATCAGCGAGGAGGGTTTCTTCAAAAAGCTTGAGGAAGAGGGGTATGACGCCTACCTTCAAGGAGGGGACTCAGACTCGATAGCCGTTTTCTCCAAGGCGGAGGTTGTCAACGCTCTCACTGGTGAGAGAATGTGACGGTATCGTCCTCTTCATGGACGAAGACATCCTGGCCGAGCTGGACCGTCAGCTCACGAACGTCAACCTCGACAAGTACTGGGTCCGGAAGGTCGGGGACTTCGAGCTCTGGCTTACCACCATCGACTACACCCAGTCGAACCGAGTGAAGAAGGTCCTCGAGGGCGAGTTCGGCCTCGAGGAGGCCAAGCGCGTAACCCTGTCGGCCGCCATCGTCGGCGTGAACGGGAGCGACCTGCGCCCCCTCCGCGCCGCGGGGAAGACCATCAAGGTCCGCGGCAGGGACGGGAAGAGCAACGAGCTCGTGGACCTTCCGGAGGTCATCTACCGCAAGATCGCGAACTGGGACGCCGAGTTCATCGACGTGGTCTTCGAGGTCTACTCCGACATCATGGAGAGCCACAAGAAGGACCTCGTCAAGGACATCGTCTTCGAGAACGCGAAGAGCCCGGAGGCGGAGCTCGAGGAGCTCGAGGAGAGGGCCGCCGCGCTCCGTGAGCGCCTCGGCAAGCCGCCCCTGATCGAGGCACAGCGCCTGGACCTCGGGGACGAGCCCCGGGCCGACGACGCCGGGTCCTCCGTCCCGACGGAGGAGGAGCTCGAGGGTCTCGCCCCGGCCGCCCGGGACGAGGGGTCGTCCAGGGAGCCCGTCTCGTTCGACGGCGCGGAGGAGGACTTCGACCCGTTCGCGCACGTGAAGGCCATGCGCGCCCAGCAGGCCCCTCCGGAGCCGCAGGCTCCGGCCTTCGTCACCCCGTCCGCACCGCCGCCGGTCCCCGTCCCGGTCCCTTCGGCCCCGACGTCCTCGGCCCCGAGCGCCATCGAGGCGGCCCTCGCCCAGCGCCGCACTTCCGCTCCCATCTCCGGGGCCGCCCCGACCATGGTCCGCCCGGCGGTCAGGGCCCACGCGGCCCAGCCCTCTGTCCCCTCCGAGGTCCTGGAAAAGGGCGCCGCCCGCGTCGTGGTCGACCCTCCGAGGGTGAACCCGAACCCGGCCGGCCAGAGCAAGAACCCGAGGTTCCGGAACGCCGGCCTCCGCTGACGGCCTATGTCCGATGAGGCCTCGACCCAGCGCGTCCAGATCAGCGTCCCGGACAACTATCGTCCGGTCGACGACGACGAGATCTGGTCCGACCTCGAGGCCTACCTATACCAGGGCTTCCTGACGAGCTCTGCCCACATTCTAGGCAAAACGTTCGTCTTCAAGACCATCAACCATCACGAGCTGCGGTATGTCTCCTACCTCAGGCCTCTGAAGACTGCCCCGTCGGAGACGCAGTCCCTCCACCGCTCGGCCCTCATCTCCAACAGCGTCTTCATGATCGACGGGGAGAACCTGCTTCCGGACCGTCACCGTAAGACCGCCCGTCTCCTCAAGGTCGTCTCCAAGCTTCCAGCGGCCGCCCAGGACTCCATTGTCGAGTCCCTCGCAGCCCTTAACGAGAAGGCGGCCCGCCTCCGTCCTCTGGTCGAGGTGTTCGTCCACGAGTCCAGGTCCCGCTTTCGCTGGATGCACAGCTCCGGGTCCCCGGTCCACGCTCCCCTGAACACAGGGGTTCACGGGACGGACGAGATCGGAATGAACTACTGTCAGCAGTCCTGGACCGCCCTCAACCGTCTTCTTGACGTCAAGGAGCAGATGGAGCGGGACTGGACCAACGCGAAGTTCGTTGGCTCCTGCTTCGCCGGGAAGGGCGTCCGGTCCGTCGACGAGAAGGACAAGGCCCGTGCGGCGCGGGAGAAGGCCGAGCTCGAGGAGCTCAAGATCAAGGTCCTGCACGGCTACCTGAACCGCACCCCCGGCGAGTTCAAGGAGCCCGAAGTCTTCCTCCCGGACGGCAGGAAGGCCGTCGTCGTCGGCCGTTTCCGCGCCGACAGCGCCCAGGAGCTCGCCGACCAGATGTCGGCCGTCCTGAACGAGGAGAAGGACCATCACGACTTGGTCGTCGAGGCGAAGATGCGCCAGATCCGGGAGCGCGCGGAGTCCATGGACGACTCCCGGCAGAGGATATACTATGCCCCGCAGTTCGTGGACAAGGGCGTCCCGGTCTCCGGCTCCTCCCGCGTCCTTGGCGGGAAGGCGGACGCCGACGCCCTTCTGGCCCGCATTCGGGGTCTCCAGCGGGACCAGATGGTCAGGCACCACCGTCAGATCGACGGGCCGGACGCAGAGAACTCCGATGACGGCCCGGGGGTGGAGTGACCTGAATGCCCACTAACAAGGAGACACTCACCACAAAGGTTCTCGTAAAGCCCGAGTGGGACCGCCAAGCCCTCAAGAAGATGGAGAAGGACTTCGGGGGCGTCACGAAGCGCCTGGCGTCCATGAAGACGGATTGGGCTGGCATCTCCAAGAGCTCCGGGTCCGCCGTGGCCGAGATAGCCAAGATCTCCAAGGCCGCGGCCGCCATGTCCGGCAGCCTCTCCGACGCGACCAAGAAGTCGGTCAAGGAGATGGCCGCCCTGGCGAAGCAGCTCCAGGAGGCCAAGAAGAGGGCCGAGGAGCTGAAGCGGAAGGCCTCCACGGCGACGGACCCGCGCGAGAGGGCCTCCGCCTCGTCCGCGGCGAGCGACGCCGAGAAGCAGATGATGGGCCTCACCCGTCAGCTTAAGGAGAGCCAGAAGGCCGAGAAGGCCAGCATAAACGAGATCAAGCAGAGCATCAAGGCCCGCAAGCTCGAGCGCGAGCAGCTCAAGAAGGCGGCGGCCTACACGGGGAAGGACTTCCGCAAGGAGTTCGCCTCCTCGTTCAGCCGGGCCCGGACCGGCGGCGTCAAGGGCGCCCTGTCCGGCATCCACGGCGGAGTCAAGTCGGGGTCCAAGTACTCTTCCGGCGTCAGTGCTCGGGCCCAGCTCTCCGGAGAGGGTGGCGGGGCAGCGGCGCTCGCGAAGTTCGCTCCTGTGCTCTCCGGCCTTGCTGTCGGGTTCGCTGCCCTCATCGGCTTTATTGCTAAGGCCAGCTCCGCCATCACCGGCATGAACAAGGCCCTGATCAATGGGTCCGGCACGGCCAACGACTTCACCACGAAGACCGGCGCCTACACGACCGCCATCGACGACCTGAGGAAGAGCACGAAGGACGCCTCGCTCCATCTGCTCAAGATGGGCGGGAACGTCGAGATGACGGGCAAGATCGTCAACTCGTACATGAAGGACGCCTCGGGCTCCATTATGAAAACGCGCGACGCCATGACCGCCCTCGGGGAGGGAGACACGGCGAAGGGCATCGAGGTCCTCGCGAAGAACGCCATGGCCTATGGCAAGGCCCTCGGGATGGAGGTCACCGACGTCGCCGGCATGATGGGGAAGATGGAGAGCGAGGTCGGCCTCGGCGCCCGCCAGACCCAGAACATCATGAGCAACATTGTCAAGGCGGCCGCCACCTCGAACATGCCCGTGTCCAAGTTCATGGACATCTTCCGGGCGACGACGCCCGCCCTCGAGCTCTACACGAACCGGATGGAGGAGCTCACCGGCGTCATCAAGATGCTATCTAAGAACATGTCCGCCGAGGACGTGAAGAAGTATATGGAGGCCTTCAAGGGTTTCAAAGGCCAGTCCTTTCTCGAGCGCGTCCAGCACGTTCTCGTGGCCGGCATCGGCAAGACCGACAAGATCCTGGCCGAGGGCTTCTCCAAGAAGGCCGACACGCTCGCGGTCTCCCTGAACGACCAGGTCGGCGAGGGGCTCGGCGACAAGTTCGCGGCCGCCTTCAAGAAGGGCGACAAGGAGGCGATGAAGGATATACTCATCCAGGCGAAGTCGCGCGGTGCCTCCGCGGCCTCCATCGGCGAGGCTCAGAAGCTCATGGGCGTGGAGGGTGACCGTCGCTCGGGCGACGCTCTCGGCGAGGCCTCGGCCCTCAAGGGCGCTAGCATGCGCGACATGGCCAAGATCATGGAGGCGGAGATCCAGCGCCTCGGCGGCGGCAAGCCCGGCGCCCGCGTCTCCCAGCTGAAGGAGCAGATCGCCGAGTCGCGCGGGTGGTCCCAGGACCAGGTTGACGCCCTGAATCAGTTCAACGACTCGATGAACCTATACCAGAAGTCGCTCCAGGAGTATGGGACGACGGTCAGCAAGTCGATGGACGACGCCTTGAAGAAGGTCCTGGCGCAGAAGACCGGGAAGACTGCGGACCAGATCACCCCGCGCGACATGGCCAAGGCCTCGCAGGACGACATCGCGGCCGCCGCCGAGCTCTCGAACAAGAGCGAGAAGACGCAGAAGACGGCCCTCGACCTCGCCACCGAGAACGCGGACGCCACGGTCTCCCTTGGCGAGAAGCTCGACAACGTCATTGGCTTCATCCTCGAGCAGATCTACGAGAAGGTCGACGGAGTCCTGAAGGTTCTGAACAACATCTTCAACTCCATCCTCGACTGGATCAGCGGGGACGGCGCCAAGGCCAAGGGCAAGGCGGCCATCGACAAATACAACGTGTCCGGCTACAGCGCCGCGCACCAGAAGTCGTTCGGCGACTACAAAGACACGCTGAAGGGCGGGGTTGAGGCCGGGAAGTCCGGGATGGCCCTGGCCAGCACCGCCGGCGACTACTATAAGTCCCAGTACGAGAAGATGAAGGCCGAGCCCGGCGGTGGCGCGAACGCCGAGGCCCTCAAGACCGCCATGTCCACCGCCATCAGCAAGGCGATGGACGAGTCCGGGATGGGTAAGGCCCAGAAGACGAACAACATGAAGTCCGTCACCGACGCCCTCGACAAGGGCGACTTCGGGAAGGCCATGCAGACGCTGGTCGCCTTCAAGGGCGGAAGGAGCGACACCGACGCCCTCCTCAAGTTCGGCCAGGACGTCCTCCCCAAGGCCCTAACCGAGGCCGATAAGAAGGCCGCCGACACGGGAGGCATGCGCCGGACCGGGACCTCGACTCTCGGGATACGACAGACGGCTGTAGATCCGGCCGCCATGGCTGACGCGAGCGACACCGTCGCCCTCGGGAAGAAGATCAGCGACATGGGCGCCGACGCGGACAAGGCCTTCGGGGCCGTCGCCGACGCGGCCTCCCCGGCCGCCTCCGCGACCCCGGCCACTACGTCTACCATCTCCTCGAGCCCGGCGGCCAAGGTGTCGCAGGAGCAGACGAAGGCCGTGACCGACGTGCAGAAGGACGCGGCCACCGACCAGAAGAAGGCGACGGGCGACGTCTACGACGGCATCCAGGACGTGGCGTCCATACTCAAGCGCGGGATCCGTATCGAGCCGAGCTTCCTGAACGGCCCGTACGCGAAGACCATCCGCGACAGCACTCTGTTGTCTTTCAAGGACGCCCTGATGGAGTTCGGCATCATGCAGGCGAAGATGCAGAACTCTCCTGCAATTCGTAGCATGGTGGCCGACCAGGGGGACGAGGTCATCAAGGCCGGCGGGCTGGACGCGATAATGGGGGCCGACGTCTCCAGCGGGAACCCGTTGGCCGACCTCCGGAAGACGCAGACGGACCAGGTGGCGAGCAAGCAGACCGGGGGCCCGATACCGGACACCGGGAACTATCGCCTCCACCGTGGCGAGTACGTCGTCCCGGCCATGCCTGCCGGCGGCTCCGGGGACGGCGGCGGGGGCGGGACCGTGAACGCGAACGTCGTCATAAACGGGAGCGGCCTGTCCCCGAAGCAGCTCGAGGGCGCGGTGTTCGGCGCGATGGACAGAATATCCAGGAGGAGATAGCATGCCCGTAGAGCTCCCGAACGTCAAGAACCCGCTCCAGGCGGACGCCCTCGCCGCGCGCGCCAGGCGCGGCGGACGCCCGTTCCTGTTCCAGATCACGGACCCCATGCGGCAGCCGCTCTATCCATACCTGCTCGCCGCCCACGTCAACCCGTCGGACCTAACGGAGGGACACACTAAAAGCAAGAACGTCGTGATGACGGTCGGTGGCTTCGTCGAGTTCAACTGGCCGGACGAGCTCACGACCCTCTCGGTGACCTCCAGCACCGGTGCCTTCCTGGGTCCGGACGTTGGCCTCACCGCCGGGTCGGACGACACGGGCGGCGCCTTCGGCCGGCCATCGGTCGCCCGCGGCGGCCGCGGGCGCCACGCCACCATGGCCTGGGAGCGCCAGGAGGACCTCCTCGAGCTCTTCCACAACAACGGCGTCATATTCAACGGCCAGGGCCAGCCGGTCCTGCGCGGCCGCGTCATGGTCATCTACGACCGCGGCATCTACTACGGGCATTTCACGCACTTCGAGGTGAAGGAGACCGACGAGAAGGCCTTCACCTTCGACCTGCAGTGGGAGTTCGCCGTCGAGGAGAGCCTCTACACCTTCCCGGGCTCCACCAGCCGCAACGTCTACCCCTTCTCCTCGAAGGCCTCCGGGAGCGCCCAGCAGGCGGAGGACGACCTCGTGAACGGGACCGGGGACTTCTCCCCGCCTGCCCAGAGCCCCGTGGCCCCCTCCGCCTCCCCGTCAGACAATCAGATCAATTCTACTCTCTTCCCGGGCGTCGGGAGCCCGAAGAACACCTGATGGCGATCCCCCGGAACATAGCGGCCAAGATCTCGAGCCCGCTGTTGAACATAATGTCGTACATGGAGCAGCTCGTCCTGCCTCAGAACTACGGCCTCGGTGCGCCCGGCGGGGAGGGTGCCCAGAACTACGGCACCGCCATGCCCGCGCGGAAGAACTTCAAGCCGTTCATCGTCGGCATCATACCGCCCGACGTCCCCATCGACTTCATCCCGTTCAAGAAGATCCAGACGTCCGTCGCGGACATTCAGTCCCAGCCCTTCCCGACGGGGGCCAACACGTCCCCGTCCGGCAACACTGCACAGGGGTCAGGACCGCTCGTAACGGTGAAGAACAAGCCCGTCTTCGGTAACGCTGGGCTTCTTCAGAAAACAAGTCAGACTTCGTCTGTCGGTGACGTTCGCCAGTCCGTCTACGAGAACTTTTACAAGCAGTCGGGAGTCTATCCCTCCGAGAACATGGTTAACTGGGTTACGGCCCAAATTATGGTGGAGCGTGGTGGTACCTCCTCGTCCATTCCGACCACCAACTTCAACTTTGGGAATACTCACGCCAGCGGCTCCAGAGCTCCAGTAGGCCAGACACCGACTCCTCCGAAGGGTGGTTCCTACTATTTGAGCCAAGATACCGATAAAGATGGGACCCCGTATGCCGTGTATTATGGCGCTCACACGAGCCTGGACGATGGGGTTTCCGCTCAGGTCTACTATCTCATGAACAACTGGAACGGTGCTGTCAACGCGACGACCCTCGACGGATATAATGCGGGCCTTCTCCCTAACGGCGCCGGCGGCCACTATAACTATCATGTCCAGGATCAGGCTGACTACACTAGAGCCATGCAGATCCGGGTGAACCAGATAGAGGCCGGCGTTGCTCGGGGCCAGCTCGGCGGGCACATTGGGGCCGCCCCGACCGTTGACTCCCCGACCTTCGCCACCGACACCATCGAGACCGGTGACCAGGTCGCCCGCAATATCATGATAAACGGGACGACCCAGGCTGAGTCGGACCCGCAGGGCGACAGGATCGGCAAGCTCGTCCAATACGACCCGGACCGGGCGGACGTTGTCAGGAGGCAGACGGACGCCCTCCGCGCCCAGATTAACACTCTTCAGAACGTTCCGGGGCTCCTCCTGATGGTGAACCCGAGCGACTTCACCAGGGCATTCGAGCCCACCGTTGACAACACTGTCAAGGGCCGGTACGGGAATATCGTCCACGTCTGGCTCGAGAGGCCGACCGTCATCTCCATGTCAGGCGTGACCGCCGGCCAGTACGTCGTCGACTCCGAGGGGAACGGCGGCCTGGCGGGGGAGCTCCGCACGTACAGCGCGAGCTACCTGAACCTTCTCTCCCTTCTGTCCATCTACAAGACCAACGGCATAATATACTCGGGCCCGGAGGCGGACCTCGGGATCGCGATGCTCGGGTACAGCGTCTTCATCTACTTCGACAATTTCATCTACGTCGGTTCCTTCGACTCCTTCGAGATAACCGACGCCGACATGAAGCCGCACAATATGGCCTACAGCTGTCGCTTTAACGTCAGGTACTACTTCGATGCCGGAAACGACGGGCGGTTCACGGACTTCGAGATAGGCGTCAACACAGGCTTCCAGCCGCAGGTGTCCAGGTGACCCGTGTCTCCGCCTTCAAGGGAACGTGGACGCCCAACGCCCGCCCCTTCGTTTCTCTGACGCCGGACGTGTACGTCTCCATCCAGGGCGAGACGAGCGTGATTGCGTGCGGAGAGTGTCGTCGTCCCGTCGACCTCAACCGCTACGTGACGGCCGTGAACACGGAGGCCGACGTTGACTCGCCGGCGCAGGGCTCGGCCACCATAACGCTCTCCGTTCCGGACACCGACGTCAACGAGTTCTACGTGGACGGTCGGCTTGTCATCATGTCGATGATGGAGGTCGAGGTCTTCGCCAAGGGCTATTACTCCATAGGCGGGGTCCCCCAATACTATCGTATCTTCTGGGGGATCGTGTCCTCAGTAACCAAGGGCTGGAGTAACGGCGTTACGACCATAAGCCTGGCATGTCGCGACATACTCCGGTGGTGGGAGCTGACGAACTTCAACACCAACCCTGCCTTCCTCGACGCGTCGAAGTCGCAGTCCGGGTGGCAGCTGTTCGGGAACAGCTTCGCGAACATGAACCCGTACACCGTCATCATCACCCTCGCGCGCGACGCTATGGGTGATTTCTCCATAACCGATGGGTCCTTTCTGTCCTATCGCCCGGAGTACGGTGCCGAGCAGCCGGTCACGGCCCAGTATGCCAAGGACATAATGGCTTACTGGCAGCTGAAGTTCGGGAATATCTGGAACAGTCTTGTCATGTACGGGACGAGCGGCCAAGCGTACTCCTTCAGCGGCCTGTCCGGGAATGTGTCCCCTCTTCAGATATCGCAGCAGCTCTTTGAGCAGGAGGCGAAGAACCTTAGCGCCAACCCAGCCACATCCTTGTTCAAGGTCAACCCGTTTGAGAACGCGGTCTGGAAGCAGGAGCTTTCGAAGGCTGCCCAGATAAATTTTTTCCAGACGGAGAGTCAGACAAAGCTCGAGATAGCCGTCACGGCGCGCGACCAGGCTGGCGGGTTCGAGCTCTACTGTGACCCGACCGGCGACATCGTCTTCAAGCCGCCGTTCTACAATATGAACGTGCTTCCGAACAAGCCTGTCTCCTGGATTCAGGACTTCGAGATCATGGACGACTCGATCTCCGACAACGAGCAGGACGTGTACACGCACGTCACCTCGCACGGCGACGCGTTCAGCAATGGGAGCATGGACTATGGCCTGAACTCGGACATCACGACGCCCCGCACCGGCGTTATAGACTTTCACCTCCTTAAGCGCTACGGCTGGCGGCGTCTCGACGTCCAGGTTAACTGGGCGGCCGACGCGAAGAAGCTTTTCTTCCACCTTCTTGACCAGATCGACAAGATCAACTCGAAGCGCGAGTCCGGGACCATAACGATCCCCATGCGCCCTGAGCTCAAGATTGGCTTCCCCGTCTGGATCCCGAGGTATGACGCCTTCTTCTACGTCTCAAGCATATCGCACGGGTTCTCCGTCGGCGGCCAGGCTACGTCGACCCTGACTCTCAAGGCGAAGCGCCAGAAGTTCATCGCCCCGAAGAATATCGGCACGATCAAGTCGACCAGCGAGAAAACCTATTCTGTTAGCTTTCCCTCGGACGTTGGCCAGACTACGAGCCTCACCGAGACGGGCCAGACCGCCGACTATGGCGGGCCGATGGTCCTGCGTAATCCCAAGACGGGAGCGCTCCTCGGTTACCCGAACGCCGTCATGGTCTACCGCCAGACCTTGGACGGGGTCACGCTACAGCGCGTCCTCCAGCAGAGCGGGAGCACGAAGGGGGCGAAGCCGAAGACACAGGATAAACAGAAGCCTTCTGGCCCGAACTTTTCCTATAACCAGATTTCTGGTAACATCCTCGCCGACCTCGCAAGCAGTCGCCGGGCTGAGATTGTCGACCGGCTTCGCCTCAATCGGTACGAGGCCGGGATGACGAACGCCGGGGTCTACGACTATGCCCATGATGCCAGCGGCAACTTCTTGGAGTTCGCCGTTGTTCCGGCCGACAAGATAACGTGGGACTCGAAGGACTCGTCCCCGGAGGGCGACGCTGCCGTCGGGAACAAAGAACGGCAGGAGTCTCTTGCTTCAGATCTCAAGGACTTACAGGGTCAACGGACCGCCGCCATAGCGGCTGCCAAGGCTGCCAAGGCTGCCTCTCTCACCGCCGACCAGGCCCTCGCCGCGTTCTCGAAGAAGAACCCCCCTCAGGGGAACGAACTCTCGGCCGCCGCTTCGCAGCTGACGAACCAGGTGACGCTCCTGAAGGAAGCGGCAGCGGCAGCGGCCGCGAACCTGACGAACATCCAGAACCAGATCAAGGTCAAGACCGCGGAGTCCCAGTCCATCCGGAAGCTGACCCCGATCAGCATCATGATCCGCCCCGTTTCCGACGAGTTCGGGTTCGAGGTCATCGGCCACTACCGGTACGGCCGGGGGACGTTCATCGACCGCGGGCAGGTCCAGCTTCCGAACCCGGACGAGCGGAACGCCAACCCGAGCACTTCGGTCAACAAGCTCGACATTCAGTTCGCCCCCGTCGGCGGCCTCCTGACGGACAACCCGGTCCAGGGTAACCTCGGCCCCCAGTCGGCGAACTATGGCGAGATGTTCGAGCGCATGTCGCCGGACGACTATGTGACGGGCGCCTCCTTCAAGGGCTCGAACTACGCCCCGGACGCGACCGTCCAGCAGCTCTCCCTCGTCGGCCAGTCAACGTACACGGACTCCATCAACAACGCCCGGACGAAGGCTGGCGTCGCTGTGTTCGCGGAGGCGGACGCTGTCCGGCGCGCGCAGACCCTGGCCGAGCTCTCGCCGACCGTCAAGGGCGGCCTCTCCACGGTCGGATATAACGACTGCACCTGCGTCCTCGGGAAGACCACCTGGCTCTCCATCCTTCCGCTTAACATCGTCCGGCAGCTCCTCGGCCCCGTCCTTTCGACCCCGGCCGGCATCTCGGGGGACGCGGCCACCGCCCTGTCCGAGGGCGCCCCGTCCGAGGGCGAGATAGCGAGCAGCGGCATTTCCGGCGTCGTCGGTGCCAAGGCCGTGTCGGAAGCCGACTCCCAGCTTCTGACGAACGCCGTAGTCGGGAACGGCTTCACGCTCGACTCCCCGGGCGGCTTTTTCAACGTCCTGAACAAGTTCCTGACGGACAAGTTCACCAGGGACTACGACTCGAACGCCCAGCGCGAGTCGTACGACAAGAACGGCGGGAAGACCGTCGTCCGGCCGAACGAGGGAACGGAATCGGACAACCTTGTGTCGGACCCGCAGTCCGCTCTCTTCGGCCGGGCGGCGCAGGGCGACCCCGCCGCCCTACGTTCTCTCCAGGGCCAGGCCAACTTCAACTTCGGGAGGACGAAGCAGGCGGACGCCGAGTTCAACGCTTCCTTCACGAACGCAAAGCAGCAGCTTGGGTCCGCGATCTCGGACCTCCCGGGCTCCATCTGGGACTCTTCCAAGGGAGGCCTCGTCAACGCCGGGACTGTCGGCATTTCCGGGACGAGCGTGGGCTCCGGCCCCTCCCGTGGCCCGCAGCCAGGCGTCCAGCCTCAGTTCCAGCCCCCGGGCGTCTCCCCGAAGATAGGTCAGACCATAAACCCGGGGCAGCCCCCGGACCTACGCGTTCGCTGACTCCTCCTTCCTCTTGACGCCGATGAGGGAAAGGAACTTCGGATCGCAGTTCTCGCGGTCCAGGAGAAATAGGATGATGGCCTCCACGGTCCGGTTCATCGGCTTGAGCCAGGCCATGCTCTCGATGTCCGGCTCCTCCGCCGCCTGATCCAGGAAGTGCGTGAACCTCTCCACCATGAACCCGAGGATCACCGAACTCCGCTCGTCATCCTCGCGCTCGTAGGTTACCTCCTGGACGCTGATCCGGGACAGGTATTTCTCCAGCTTCTCGTCATCGAACACGAGGCTCACCTTCACCACATCCCCGGCCGATATATTTCCTAGGCTCTTCACTTTCCAGTGGGCTCCCGGGACGATGACTCCGCCTATGTTCGTGGCCTGGACTGTTGCCATGGACGACTCTACCCGCGTTAGCCTGCTATGGGTACCGTAGTTCCAGATGGCGCACGATCCGAGTCATATGGGCCCTATCCCGAACGGGCCGCACCCCGGCGGTCCGAGGATGCAGTCCCAGGAGACTGATGCCTCCCGGAGCCTCCTCTGGGTCGGTCGCGTTCTCCACGTGGACGTGGAGACCATGGTATGCTCCGTCCAGCTCGAGACTGGGACCGGCGTCCGCTTTGACGTCCCCCTTACGGCCCCCGGCGGCGGCGGCCCCCGTTCGTGGTCTGGGACCATCCCCGAGCAAGGCTCCAAGTGCATTATCCAGTGGCGCCGGTACGGGGCGAACACCTTCGCGCCCTACATAACCGAGTGGATGACGGTCGGGACATACACGGCGCGCGACTTCGCCCCGTTCTCGGTCGTAGACCCGGCGGACGCCGAGGAGGTCCGTCGCGTCGCCCCTGAGCTCTTCGACGATCCCCACCTCGGCCTCGGGATCACGCGTCTCAAGCTTCGAAAGGCCTACTCTGGCGACTACCTGTCCCAGGCCGGAGAGGGCGGCGAGATACTTCTCGACCGTAACGCCCACATGGCGAACCGGGCGGGAAACGAGTTCGAGCTCCGGGACTCGGACCAGACCGCTGTCCTGCAGGCCGTCAACGAGCTCTCGAACAACGCCGCCGGCACCTACCGGCGCGGCCTCATCCGACGCAGTTCCTACAACTTTCTACCCGACCTCGCCATCTCCGGGTTCGACCCCTCGACCGACAGCTTCGACAAGTTCACGGCCGGGAAGCTTACGACCTCCGCGGACGGGGTAACCACCATCGTCACCAAGGTCGAGCCGGGGTCCGAGGCGTACGAGAAGCTGCTTGAGTTCGGGCTAATCAACCCGGACGGGACCCCGGTGGACGCAGTCGGGTCCGACCCGGAGGACCCGTTCTACCCCTTCGTCGTCCTCCCGGACGGACAGCGCTCCAGTTACGTCGTCTCCGGCGAGCACGACCAGTCCTTCGCCGACACCGACCAGTGCTACGTCGAGGACCGCGCGGACCTGAGGCACACGAGCGACGGCGTTATGGCCGTCACCGAGGACGGCGACGGCGTCCAGATAGACCAGGTCCCGCCGATCTTCATCGAGGACGTCAAGGGGACCGTGGTCGGCAATGACCCGTACACGGAGGCCGGCCGCTCGCTCTATAAGCGCGTGCTCAAGATGCATGTGTTCGACGACCCGGACCAGCAGTCGAACGCGAGCTCCCCGTCCCTGCAGCCCGTCGACACGACGACGAGCCAGACCGAGGCGGACACCCAGGCGCTCGCCCGGCTCTTCCGGATCCAGAGCCCGACGACGAGCAACCAGTACGTCTTCGGCGTCTCCAAGGAGGGCCGCGTCTACCTTCACGTCCCGAAGACCCGGACCGGGACCGCTCAGGACCGCGGCAAGTCCGTCGACGCGAACATCCTAGGCCTCCTGAAGGCCGTCATCGGCGCGGACGAGAACACGGGCCGGAGCATCGACCTGCGCACTCTGGGCGGCATCCGGGCCGAGATAGGCTCGTTCCAGGACTTCTCGAACGCCACCGGCCCCGAGCAGGTGTCCATCGACCTTGTCCTCCACGGCAAGATCAGGACGACGTACGCCGGCACCCAGGGCCGGGAGACCATGGTCGGCGGCTCGGACTTCAGGAGCGCGAGCGGCTCCACGCTCGACGTCATCGGCGGCAACGTGGTCCGGAACGTCGGCGGATCGGAGGCCGTCGAGGCGAGCTCCATCACGCACAACGTCGGCTTCGGCGGCTACAAGATGAAGTCGGCCGGGGACGTGAACCAGACCGTGCTCGGCAAGACGACCGAGATGTACGGGCAGTTCCGCCAGTCAACCTTCGCCCTTTCTGACACGAAGCTGATGGTCGCGGGCGTCGACGCTGCCACGGTCCTGGCCGGCGGCATGACGAGGACCGTCGCGGCCGGGTCTGGCATCACCGACACCGTCGGGGTCGGCAACATGCTCTCCAACGTCGCCACCGGCAACATGGGCATGACGGTCGGCGCCGGGAACATGACGGCCACGGTCGGCGCGGGCAACCTCGCCCTGTCCGCGGGCGCCGGGACCGCGACGATGACCGGCGGGGTCTCCGCCACCATGTCCTCCGGCGTTATCGCCAACATCGCGGCCCCCACAACCAAGATAGGTCTCTCGGTTGTCGGCAACGTCGTGGCGGGGGTGCCCGGTCCTCCGGCACCCCATGTTGACTATTTGATCGGCATACCCATATTGGGCATACCAACGGTCCTCATCGGCCCCTGACTCATGGCGCTCGTCCCTCCCGTAGTCGCCACGGCGCTCCTGGCGGAGATGGCCGGGAACTCCATCCTCGGGATATCCGCGGCCCAGCTTGCGGCCGCGGTCTCCGCCGGCTGGTGCTCGTACATGCTTGCCGCGCCCGTGGTCACGACCGCGGACGTCGGCAGCCTTGGCGCCGGCGTCGGGAACGGGGTGGGGCTCATCGTGCCCCCTGGCTCCCTCTCGCAGTCCTTCAGGTCCACCTTCACCTCGTACGGGATCAACGGAAACCACCGGGACCTTCTGATCAACGCGCTCACCATCGGCTTCTGCCAGTCGCTCCTCGCGGCGCAGATCCTGACCGCGGCCGCCGGTACCGGTGTCGGGGCCGGCAAGGTCGTCTCCGTCCTCCCGAACCCCGGAGTCTCGATACCGACGATGGTTTCAGCATTCGCCGGGTCGGGCCTCGTCGGGATCTCTTCCGCCGCCTTGGCCTCCGCCATAGCCCAGGGGTTCGACCAGGTCCTCCCGACCGCCCAGGGCCAGGTCGTCATCGTCGGCGCCGGCTCCCCGTTCCCCGGATCTGGATTCGGCATCGGGAAGATACTTTAGGAGTAAGGTCACGCCATGCCCTTTGACACCAGCGGAGCCCTCCTCGAGGGCGTCAGGATCAGCGAGGGGAACAACCCCTACTCCTACCCTCCGAGGGACTTGGTCTCGAACGCGTCCGCGTTCAACGCCGTGACGGCGAGGTCCGAGTACGTCCTCATCGCGTACTCGACCGACCCGGTCAAGGCCGCGCTCGAGATAGCGGATCCGGAGCTCCGGTTCCGCTGGACCCGTAACCAGTCGACCGTCGTCCGCTTCTCCTACGACTCGTTCTCCAAGCGCTGGATCACGTCCCCGGGCTCGACCCCTGACGTGCTTGGCCTGCTGTCGAACGACAAGCGCGTCGTCGCCCCGATCCCGGACCTGTCCGTGGCGAGCGCCCCCTTCGCGCTCTACGTCGGCTCTCCGGTGCGCGCCGTGACCTTCACGGTGGTCATCGTGGGCGAGGCCGCGGACTTCACGCCCCCGTCCTCCCTCCCCGGCGGGACGGTCCAGCTCTCCTCCAAGGACGGGAAGCTCAACTTTTCCGCCTCGGACGTCTCTATTTACGGCGGCGCGGACGTCCTGTGCCAGCGACAGAGCTTTTTCGACCGCCAGTCGTCGTCCGGCCGCATCGGGACGCTCCCGGCCTCCTCCGAGGTCCCCTACTTCCTGTTCACGAGCCCGCGCCCCGGGACGGGGCAGACGCCGCTCGTCCGCATCAACTACGGCCGCCAGCTCCCGGGCACGGAGTACGCCACGGAGGCCGACCTTCCGGTCCCCGCCGCCGGCACTTTCGCCTGGTCGGCCGACACCGGCCGCGTCGTCCTCTCCCCCTCGGACGTGGACGGGTTCGCCGGTCAGGGCGTCTACTACGACGGCGTCGTCCTTGCCTCGGTCGCCCCGGCCAGCACCGCGGTCTCCCCGCCGGTCGCCTGGCCGTCCGCCTCCTTCTCGGTCCCGGTAGACTCCGTCGGCCTGATCGACCAGCGGTACGTCGTGTACGCGGAGAAGGCCGGCTCGGCGAGGACCTACTGGACCGTCGTCCCGTCGGACGCGGCCCCGGCGAAGGCCCCCCTGACGGGGACCGTCGTCGTCAGGACCGACACGGGGCAGGCATACTTTGCGGCCGCCGACGCCTTCGAGTTCTCGTCATGGTCGTTCTCGTACCTCGACTCCCTGATGCCCGTCGAGGAGGGCGTCTCCTTCCAGGTCTTCCGCAGCGGCGTGAACGGCTCTGGCGAGTCCCAGGTCCCGGACTTCACCATCGCCTACCCGGTGGACGACCAGGTCATCGTCGACGGGATCTCGCAGGCCCCCTTTGTCATGCTCCCGACGGTCCCTGTCACGGACTCGTCCCTGGTCTACCGTATAGAGCAGGGGCCCTCGAGCTCCGGGACCTTCACGGGGGCCCTCGCGGACGGGACGAACCCGGCCCAGCAGGGCGCCGCCTACCTGCTAGACCTCGACAGGAAGCAGTTCAAGTTCGTCTTCCGGAAGACTGTCTCCCTCACCCTCCAGAACGCCGTCCCGGCCGTGAAGCTCGCGGACGCCGCCATCTCCCCGCTCGGCTTCGTCGCTTCCAGGGACGGCGTCCCGGTAGAGCCCGGCGTCGACTTCGACTTCGACGCCACGACCGGGACCCTGAGCTTCACAGAGCCCATGGGGCAGAACGGCCCGGGCGACGGCTCCGCCCTCTCCGGCGTCGTCCCCACGGCCTCCCTGTTCTTCCTCGACCCCGCCGTCGGGTTCGTCCCCGCGGACGTCGGAAAGTACGTCCTCGTCCACACGGGCCCGAATGTCGGAATTCGACGCATCTCGTCCGTCAACCTGGGGAGGGGCGCTGTCTCCCCGGCCTTCGCGCAGACGGGCCCCATAACCTTCGACGTCAGGTCCGAGGCCGACGTCGTTGTCGACCGGTTCTGGACCCCGGTCGACCCTCCGTACAAGAAGTTCTCGCTCGCCTCCGGCCCCGGACCCTCCGGCCCCTTCACGGCCGTCCCGCGTAGCGGCTACACGGTGCTCCCGAGCGTGAGCCAGGTCAACCTGACGTCTCCCGCCCCGCCCGGCATCTCGTACATGGCGACCTACGTCGGGCTCGTTACCACGGACGACGGGGCCACCTACACGCCCGTGAACCTCGTCGAGCTCGGGACCTTCAAGGTCCGGCAGGAGACCGCCGCCTCCACGCCAGGATCCTCCCTCGTCATCTTCAACCCCGAGGGCCGAACCGTCGCCCCGGTGGCCGGCTTCAAGGTCTATGTGAGCGGCGTCCCCCTGGACCCCGAGTTCTTCCAGTTCCAGGCCCCCGGGACCCTCCGCCTGGCGAACCCGGTGATTGACGGCCAGACGGTCGTCCTCGACTACTTCGTGCAGGAGGCTCTCGGCGGCGAGACCTCGTTCAACCTCGCGGTCCAGCCGATGGACCTCGACTCCCTGGAGATCGCCGCCGGCCAGACCGTCGTGACGATGAACGGGGACCAGACCTCGGCCGTGCAGGCGGACTCCGTCCTGTGGGTCGGCCAGATCCAGGCGGCCTTCGTCGCCTCCTCCGTCTACGACTCCTCCTCGGACGTCACGACCATCACGCTCTCCGGCTCTGGCCTCGCCTCGGATTCCTCCGGGGCGGCCGTGCTCTCCTGCGCCCCGCTCCAGCCTTCGTACTTCGTCCCCGAGATGGCCGCTGTAGGCCAGTTCATCGCCGGCTCCAACTCTTTCGTCGTGGCCGGCGACGTCACCTCCGAGTACAGGGGCGGGACCGTCGTTTCCCTGGGCGACGATGCCTACGTCGTCATTTCGTCCCAGTTCGTCCCCTCGTCGGTCAATACGCGCGTCACCGTCGCCTCCCCTGCTCGCGCGAACTATATCGTCCCGGCCGTGGACCGGAGCGTTCGTCCCGTCTTCCTTCCCGGGAAGACGTTCCAGACGACGTTCCAGGCGGACCTGTCCTTCCCGTTCGACCTCGTTCGCATGGGCTCCTCTCCGTCCGTCCTCGTGCAGGGTGTCGACTACGACGTGACGGCCGGCGGCTCGTTCGTCCTGAGGGAGCAGGTCGGGTTCGGCGATGAGCTCTACGCTCTGTACGTGGCGTTCGTCACTCAGCCCGCCGGGACCGTCCTTTCGCTGAACTACTCGTACGCCATTGCCCCGGGCCCGGCCAACGGTCTCGCCGGCCAGAGGCTGGCCTCCGACTACGTCCTGTACGCGCCGGACACCTTCTTCTACCGCGTGGAGACCGTCCTCTCCTTCATCCCGGAGGTGCAGGACCTCCTGCGCGCTGGCGCCACCTCGTCCGGCAGCTCGGGCCCGAACACGCAGAGTGCGACGGGCATGGCGAACAAGGACTTCGGCCGGCCGAGCCTCTACTTCGAGCAGCAGCATCAGGGGAACCTCGACTTCGTGACGGCGAGACTTCTGCTCTTCTACAACGACCTGATAAACTACTACGAGGACCTTCTGGCCGACATCGACGGTCGCGTGGTCGGTGGGTCCTCAGGGCGGTTCCGCTTCGACGACAACTTCGACAACCCTCCGCGCCAGACGTACGCCCAGGTGACGAACGACATCGACGACCGGATCAAGCTCTACGACAAGATCAGTCTTACCGGCTTCTTCACGTTCTCCAGCACTCCCGTCTACGGGACTATGGCCTTCCCGAACGCGCTGTCCCGGATCTTCCCGACCCAGCTTGAGGCCGCGGCGGCGATCAACAACCAGGTCTCCTCCGCCCAGCGCGGATCCACGCTCGGGAGCCTCGGGATAGAGAACATCCAGTCCGTCGGCACCCTGTCCAGCGCCCCCGCCAGCCAATTCTTCACCTCCGTCTCGGGCATGGCGTACACGGTCGCCGAGAACGGCCAACAGGACCTTCTGGTTCCTCCCTTCGCGGCGGGCCAGCAGGTCCGGGTCTTCGCTCCCGACGGGAGCCCGGACGTGGCCGGAAACGTTGTCTCCGTCACCGGCACCGGGCCCTTCGTCGTCACCCTCGACGTTGCCACCACCCTTGGCTCAGGCAGCATCCTTCAGGACGTCTCGGCCGTCCCCGTGACCCCGACCGCCACCTCGAACCATTTCTATCAGCCGGGACGCGACATCTCGGTCGACCCGGCAAACGGCCAGCTAAAGAACATCACGGTGGGTCCGCCCTTCATTCCCGCCCTCGGGGGTGGTCAGCTCCAGGTCTGGGGAAACGAGGTCATCCAGGGGGCCGTCAATTTCGGCAACAAGGACATGTCGGCCCGGCGTATACCGGCCCTCGACGGTTCTACCCTGAATGACGACGGGCTGGTTCCGGCCCCCCGGCTCGAGTACGTTAACGAGTCCGCCCTCCTGGCCGACGAGACCGCGGTCATATCGGGCGTCGGAAACGCCAAGTCTGCTGTCGGGGCGGCCCAGGTGGCGGCCGGCGGTCTGGACGTGGTCGCCTCCACCCTGTTCGTCGCTGTCGGCGACTTCTTCACGTTCGTCTCGGGCCCGAACGCCGGGGCTGTCCGTCAGGTCACGGCGATCGTCGACGGCTCCCACTTTCAGGTCGGCACCCCTTTGGTCGTGGACGCCCTGAGCAGGCCGGTATCCTCGCTCTCCCTTCTCGTCTCGTCCACTTTGCCCGTCTCGCCAGGGGCCTCGGTCCTCTTCCTCAGCGGCCCGAACGTCGGCACCCCCTTCACGGTCCTCTCCTCCACCGCGACCACCTTTAAGGTCGCGCAGCTGAACTTCCCGGACCCGGGAAGCAATTTCGAGGTCTCGGTCGTCGGCCTGTTCCTCTCGGACATAGTCGCGGCCGAGATCGGCGTCCTCGCCACCAACGTGGCCGCCTCCGCCGTCCCTCCCGCCGTCGTTGGGCGTCTGACCTCGGAGATCTCGACCGCCGTCGTCCTCATTCAGTACTCGGGCCCCGTCCTGGCCAGCGGGTCCGGCACGGCCGCGGGGCTGACGCTGACGGACCCTTTCGCCAGCTTCATCCTAGCAGGCGTCGTGGCGGGCTCCCTCGTCTTCGTCCCCGGCGGCGCCAACTTCGGGCTCTACAGGGTCTCCTCGGTCGCCTCTCACGTCCTGACCCTCGACGCGGTCTCCCCGTTCGTCGCCTTCCCGTCCCCGGGGTCGACGTCGTACCAGGTGATCCAGCCTGAGTCCTTCCTGAAGGCCTCCCAGTGGGGCGTGGTCTCCCAGTTCCTCCGGGAGACCGCTGCCTTCTACGCCCTGACACTTGCCTGGTTCGCCTCCCTCAGTCCGTCCGGCGTCCCCGCCCGCCTTACCTCCTTGGCCGCTCGCCAGGCCCAGCTCGCGGCCTACCTCGTCGCCTTTCAGAAGGTTCTCGTGGACGGAAAGCTCTATGACACGAGATACATTTTAGTAAATCAACGTGTTGACCGTCAGGACGGCAACCTGGTCAAGGAGTCGCAGGCCGACGCGCGCCGCGTCTCCAACCTCGCCAGGATGTTGGCCGATCAGCAAAAACTCTTGATTTTCAGCCAGATATGACTCGGATCTGCAAGATGGGTCACGAGGTGGCTGGTTCACGTTGTTCTGTTTGTAGGAAAACCTACATGAGAAAATACTTCGTCGAAAATCGAGAGGTTTTTTCCAACCGTAGAGACTTGCATCGTCAGTCCCTTCGGAACGAGTGTATCCTTCGTAAGAACGTTCCGTGCTTCGACTGCGGACTGAGTTACCCATCTTTTGCGATGGACTTTGACCATCTTGGAGATAAGACATACTGTGTGGCCGAGATGGTTTCTGCCTGCGTATCCATGAATTGATGGACTTCGATCATCGGGATCCGTCACTGAAGTCTTTTAACGTTGGTACCGACGGACGAAACAACTCTATTGAAGGCCTCCTTTCGGAAATAGCGAAATGTGATGTACGGTGTGCTTTGTGTCATAGACTGAAGGCCAACTCGCTATGAGGAAGGCCTACGACCTTTCCTACTGGGATGCGGTCAAGATAAAGGACGCTGTGGTCTATGCCCGAGATCTCGGGAAGCCGAAGTCCATGCGCATGGCCGCCCTCGACTTCGTGGACCTCCGGAAGTTCGCGAGCGACGTCATCGACATCAACACCAAGGCCGGCGACCTCAGGCTCGGCCTCATGGGCGTCATGTACGGGATGTCCGTCTACGTGGACCGTTCGAGGGTGCAGGGGGTCGTCAGCCTGTTCGGCCCGGACGAGGTTGCCCTTTCCCACGTCGTCAACCCGCGCCGTTGGTCCGACAAGTTCTTCGAAGAGGGCCATAGCCTGTCCTTCCATCCCGGGGAGTTCGCCTCCTGCCCGGACGAGCTGTGCCTTTCCATGCTCGTCATGGGCTCGTAGGGTTCCTTTTCTCCCGAGGTGAGCGAATGGAAGAGAAGAAGGACCCGCCGAAGAAGAACGAGTGGACGCACGGCGCCCAGGTCGGCCTCGGCCCGGTCCGGGAGGCCGTCCAGACCACCCGCGATGCCGTGGCGGCCACCATCGACGGCCTGAAGGCCGAGCTCGACAGGAAGCGCGCCGTCGCCGCCCGCTTCGGGAAGCGCTGACTTCTGGATTAAGACTGGTTCCCTTCGGGATCGAATATGTCAATCTTGGAGTCTTATTCAACCATCGTTCGCATGCCGTACGCGAACAAAGAGGACAAAAAGGCCGCCTCGAAAAGATGGTACGGGAAGAACCATCTCTTGACGAAGGCTCGTGCTAAATCCCGTGCTAAAGCGCATCCCGAGAAGATAAAGAAGAGGCCCGAATATAAACATGGCTGGTATGTTAAAAACAGGGACCAGATCCTTCAGTCCAGGGTCATCTACCGAGCAGAGAATTCAGATCAAATAAAAGAGACCCTTCGCATATGGTATGAACGAAAAAGAAAAGACCCTGAATTTGTTCTTCTCATAAAGAAAAAAGGTCGTCTTTATAGAGAACTATTGAAGTTAACCGCCATAGCTCTTCTTGGCGGGTCTTGCAAAGCATGTGGTGAGTCCGAGCCTGACTTTCTCGTCGTTGATCACGTAAACAACGACGGGGCCGAACACAGGAAAGAGCTCAGGACTCTCGGTAAAGGGACATCGATCCCAGTATATATCGAAATACGTGACGGCGTCCCGAGTCGGGAGTATCAGCTTCTCTGCTGGAACTGCAACTACAAGAAAGTACCGAAAGTATTGCATGACTCAACTCGTCCTAAGCTTATCGGTTGCGAAAGAGCCTACAGGTCTAAGCTCAAGAATGTCGTTTTTGAAAAGCTTGGATCGTCATGCGTCTGTTGTGGCATGGGAGACAAAGATGTATTGACTATAGATCATATGAACAATGACGGCAATGAGTGCAGGAAACGACAAAGCCGTCTTCAAACTCTTCGGGAGATTCGGGATTCTTCGGATACCTCTATATATCAAATTCTGTGTTGGAACTGCAACTGCAGTAAGGGTCTTTATGGCTCATGTCCTCATACTAGGAGTCCGTAGATGGCCGAGTTCCGGACTTTGAGAGTTAAGTTCGATGTCTTCGAGCCCCTGATCCCGCCCGTCGAGGGGGCCCTGCAGGCGCTCGAGGCCGTCGAGGCCATACTCGAAGCCATCCTCGCCCTCTTGAAGCCGTTCTTCCTCGACCTTGGCAACCCGCTCCGCGCGCTCGTCGCCCTTCTCCTGGCCGCCGTCCGGGCGCTGATCAACCAGATACGGTCGACCGGCTTCTCGGTCCTCCTGGTTCACCCGGATTTCAGTCAGCCCGACTTCTCGGGCGTCCTCTATTCCGTGAGCGGCGCCTACCCGGGCTTCGAGTCGAAGGTCGTCGGGAAGTTCTACGACACGTCCGACGAGTTCCGCCCCCAGTACCCGCCGGGGTCCTCGGTCGCCATGCTCGTCCTGTACATCGGCGTGGACTCCCCGGGCGACCTGATGGGCCTTCTCTTCTCGCTCCTCGCCCTCATCAAGCACCCGATCAACCTTTCCGGCCTCCCGGCGCCGGTCAGCCTCAAGGCCACCCCGATCAACCAGTCCGGGAACGCCATCACGCAGTTCCGGCAGATGTTCGAGCCCGGCCTGAGGCAGGCGCTCCAGCTCGAGTGGAGGATGCCGCAGTCCGCCTCGGGGCAGGCCTCCCAGGGCTTCGCCGGCCAGGCGGTCTCCCTCTACAACCAGTTCAGGTTCCCGAACTTCGTCGTCGAGAGGACCGGCCCGTTCCCGCAGGACGAGGGCGACCCACAGCTGAGCCCGCAGGGCGACCCTGTCCGCGTCCCCGTGGCGTCGCAGACCGTCGGGAAGGTGGTCGACGGCGTCACCGCCAGGTACGACTTCCCCGCGGTCGGCGCCCTCTCCACCCTGCGCGAGGAGGACGGCTCCGTCTACAAGCACTTCCCGACCAGGATCCCCATCCAGTTCGGCCCTGGCGGGAAGGCGACCGCGGGCGACACGGGCGGCTCCAACTCCTCGGTCGACTCGGCGCTCGACCTCGTCGGCGGCATCGCGACCGGCGTCTACCGCTTCCTCGACGAGGACCCCGTCCTCAAGCCCGGCAAGACCTACTACTACCGCGTCCGCGCCTTCTTCGGAGACTCGAAGGACTACGTGCAGGCCACGGTCGGCTCCCTGACGGCCTCCGGAAGCCCTCTCGTCTTCACGGACGGGAACCAAAAGCGCATCCGGACTAGCCCGAAGATGACGCTCGGGAAGCCGTCCCCCGTCGCCAAGGGCTTCGTCCCGCGCGTCCTGAGGGACCCCTCCGGGAACTCTCTCGCCTTCAACGCCTACACGGACGTCTATCGCGCCGTCCAGGCAGGCCTCCTTCTCAACTTCGACCTCCCCGCCGTGTTCCCTCCCGGGAGCGGCCTGTCGAACTCGGTCTTCCGGAACGAGCAGCGCACGGGCTGGGGCACGCTCGGCTCCGTGGGCGGACAGGTCGGGTCTCTCAAGTCGGCCTACCCGAAGTCGAACCTCCTCCGGAACAGCGTGGTGTTTAAGGCCTCGTCCCGCCGCCTGGCGAACAAGGTGGCGACCGTCCTCGCCAACACCCCTCAGCTCGTGGACATGCTCTCCAAGCAGTGGACCTCGGACGTCAAGGACGTGGTCGACCGTCTGGTCCCGACCTTGACCAGCACCACCCTGGCGATCGCGTCCGGGGACCAGTCGACCGACGACCAGCTCCCCTGGTCCTTCGTCGGCGTCGTCGGCGGCGTGACGCCCCACGTGGCCCAGCGCATAGAGGCGTATCTCGCGGCCGAGGAGTCCTACTCGGACGGCGCCCCCCTGGACGGCCCGTGTCCGCTGACCCCCATCGCCGGCGCCACCTTCGTCACGGTCGAGGAGAGGCAGGCGCTGGCGGCCTTCCTCCACTCGTCCCTTTCGACCGTCAGTACCCAGACGTCGTATCTGTCCTGGTATTCGCTCACCGTCGGCGACCTCTTCCCGGCCCTCGTCCCCTTCGTCTTCGACCTCGAGCAGTTCTTGAAGTCCCTCCTCAAGGCCTTCGCCTCGGCCCTCCAGGAGATCGTGGACATCGTCGAGACTCTCATCCAGAAGATAGAGGCCCTCGCCCAGGTACTGAGGACGCTCGACGAGATCATACGGATCCTGAACGTTAGCGTCACCCTCTCCGTCCTGGCCCTCAGCTCGTCGAACGGGAGCGCGGACTCCCTGGTCCAGGACCTGCAGTCCTCTGAGAACAAGCCCGGCTCCTCCCCGTTCGGCCTTCACTCCGGGATGGTCATGACCTTCGGCGGCCCCGGCGCTGGGTCCATAGCCGCCCTCGGCGCCCTGAAGTTCATTTTAGGGCTCTAGGACTTTCATGGATTGGTTCCGGGATCATGTCCTGGACCGTCTACTGTCACACACACGTCGAGTCAGGCCGCCGCTACGTTGGCCTGACGAAATACACGATGATGCACCGTTGGAACCAGCACTGTGCCCAGGCAAAGCGTTCCGGCGATGGTCGCTCTTACTTCCAGAACGCAATCCGCAAATATGGAAAAGATGCCTTCTCGCACGAGGTCCTTGGGAAGCATGAGACTCTTGAGGAGGCGAACACCGCTGAGCAGCGCTGGATCGAAGAACTCGACACACGGGATCCGGAGAAAGGGTTCAATCTTTCCAAAGGAGGAGATTCGCATCCATCCCGTCCTCTTCGGTCTAATCCATGGCTTAGGCCAGAATATCGTGCCCGGATGTTGGACGTCAAGAAGGAACTTTGGTCTAACCCTTCCTATAGGACTTCTCTTACTGGATGGAAGCACTCCCCCGTCACACTTCAGAAGATATCATCGTCCAGTTCTTCACGCCATCATCATTCGGCGACGAGGGGGAAGATATCAAACTCTCTGAAACGGACTAAGTCACTCGTCGTTCCTGGAGAGGTGTTTTTGTAAAAAGTGTGGTTTGTCTGAAAAAGATGTGAAGTTTCGTATTTCTCGTCCTGGGAGCCGATTTCCGAGGACGGTATGTAACGAGTGCACGACGAGGGCCCGAAGAGAGGCTAAGACCTCCTGTTCGAAGGGGCACCCGTTCGTCGACGGAAGTTATTTCCTTTCGAAGAGCGGGCATCGAGTATGTCTTCTATGTTCTCCTACTAAGTGTAAGAAAGGACATGTGCTTATTCCAGAGAATACCCGCACTTCTCGTGGAAGACGGGACTGTAGGGAGTGCATCCGTTCTCGGGCCCGGAACCGAAAATCGGGTGCCATAGTATCGTCCGGGGACGACAAGGCGAACCATCCCGACCATCTCGAGGGATATGAGCTTTCGATTGCCGTTCTAGCCTGAGGTATTCAACATGGGAAACTGGAACATCACGGTCCGCGGCGTCGGTATTCACCACAACAACGGCAGGAAGGACGACGCCAACGTCATGACGGCCGACTTCGTGCGCGCCCTCAAGGCAGCCGGCCACTCCGTCGTGTCCGCCTCGTTCACGTACGGCGGCGAGGACGACCTGACGAAGGTCGAACCCGAGAAGCACACGGAGTCGACGAAGCCGGAGTCCGACTGAACGGGGGCTTTCCTTTTTCGGTATCGTTCGTCAGGACATGACGTTCGACCAGAAAGCCTACATGAAGGACTACCGGAAGTCCTACATGCCCGCATACCGGGAGTCCAACCCGGAGGCCTTCAAGCAATACGACAAGGACCGCCATCTCCGGGCGAAGCTCGGGGCCTTCGAGAAGCTGGGCGGTCCTGTCTGCAGAGACTGCGGGGAGACTGAGCTTGAGTTTCTGACCCTCGGTCACCTGAACGGTGACGGAGCGAAGGACAGGTCTGAGACAGGACGACGGCAGATCTATCTCGAGATAGCCCGCGGGCTGAGACCGCCAGAGGACTACGCTGTGCAGTGCCGAAACTGCAACTCCGGCGGCAATCTTGATTTGCGCCGTCCACTTCCCTTGAAGTCCAAGTATGAATGTTCTGGAGAACCGTGTAAAAAATGCGGATCGCCGAAGCTCGTCCGCTCGTCCGCTCACCCGAAGTATGGGAGAAGAAAGCGGACAGAGTGCAGGAACTGTGGGAATGGGACCAACCGGCTCGCTCTTCGCGCTTTACGAGCTTCCGTAATAACCTCTTTCGGAGGGAAGTGTGCTTGTTGCGGTGAACTATCATCGTCTTTCCTGACGATCGATCATCTACATGATGATGGCAATTCTTCTAGAAAACAAGAAAGCTTCGGGTCCGCTGGCTTTTATCGTGGTCTCTTAGACGGAACAATGGACAGGAGTCGCTTTCAAATCCTGTGTTGGAATTGCAATTTCAGCAAACACCTTGGCGGCGGTATCTGTATACATACTAGGAAGTAACCACTGAAATGGCGTTCAACTTTTTTGGTACAATGACCTCGGGTCAATGGGAGGCCTTCAAGGCCTTCGCGCGCATCCAGAAAGTCGACGTCCAGCTTAGGATCAACTGGCTCCAGAAGCAGCTTTCCATGAACGGCATCTTCGAGACCACCTACGACGGCCCGATGCCGGTCTCGTTCTCGGCCTCGGCCGGGAGCTACGCGGCGAAGCTTATCGCCGCGTACCGGGTTCTCGGCGGGGTGCCGGAGCGCGACATGCTTCTCCGGACCTCGGACAAGCCTGTGTTCAAGACGAAGGGTGTTTCCATGAACGGTCAGGTCGGAAACACCGCGAGCGGGTTCTCGGACACCTTTTCGAACGGCCGGCGCGAGCGCGGCACCCAGCGCTTCGACCGGGACCTCGGCCTGCTCGTCGAGAGCCTGAAGGGGTGGCAGCTCGCGGCCATTAAGGCCAAGCGCGAGAGGCTCGAGTTCAAGATCAAGCGTGCTCTCGACTACTCGGACCAGCTCCAGAACGAGATAGTCCTTCTTACCGCCGTCCTCGACGACACCTCGACCAAGTCCTTCGACAGCCAGGTGGTCGGCATTGAGGTCCAGATGGTGACCCCTGGCTCGGCGAACGTGGTCGACAACCTGGAGGACGTCTTTGGCCTCGCCGTAGGCAGGCCTGGCGACCTCTCCTACTCCGACGCCATCCAGCAGGGCGAGCAGAACGACCAGCGCGTCCCGGTCTGAGGAACAGTATGTCGTACGACTTTGCCACAGCTGCCGTCTGTCCGCACCAGGTCTTCTTCGAGGCCTGCCCCGTCGACCAGGGGACGAAGCGGTCTTGCTCCTTCCCGAGGCCCCCCAACAACTCCGGCGTGGCCGTTTACGTCGACCGCGTCCCGGTCCCGAAGTCCGGGCTCTGGTCCACCGCCTCGCTCCCCTTCTTCAAGCCCGGCCCGTACCGGGTCCAGGCGGGCGTGAACGACCTTCTCCTGATGGCCGTCGGGTTCGGCATGCCGCGGCTTCTTCAGCTCACCCCGGGCCCCGCCGTCTCGGCCTCGGACATGGCGATCGGCCTCCAGCGCCAGCTCCCGGACTTCCTCGTCTATGCCGACGGGAAGCGCGTGGTCGTCTCGACGCGCGGCCCGTCCAGGGGTACGGCCTTCCAGTTCCACGATCCGAGGTGGACTGACAGGGTTGGCTCGCTCCCGACCACGGCCCGGGTCCTCGGCGCCTACTCGGAGGTCGGCATCGTTCCCGGCCGCGCTGTCACCGGGACGAAGATCTTCCCCGGGTGGTCCGTCCAGCTTGACCCGAGCTCCCCCGTCATTCAGGACCGCATTCTCTTGTTCGATGAGCCTCTCCCGAACGCGGACCCCCTGGTGGAGCTGTCTTACGTGACGGCGGCCCAGTACTGCCGCCGGTGCTTCGGAACCCGCGTAGAGTACGACTACACCATCAACAATGGCACGTACGACACCGTCCAGAATACCGACTTGCTTGTCCAGGAGTTCGAGAAGTTCCTCCTGACCAAGATCGGGTCCCACTGGAAGTGGAGCTGGCTCGGCAGCGGCCTCGTCGACAGGATCGGCGGGAAGGGCAACACGGCCTCCTCGAGCGTCAACGCCCTCATCTCGGTCGACGTCACCCAGGCTTTCGCCACATACCAGAGTCTCAAGACCGGCCAGGAGGCGAACTTTCCGCAGCAGAAGGTCACGGACGCGGAGTTCCCCCTCCAGCTCGGCTCGGTCGACGTCCAGCTTCTCCCGAACGACCCGACCGTGGCCGTCCTGAACGCCGTCATAGTCAGCCGGAGCCAGGTTGAGGTCCCCCTCGCCCGCGTCGTCGGGAACCCGAACCCGTTCTCCGCCCTGAACGGGGACCCTGCCCAGACCCTCCGTCGGCTCCCCGGAGGCTGACGTCCCCGCCCAGACCCTTTATCGGGTAGCGTGCACTGAATGACGACGGCGCCAAGGATTAACTATTTCGACGGCTCCGGCGACACCGACTCGCTGGCCGTCACAACGAACATCAGCTTCATCGCCCTGACGGGGTCGGTGGACTCGAACGTGGTCGACGTTCAGATCAACATCAACGGCGCGGGCTTCGCCTCCGACCCGTCCCTGGTGTTCCTCGACCTCCCGGACTTCGCCGTCCCGAACCCTTCGGCCTACCCCGCCGGCCTCTCCCTCGAGCGCGGACGGAACGTCATCCAGCTGCGCTCGGTGGACATGTCCGGGTCCGTCAGCCCTCCGTCCACCGTGGTCGTGGACGTCGTCTCGCAGGCGGACCTGCAGACCGTCCTCTCCCCGCCCACCGGTGTCCTCCTGCAGAGGAACGCCAAGAACGTCGAGGTCCAGTGGTCCGACCTCTCTCCCGACATCCCGACTGGCTACAACGTCTACGCCTCGACCGGCGAGGGCGGCTCCGGCTCGGGCTACCTGCGCGTCAACGCCCAGACCATCCCGTACAACTCCCCGACCTCCGTCCGCCAGGACCTGTTCGACGTGTTCTCGTCCTCGACCCCGTTCGACAACCCGGACGCGTCGGACCCGAACGCCCCGACCCCGTCGACGAGCTTCGACACGCTCGACCTTCTGCTCCAGGCCAACCTCGTCAACGCGGCTACCGGGAGCGTCGCCGCCCCCGTGAGCGTCACCCGCGTCCCGCTCTCCGGCGACCCGAAGTTCCTGATGACGATCAACGTCCAGTCGGTGCGGCAGACGAACGTCTTCAGCTTCGTCCACGACCGGAACGACGGCATCACGAACGGGATCCTGAACAACGACGTCTTCTCGGTCGTGTCCCCGGACGACCCTCTGTTCTACGTCGTCACCGCCGTCTACTTCAACAAGGCGACGGGACAGCTCCAGGAGAGCCGCTACTCGTCCGAGATCCCCGGCGCCCCGCTCGCCCTCGACACGACGGTCCGCGGCATCAGGATCCGCGAGCAGAACATCGTGGTCCAGGACTACATCCAGGAGGTGAACGCGGCCCAGCCGTCTCTCGCCCTCATCCCGGCCTCGACGGTCCGCGAGGTCCACATCGAGCCGTTCGGCAACGAGATCCAGAAGGCCTACTTCCTGATGGACTGGGTCCACCGCGGGAAGTCCTTCGCCGCGATGCTCCAGGTCGACGACCCGAACCTGACCGGGACCAGCGTCACGGTCGCGAACTCGAGCTATAAGCAGAACCTGAAGTCGGCCCTTTCCCTTAGCTCGGACGCCGCCGTCCAGTCTCTCATCGACGGGTCCTTCGACTCGCTGTCCGCCAACTTCGGCGTTCCGCGCCAGGGCGCCCGCCCGGCGCAGGTCCTCCAAACCTTCTACACGACATCGGTCCCGACGCGCGACCTCGTGGTGTCCCAGGGCGCCATCGTCTCCTCGTCCACCAACAGCACCGCCCCGCGCTTCGTCTCCAACGCGTCGGTGTCCATCCTGGCCGCGAACGCGCAGGCCTACTATAACCCGAGCACGCGCCGCTACGAGGTCCAGGTCCAGATGGTGGCCGAGACCCCGGGCTCCGCCGGCAACGTCCCGTCCCCCGTCCTCGACACCGTCGTGTCCGGCGCGGACGGCCTGCAGACGGCGAACGAGGTGGCGTCCGACTTCGGGCGCGACCGGCAGAGCAACCTCGAGCTCTCGGAGACAGCGTCCCGGAAGCTCTACTCTCTCGACACCGGGACCGAGGGCGGCTACGAGCTGAACGCTATCGGCGTCCCCGGCCTCCTCGAGGTCCTCATCGTCAAGTCCGGCGACCCGGACATGATGCGCGACTACGACCCGGTCCGCATGAAGCACATCGGCGGAAAGGTCGACGCCTGGGTCAAGGGGACGATCGAGCGCACCATGACCGAGACGTTCGCGTTCCAGTTCTCGGTCGCCAAAAACGTTCGCTTCGACGTGGTCGACGCCGTCAATCTCGTGTTCCGCGCCCGCGACTCGCGCCTGTCGGTCTCGAACCCGATAGACGAGATGCTCTATAACCCGTCGCTCGGCCTCGGCCTCCGGAACCATTCGAACACGCCGGTCACGAGCTACGACCTGACGGGCGTGACGATCGTCGACTACCGGACTGTCCGGCTCAACACGTCCATCCCGCAGCCGCCGACGCTGCTCGACGACTTCGTGGAGGGCGACTACCGGTATCGCAGCAACAACAAGTTCGTCGCCAGCCTTCAGCCCCTCTTGCGCGTGTCCTCCGTCGTCGGAGAGGTCTCCGGCGCCCTCGACCCGGGCGACGGGTACACCCTTTACAAGCTGCAGGACCCGCTGCTCGACGGCGAGTCCACGATCGCGACGGACTACGTCCAGATCAACCAGGTGAACGGGATCCCCTCCGGGAACTCGGTGTCCGTCAACGACGAGCTCCACGTCCTCATCGGCGAGTTCGAGGAGCCCCTCGACTCCGTCGGCGTCAACACCTTCACCCTCGCCGTCTTCAGCGCGGACCGCACGGTCCAGTACCGCGGCCCGAGCCAGTCGAACCCGGACTACCTCGTCGTCTCCGGGTCGCAGACCTCGCCCCTGAAGATCGTCCGCTCCACGCTCTCGAACATCCAGAGCGGGTCCCAGGTCTCGGTCGACTACGAGCACGACGAGAACTTCAAGGTGACGTACGTGATCAACGACGTCCTGCAGCAGCTCCAGCAGCGCTACAGCAAGATGCGTCACGTCACGGCCGACGTCCTGGCGAAGCAGTCGGTGCAGAACCCGATGTCCACGGAGGCGACCATCCAGCTCCTCCCGAACGCGGACCAGGCCACGACCGACGGCGCCATCCGGACGAACGTCACCGTGCTGACCGACTCGAAGGGCGTGGGCGGGTCCGTCCGCCAGTCCGACGCCGTGTCCGTCATCGACGCGGCCATCGGGGTCGACTACATCGTCCAGCCGTTCACCCGCTTCACCCTCGCGGACGGCGCCCAGCGCGTGCGCGACGAGGTCCTGTCCGACTACGTGGTGCTGGCCTCGCTCGGCCAGTTCGCCAACCAGGTGTTCCTCCTCACCCAGGCGCTCCCGTTCAACACGACCGACGGCGGCGGCCCTCCGACCGTCTGCCACGGCGTCTACATGGACGAGCTCGTCATGGTCCAGGCGACCTCCCTGGAGGACGTCGGGGCCGGCCTCGGCCGCGCCTGGATCATCGGCGGACAGGGCGCGGTCATTGCCGGCTACACGGACGACGCCACGCTTCTCCCGTCCTTCTTCACTGCCGAGGCCGTGGTGGCGGAGAGGGTACGGCTGACGGCGAACCGTGTCGTCGTCTCCCTCAACGCCGGCATCGTCCCTCCCGACATCCCGACGAACCACAGGTTCGCCGCCACCTACATCGTGAGCGGCGACCGCGGCGTGAAGGACCTAGAGACCTCGCAGATCGAATACCTCACCCCGGGAGACCTCGTTTTGACATATCGTCAGGCCCAATGAACTTCTGCACCGGTTGCAAAAGACATCATGATGGTCCGGCTTTGATATGCGGGATATGCGCCCCAAAAAACAGAGCGAAGGTGGCTGCATGTCAGGCTTCAAACAAAGCGTTCGTCCGTAGTCTGAAAGAAAAACCATGTTCTTCATGTGCCAAGACCTTTGAGTGGTACATGATGGAATGGGACCATTTAGACCCATCCAAGAAGATGATTTCTATCTCTAACGCGTTCCGGTGGGGCCGGGATCGCATACTAGCGGAAATAGCGAAGTGCCGTTTGTTGTGCATCGGGTGCCACAGAATCCATACTTCGTCCGGAATATCGGTTGGGACCAAAGAGTGCAAGAATAGATCCGCTCGGGAGCGTAATCATGCTTTCGTCGATGGTTTGAAGTCCGTCCCGTGCGAGGATTGTGGCGAAAGGTTTGAGCCTCTTTTCATGGATTTCGACCACGTCAGAGGATGTAAGGTCATCGGTATTTCCGAGGCTTGCCATCGTAAATGGTCTATTTCTAAGATTGCTGACGAGATTGCGAAATGTGACATCGTCTGCTGTTGGTGTCACAGAAGACGGACTCAATCGCGTCTGATGAGTGAGGATGCCTAATGCTGATTAGAGTATCGTTCGACGCGTACGAGGCGGGCGAGCAGTACGAGAACCGCCTCGTCTCCGAGGCGAACAACATCTTTCAGGTCTTTCTGTCGATGCTGTCCTCGTACTGGCAGTCGACCATCGACGGGCCGAACTACGCCCGTGAGCTCAAGGTGATGTCCATTGAGCTCGCCAAGATCCGGCTCGCCCTGAACGACGTGCGCTCGGACATAAAATACTCTGCCACGAGGACCGAGTTCCTGTATCAGGTCATGTCCTCTGTCATGTTCCCGGCGGACCCGGGGGTCCCGAACCCGAACCTCTCGGATCAGGACCTGAAACAGCTTCTCCTGAACATCCTCACCATCTACTTCCAGGGCAGCATCCCGGACTCGATGCAGGAGGCGGCCCAGCTCTTCGTGGACGCGAAGGTCGTCGTGAAAGAGAACTTCCTCGAGGCCAGGAAGCCGGGCTCCGGCTACGACATATCGGACGAGTTCGGCTTCGAGATCGACGTCCTCTTCGGGAGCCTCAAGGGGACAGACGTCCTCCTCTCGAACCGGATGATGCGCATTCTCCTGAACATCATCCGTCCGGCCCACACGCTCCTCCGGATAAAGTATATTCTCCAGGACACCTGGCTCGGACAGGGGGGCCCGGACCCGCTCAGGGACAACCTGGCCAAGATCTCCGATGCTTTCACTTTCGTCCTCTCCAACTACGGGTACGAGGACTTCCGGAAGTTCGTCGACGGGGTCTATGGGGTGGACGAGCTCGGCACGAAGATGTCGCACAGCGTGGTCGGCGAAGATCATTCTGGAGATTTCTGACCTAGTCCGTTAGCCGTCTGATTGCCCGTGTGCGGCGGATATGTCCGTCGAAAGATTCGCCAACCTCGCCCAGACGACGATATCGACCGCCGGCGGCATATCGCCCGTGGCGCTCACCTTCGACGTCGCAAGCGCCATCCTCTTCCCGCCCCTGCCCCAGTTCCGGCTGAGGGTCGAGGACGAGATCCTCCTCGTCACCGGGGTTTCCGGGAATACCTTCACCGTAATCCGCGGAGCCGAGGGCACCACCCCCGCCGCGCATGCGTTCGGCGCGACCGTCACCCATGTGCTCACTGCCGGGGCGATGAGCCAGTTCGCCTTCGACCTCTCCGGCCTCACGGGCCCTCCCGGCCCGCAGGGTCCACAGGGCGTGACCGGCGCGCACGGCGCGGATGGCGTCACGGGCGCCACAGGTCCGCGCGGCGCGACCGGCACCCTCGGCGCGCAGGGCGTCCAGGGTAACACGGGCCCTCGCGGCAGCACCGGGCCCACCGGTTCGCAAGGTCAGACCGGCCCACAGGGCCCTCAGGGATCCCCAGGTGTCACCGGGTCCACGGGCCCGGTCGGTGCCACCGGCCCGTTCGGAGGCCCTGCGGGCCCGACGGGCCCGACGGGCCCCCAGGGCTCCCCCGGCCCTACCGGCGTCACGGGTCCTGCTGGCGCGACCGGCTCTGCTGGCTCCACCGGCATCCCCGGACCTCAAGGGCCTACCGGCCTCATTGGCCCCCCTGGCCCCCCTGGCCCCACCGGCTTCGGCCTCCAGGGCTCCCCCGGCACCACCGGCGTGGCGGGCCCGACAGGCCAGCAAGGCCCTACTGGCCCTACTGGCCCGAACGGCTCCCCGGGCGCTCCCGGCTCAACCGGCCCTCAAGGCCCTACTGGCGCCCGAGGCCCCACGGGGCAGACTGGCCCGGCTGGCCTCCAGGGCTCCCCCGGAACTGCGGGTCCGACCGGCGCCACGGGCCCCCAGGGCGCCACGGGCCCCTTCGGCGGCCCCCCGGGAGCCACAGGACCCACTGGCCCGCGCGGGGCCACAGGACCCACTGGCCCGACTGGCCCGAAGGGCGATCAGGGTGTCCAGGGTACTCAGGGTGTCCAGGGGATAACCGGCTCAACCGGGCCTGTCGGCCTCACCGGCGCCACGGGCCCCCAGGGCGCGACCGGCCCGCAGGGCGCGACCGGGCCCACCGGGCCCACCGGGCCCACCGGGCCCCAGGGCCAGACTGGCCCCCAGGGCCAGACGGGCCTGCGTGGCGCCACCGGCGCGACCGGCCCGACCGGACCCCAGGGATTCACGGGCCCGCAGGGATCTCCGGGCCCGCAGGGGTCAACGGGCCTCCAGGGCCCGCAGGGCCCTACCGGCCCGACCGGCCCCCAGGGCCCGACCGGCCCTATTGGCGCCACCGGCGTCCTCGGCGTTTACCAAATTCGTCCCCACGCGGCCAACAACTCTCCGGTCGCCCTCTGGCAGTTGAACGGTGACACGGTCGACCAAATTGCCGCCTTCAATCTGTCCGTCGTCTCCGGGATCGGGAACTATAGCGAAGTCGGACCTGGCCTTCGCGGGTTTTCGTTCGACGGCGGCGAGCTCCTTGAGGGTGCTTATCCGTTTCTCGGCGTCACGGGCGCCATGTCCGTGCTCGCCATCGCGAACTTCCCGGACGTCGCGACCGGCGTCTACCCAATCATCTCCTATGGCGGGTCGAGTGAGTCCTCTGGGGACAACGTCCAGTATGAGGTCTACTTCGACCAGGCGGACCGGTATGCAACTTTCCGTTCCGAGTCCGGATCCGGCGTCGACTCAGTGTCTGTCGCCACCGGCGTCAAGGCGCCCGTCGGTCAGCCATTCCATCTTGGCCTGACGCGCGGTGCGTCTGGCGGGAATCTCTCCTGGTATTTGAACGGCAGGCTGTACGCGACCGGCGCGGTCAACCCGCCCAACGGCGGCCAGAGTGGTTTTGTCCGTCTCGGCGCCCGCGCGAAGGACGTTGGCGGCCAGCTCCCCCCGGGTTCCGTACTCGCCTCCGTCAAGCTCTTGTTTTCAGAGCTCTCGCCGCAGGCGGTATTCGACGAGTATAACCATACCGTCGGAGCGGCCTTCGTCGGCTTCACCGGCGCTCAGGGCATCCAGGGTTCACCGGGCCCCCAGGGTCCGACCGGCCCCATCGGCCTCCAGGGTTCAACTGGTCCGCAGGGCGCAACCGGCGTCCAGGGCGTACAAGGGGTCACGGGGACCACGGGCGCTGGCGTGCAGGGCTCCCCGGGCCCACAGGGCCCGACCGGCGCCGTCGGTCCGGCCGGCGCGGCCGGCGCAACGGGTGCTGGTATCCAGGGCTCCCCGGGCCCCACGGGCCCGCTCGGCGTTTATCAAATCCGTCCACACGATACGACCTTTAACCCGGTCGGTCTCTGGCAATTCGACGGGAACCTGAACGACGTCTCCGGTCTCGGTAAGAACCTGTCTGTTTTCTCCGGTATAGAGAACTACAGCGAGATCGGCCCGGGCATGCGCGGGTTCTCCTTCGACGGGACTGAGTTCCTCCGCCGAGTCGGCCATGACAACGAGCTTGTCATCGGTGGCCCCGTCACGATCGAGTCCATTGTCAGGCTCCCGGACCCGTCCTCCGGGGTGGTCCCGTTCGTCAGCCATGCTGGTGTCGGCGAGTCTAGTGCGGAGAACGAGCTCTATGGCGTCGTTTTTCTCGCCACGACCCGGTATCCTGAGTTCTCGTCCGAGTCCGGCGGCGGCTCCGACGCCTTCACCGTCGCCACGGGCGTTGTCGCCCCCGTCGATGAGGCCTTCCACTTCGCGGTCGTCCGAGACGCTGGCCTCAATCTCTCCTGGTATTTGAACGGCAGGCTGTACGCGACCGGCGCGGCCGCGTCCGTGAACGGCGGCCAGAGCGGCTTCTTCAAGGTCGGTATCGACGCAGGCCAGACGGTGCCGGCCCCCCGGAACCTGGTCGTCTCATCCCTCAAGATGGTCCCGACGTCCCTCTCGTCGGACGCCATCTACTCCGAGTACAACCGGACCATCGGCGCAGTGTTCGTCGGCCAGACGGGCCCGCAGGGGGCCATCGGCCCGACCGGGTTCACCGGCGCGCAGGGCTCACCCGGCTTTACAGGTCCTGTCGGCCCGCAGGGCGCCACCGGGCCGACCGGCCCGCAGGGTCCGACCGGCTCTATCGGCGCCACCGGCGTTCAGGGCCAACAGGGTGTCACCGGCTCTACCGGACCTCAGGGACAGCAGGGCGCCACCGGAACACAGGGCGCCACCGGAACACAGGGCGCCACCGGGGTTGTCGGCCCTACTGGACCGAGCGGTCTTCTCTCTGTTACGGCCCCACAGTCCGCCACCTTTTCCGCCACGTTCGGGACCCTGGTTCTTGTCGCCGTCCCGTCCGGGCCGACCGGTTTCTCCATCATAGTCCCTCCTGCCACCGGCGCCCTCAATCTTGAGCTCGGGGTGAAGAACATAACCAATGGTACTGGTCCCGTTTTCGTGACAGCCTCTGATTCCTCCGACATGGACGGCTCCACGGGTTTTGTCATGAACACTCCGAGAAAATATGTCCGGATGAAGTCGATCGGTACTGGTTACATCATAGTCTCCTGAGTATCGTTCTCCATGCCTTTCACCGGAAGACTCGGTACACCGAACAGCCGCTTTGCCGATATCGTCTTCGGGGCGGTAGACGGCTTCGGTCCGGACTCGCCCGACTTCCGGGCCCACCAGCTCACGTCGGCGGCCTTCCGGGTCCTCTTCAACGGCCAGGTGACCGACTCCGCCCTCGATCCGTCGGTCTACTCCCTCGCCTCCCTCGCCTCCCCCGGGACCGCGCACGTTCCGGCCATCCTGTCCGTCGAGTTCTACGACGAGCTCGACGACTCTGTTGTCCTGGTACTCGATGCTCCGCTCACGACCACGACGCAGTACGCTGTGTCTGTCTCCTCCGTCGAGATGGTCTCCAGCGACTACCTTCTCAACACCGCTCGAAGTTTCACGGCGAACGTTGTGGATCCCCCGCGGGCCCTCGGCGCCTTTCTTTCCAAGAGAGGCGAGGTCGACGTCCTGTTCGACAAGCCCGTCGGCCCCTTCTCGGGCTCCGCAACGTTCACCATCGCCGACGCCGCCGGGGGTCCCGCCTTCGCCATGACGCAGGCCACCTGGGCCTCGGAGTCCATCCCGGAGACGACGCTCCGGCTTCACCTACCAGCAGGGACCCCTACTGCCCTGTCCTTCGTCATCGCCACGTCGGGCATTACGGACGTTTCCCTGAACCACTCTTCGGAGACGGTCCCGCTCACCCTGGCCCTACGCTCCCCGCTCCCGTTCTCGCTCGCCGACCTGACTCAGCTTCAGCTGACCGACGCCTTCGTCACGGACGTGTCCTCGGACTTCTTCCGGACGGCGAACGTGCGTGTCTTCTTCAGCTGCCCCGTGTCCGGGGCCGCCTCGACCGGGGCCTGGTCTGTCTCCGCCTCGACCGCCCACCTCCACCTGGACGCCCAGGACGGCGTGGCCGCGCCGCCCGCGACCGACCTGCCGAGCCTCATCACTCTCCTGAACCAGCTGAGGGCCGGATATGCTGGCCATGTGACGGCCCTGGAGCAGATCCATGTCTCCCCGTTGTCCGTGACCTCGAAGGATGCCATCAGCGCCCCGGCCGCCACGGACCAGCTGAGCGCCGTCCGCCTCCTGAACCAGCTTCTCGTCGCGATCCCGGACCACTATCTCCGCCCGCGCGTCCACCTTTATCCGGACACGATCAACCTGTTCTCTATCCCGCAGGTGGATCCGTCCGATCTCGCCGGCGCCATCGCGGCCTCCAACCTGGTCGCCGCCTCCTACAAGACCCACCTCCTCCTCGAGTACCCACTCCAGTTTTCGACGGCTTACCATTCGCCGGTCGGCTCTATCACGGCCTATTGCCGGGAGTCGGACCCGAACCTTGCCTTCGACGTCTCCGGTCCGTACACGTACTTCGCGGACCTGAGGGTGGTCCTGGACACGGAGGTCCCGAGCCTCCACGTCAGGGCCACCCTCACGAGCGAGGACGGCGGGAGCTCGTGCACGCCCTCCGACTACACGGGGTCCATCGTCGCCCGTCCTGGGGCTGCGCCCGCGGTTATCACCTCGAGCCTCGTCAGCGTTGACCGCTGGGTGGACCTCAGGACCGACCGGAACGTCTCGCTCGTCGCCGGCGCCCCCATGGTCATAGTCGGCGCCGACGGTCTCGAGGTCCCGACCGACCCGGCCGTCCTCGGCTCCCTGCCCGTCCTCATCTGGGCCTACAATCAGGCGCTCGAGGCGTACCGACAGCACATCGTCCCGGGGGCGGCCGGGCATCAGGTCACCGACGTCATCAACCTCGTGTCGCCGACGGACTACGCCTCCCTCCCCCTGGCGTCCTCTATGTCCGCGGCGAACGGCGTTCGCCAGAAGGTCATGGCGCACATGGCCTCGGCCACCATCCACTATCACGCCGATCCGTCTGCGATCACGGCCCCCGAGGCGACGGACCTGGACAGCTATATGGCCCTGGTCGCCGACCTAACGCAGGTCCTGGCCTCGCACCTGGTCCGGGTCGGCCCTCACCTGTATGCCGGCTACAGGATGGTCTCGGCCCCCGTGTTCGACACCGTCCGCCTGTCGTCCCCCTCGATGAAGGATGGCTCGGCGAGCCGTGCCGTAGGGCTCCTCCAGGACTCGTACGTGTACAACGGCCCGCCCGTCGTCCCGGCCCCCTCCGTCCCCGCCTATCGGTCGCACGTGGAGAGCGTCGACCTCCCGTTCACAGCGCTCGCCGTGCGTCCGTCCCTTGCGTCCGTCCTGCCGCAGAGCGGGCTTTCCTTCGATCCAGTTCGGGGCCCCGTCCTCGGCGCGGACCAGGTCCTCGCCTTCTTCTCCAAGCCGATGCGGGAGGTCCCCGTCACCCCGGCGGCACTCCCCATCACGGGAGGTCCCATCCAGCCCCTTGGCTCCGGATGGGTTAGCCCTGTGCTGGCCTCCGTGGCCGTGACCAAGATGGAGCCCATCCCATACTCCGTGACCGCAGTTGGCCTGACGGACCATGCCGGGAATCTGGTGTACTAATGGTCTACTTCACCGGGATAGCGTCCGTGTCGGACAGGACCTTGTTCACCAACAGGGGGCCGATAGTCAAGCGCCCCCTCCCACTCCTCGTCGGGTCGGACCTCCGGGTCCTGTCCGAGAACCAGGTCCAGATATCGTCCGGGAACTTCTCGGAGGACGATGTTGGTCGCCTCGTCACCGTCTCCGGGACTGAGGGTGGCAGGAACGACGGGACCTTCCGGATCCAGTCGGTCGTCACCTCCAAGGTGCTCGTCCTCGCGGACTCCTCCTTCAGCGTTCTCGACGAGGACGCCACGACCGACTCCGTCGTCACCCTGGCCAACGACATCAAGCTCCAGTACGGTCTGCACCGCTCGAGGAAGGTGCTCGTTGACGGCGTCCTCGAGGGCGTGCACGGAATGGACGACGGGACAAACGTTGTCACGGCCGATGGGTGCCACGACCTCGCCTCCGCCATCATCCTGGCGAACGACCTGCTAGCGAAGTACAATGCGCACGCGCATGACGTGTCAGGAGACCCGAAGGTCCATATCGAGATCGACTTCCAGGACCTCGTCGCCCTTGGCCCGTCCTCCAACCTGTCGCAGGTCCTGAATCTCCTGAACGAGCTGCGCCGTAAGTACGAGAGCCATAGGCAGAACCATTTCGTTCACCAGAACGTAGACCTCATTGACCGCGTAGACTCTCCCCCGGTCAAGCCTGCTACCAACGTGTATCCAGGCCCGCTTACCGGCCCCTTTCCCTGGACCATCTTGGACCCGCGCTATGGACAGCCCGCGGACAGTCCTTATGATGTCAGTGTGACAGTCAACGGACAGCCCGCTGGCGTTGACGCCGTGTTCGGCCTTATGGGGGCTGTCGTTCTGTCCTCAAAACCAACCTGGTCCGACACGATCTCCATCGACTACGACTTCGTGGAGAACCCTCCCTCGAGGTTCATGCGCCTGAACTCCCCTGAGTTCACTCTGAACCAGTACGGGAACACGGCCCTCGCCGGCGTCCCAAAGCACCGCTACAGGTCGAGCTCCCACCTTATAACGGGCGCCGAGGGCGTCCCTCTGTCCGCCCCGTTCAAGCCGTTCAAGCGTGGGTGGAAGTATAAGGCCTACGAGAGGGCGTACACGGCGTCCCTGAACGACCCGACGACTCTTCTCCTTAACGTCCCGACGAACAAGCTCACGTACCCGGTCCTGTTCGAGCGCGTCACTGAGGTGACCATCCGGTACGACCCGACGACCCTCCCGCAGAACGCGCTCGACCCGTGGACGCAGGAGGGCCGCGGTACACTGACGCTGGCGCCCGGCGGCTCGGCCCTCACCGTCGTCGACTCGAGCACCCAGAGCGGGGTCGACTCTAAGCCCCCATTCTTCACGCACGCGATCAACCTGGACGCCGAGTCCTCGATCTCGGCCGCCTTTCGCGCTCGCATGTCCTCCGACCCGGCCGTGTTCGTCCCGGACGGCGTGTTCTCTGGCGTCAGCTTCGGCGTCTCGGACGGGCGCAAAATATCGGTCGTCGGCTTCATCCTGACGCAGGCCACGAACCTGACCTCCGCCATCGTCATGGCGAACTCCCTGAAGGCCCAGCTGAACGGCCACGTCGTGAACGTCGGCTCGCACTTCCCGGACGACCCGTCCGACGAGGTCGACTTCGTGGACGCCTCGGGCCTCCCGGAGCTTCTGGTCCTCGTCAACGCCGTCCGCACGTCCTATTCCGAGCATGCCGCGAAGGGCGGCGGAGTCGGGCTTATCCACCGGGCGGCGGACTCCGCGAACGCCGTCACCCTCCCGGCGGCCACGGACCTCCCCTCGGCCGTCGCCCTGGCGAACCAGCTCCGCCTTCTTCTCAACGCCCACGGGACCCAGCCCGGGGTCCACTTCACGAACGACGCTTCGCACCAGGTCCCCCTGGTGCGCCAGGTCGGCGTTTTGACCTCCCGCGGGTTCCCGGAGCTCGAGGGTTCATGGAACGCCTTCGCCGCGGACTGGACCGGGTACCAGACCTACCGTCTCGCTCGCGACCCCTCCGGCGGCGTCGGCGTGTACGTCAGCGGCTCCGTCGCCCCCTCGGCCTCTGTGGCCCGGGCGGACCTCCCTGACACGTCCTCGGTGGACGCCGAGTTCGACGTCATCCAGCAGGTCTACTTCGGGTCCATCGGACGAGAGTCGAAGAGCTCGAGCGACTGGCAGTTCGTCCGCGTAAATGTCCAGCCGGTGGACGCGAACCTTATAGAGAACAACAAGCAGGTCGACTATCAGGCCTCGACCACGCCCGAGCTCGACCCTGACGCCCCGTGGATAACCTACGGCCAGGCCGGCATCGAGCGCGTCCTGACTCCCGGCCTTTTGCTGGTCGACTCGACCGCCTCCGCCTCCGCGGCGGACATGCCGCAGCTCGGCCTCGTCCCGGGCGCGTACCGCGGTTATGTCCGCTATGAGCCAATCCTTTCTACGGACAACGCCCTGGTGGCCGAGTTCCGGATGGGCGCCGACTACTGGACATCCAGCGTTAGCGACAGGGCCTTCGGCCTGTTCATGGCGGATCCGGACTTCTCGGTCCAGCTTGCCTTCCTTCAGTCCTCCCCGACGCCGGCCGTCACGACCGGGACCGTCGCCGACCCGTTCGTCCTCGTCAATGGGGACACCCTCATCGTCCAGATCGGATCCGAGCCGGTTATCACCGTCTCCTTCCTCATTCCGCCCGGCACGAACACCGCGGCGTCCGTCGCGGCCCGCATAAACTCTGTCCTCGGCTTTCCCTTCGCGTCCGCCGCCTCCGGGCACGTGACGCTGTCCTCGTCCGATCTCGGCGTGTCCGCCACCTTCTCCATCCTTTCCGGGTCCTCGCTCGCGAAGCTTGGCCTCAGTCCGGGAAAATACTTTGGTTCGGACTCGAGCCCAGAGCCGAAGATGTCGTGGTTCGGCGCGAACTTGCCGGAACTCGACGACCCGACCTGGGTCAAGTCCGGAGGCCAGTCCGCGAGTCTCTTTAACCGCGTTCTGCGCGCGGTGGACGTCTCGACCTCGGACTATATCGCCTGGACGCTCGAGGACCCGCTCGTGACCAATCAGGTCCTCGGGAACGGCGCTGACTGGAAGTTGGACGTCCGCCTGTCGGTCCTATCCTTCTCGCCGGGTCCGACCATCACGACGACCTCTCCATACCAGGACCTCGACTTTGCGGGCGCCCTCGTGTCCGTCGACGAGGGCCCGTCTGGCAAGAACGTTGAGCTCCACCTCGCGGTCGCCCCGTCCGGCGCCCAGTACCTGAACCTCCTCACCTATGACTTCTCCTCGGGGACGCTCGTCGTCATGGCCCAGTACGCGTTCGCCTGGAACGACGGCGGGGTCCACACCCTCAACGTGTACACGTCCAAGAGCGTCAACTCGCTCATGGTCCTCGCGGACGGCGTCGTCCTCTCCCCCTCCGTCGGCCCGGCGCCAACTTATCACGGCCTGAGTGCGGGCGTCTCCGGCCCGTCCCTGTCGTTCGGCTCCGGTGGCGAGCCCGTCACCGGTTCCGACATCAGGGCCTGCAGGTCGGTCGTCGACTGGTACTCCGTCGCGGCCTTCGCGGACAGCAAGATATCAGACTCCTTGTCCGCCTCGCGACGCTTCATCGGCATCTATCGGGGAGGACCTCCTGACGTCCTGAGCTCGTACTACCTGCACCAGGTGGACTGGGCCCCGCTCCACACCTACCGTGTCATGCGCGACCCCTCCGCGGGCCTTCAGGTCTACCTTGATGGTTCGGCCACCCCCGCCATCGCCGTCCCGTACGACGTTCTTACCCTTCCTCCTTCCGAGTCCTCCTTCCTGTTCTCCGCCGCCCGCGGCCGCCCATTCGTCGCCTTCGGCGCGTTCAGCCCGACCGAGCTCTCTCGCACCCGGTGGGACTTCCTGCGCTACTCCGTCGGGAAGATCACACTGACGGACCTCCTCATCCCTCCGAACCAGGTTCTTAACCAGGCCAACGTCATCGCCTCCCCGGACCACCTCCGGACGCAGAAGTCACACCAGCACCAGGGTTTCACTGTCTACTCCGGGGGCTCCCCGATAGACGAGTTCATGTCCGACAAGGACGTTCAGGCCGTCACCATTCTCGGCGACGGGACCCCGCCCGTCCCCGCGACCCAGGACCTCGAGGTCCGTCATGGGATGGTGAAGGTCGGGACTCCGCTTGACACCATCTCCGCTGTGAACGCAGTCTCTTTCGCAGGCTTCACGACGGACCTTGTCGACGACGATGTGAACGTTTCCGAGAGCTCGGCCGTTCCCGTCGCAGGTGCCGTGACCGGTCTCAACGCCCTTCTGAACGCCATCAGGTCCGCATACGAGTCACATCGTGTCTATCCGGGCGTTCACCCGGTGAACGACACTGTCGACTTCATAACTGCACCTCCGGCGACCGGGCTCCCGTCTGCCATAGCGCTTGCTAACGACATCAAGGCGAAGCTGAACGCTCATTATGTCCTCTATGGAACCCATATCCCATCCGATATCGTCGATCTTGTCGAGGCGGACGACGCTACCGATGTCTCTTCAGCGGCCATCCTGGCCAATGCTATTCTTGAATCTTACTCTTCCCACATCGGGAAGGGCTCGTACCACATTGTCCCGGACCTCGTCGACACTATCGCGACCGACTTCACGATCTTCGACCTGACAACCGCGGCCCTCGGCGCGTCCGTCATAGCGGACGCCTTCTCCTCCCACTCACTCTCGACTTCTTACCATGATTCTGCTGACAGCACGAACGGGAAATTCTCTAACCCGGTCCTCCCCGGGGTGGGCAAAGCCGGGGTTACCGGACTGTCCGCCCTCGCCACGTCTGACTCTCTGGACGTAGGACAACTCGTCTCGTTTCTTGACGGACCTAATGCTGGCCAGTCTCGAGTCGTCGTCGCCAAGATCTCGAGCTCACAGTATCAGGTGGTTCCGGACTTCCTCCTGAACGATTCTGGCCTCAGTCGCTACGTGCATTTCGGACGGTCCACCGTCACATCAGCCTTTGCGACGTCCGGACTTGGATACTCGATAATCGACGTCACGGGTTCCGCCGTAACCCCTGCAGTTGGCGATGAAATAATGTTCCTCGGCGGCCCGAACTATGGGCAGATCAGGTCTGTTACGGCTTTATCTGGTTCTCAGTTCAGGGTCACCCCAGTCCTTCTCGCTTCAGACCCGACGTCCTGGCCGATGACCTATATCTCGAAGCCGTCCGTTCCGGGCGTGGACCCGAATTATGTTATCGGCCTTTCCAACTCCCTCATGGACCGTTATAGGGCCCATCTTACGGCGCCCGGTGTCCACAGGACGACCGACGTAACCGACTTCGTACCGAACTCTCCGGCGGTCGTCCTCGACGAAGCTGTTCTCATTCTCAATCAGCTTCGGTCCGAGATAAACCCCCATCTTGTTGGTTTCTGGTACCATCTGATCGAGGATATGGTCAATGTTGTGACCACACTTCCGGCCATAGACCCCCTGGCCGCCTCCATCTCGACCCTTAACTCTGTCAAGAACGCATATCTTCATCACGTCTTCCAGTCCAGGGTCCACCTTCAGGACGACGACTCGAACCTACTCCTTCCTCCCCTCGCTCATGACCTGGACTCCGCCATTTTCCTGGCAAACTCCCTGAAGGAGACAGTGAACCGCCATCTCTCCGCGGTCGTCCATGAGGTCGTCGGTCCTCTTGTTCAGAAGGTTCACTCTATGGACGACACGGCGAACGTGATCACGTCCGCGGACGCGACCGACCTCATTTCTCTTTGCACCCTGTCCGTCGACGTGGCCGACTCCTATAACGCCCACCGCGTTCAGCCCGGGGTCCACGGCTCGACCCTTCTTGTTCGTCTAGAAGCGCCGACTCGGGTCCTCTACGAGGGAATCAGGTTCTGGACTTCCGACGAGGGAGACAGCCTGGCGAGGATGGCCCCGTTCTCGGACGACGAGACTCTCCGGTTCTCGGGTCCCATAACCCAGACTGGGACCACCTCTTACTCTTTCCAGGGCTCCCACCTCCCCGAGGACGACATCCTGGTTCGGGCCATCGCCCTGGCGAACGACCTGAAGGCGACCTACAACTCACATCTCGTCCAGTCGGGCGTCCACCTTTTGAACGACACGATCAACGGCGTGACGTCCCCGGACGCGACCGACCTGGCCTCCGTCGAAAACCTTTTGACGGAGATGAAGAGTAGGTACAATCTTCATATCTCTCAGCCTGGTGTCCACATCGAGGATGACACGCGGGATGCCATCGTGGCGTCTGACCCGACCGCGCTCGCCATGGTCGACTCTTTGGTCTCGGAGCTCCGGACGAAGTACGGGATCCACAGGCTCGGGACGGCGTACCACCCGACCGCCGACGTCGTGAATGTCGTGACCCAGCCCGCCCCTCAGCCGTACGGCGACGGCTGGGTCCTCGTGGCCTCTCGTCCGGACGCCGTGTCCGTCACCCTGGTGGCCTCCCCGGAGACAGCGGTGCGCGTCGCCACTCTCTCCCCGGGGACGACCGCAACCTATCGCATGAGGACCGGCATCCCGGACTCGAGGTCCTTCGGCCTCACGTTCTCCGTCCGCCTTCGGATTAACTCCTTCGTCTACTCGCCGAACGTAGACACGGGTGTCTACGTCGGGTTTCTCAGTAACGCTGGCCCTGGGGTTGCTGCCGCTATCGGGTTCGACGCTTTGGATAACATCCCGTACGTGAAGATTCAGGATGTGAACGCGAACGTTGCCGTTCTAAGAGTTCCGTTCGACTGGGATGACGGGAACTTCCACACATACACGATCGTCAGAGATCCCCTGACAGACTCCCTAAGTTTGTCTGTCGATTGATTTGATTTTTGTTCTCTTGATTATTCTGTCATGACTACGTCGCTCATAAAGTTCACTCAAGGTTCTCTTGTCGGCGACGGACAGGCCCTTATCGGAGCCCTGGGTGGCCTTGTCACCATCCAAAATAGCAGTAATACGGGCGTCCAGTCTTGGCAAATAGACCTGGTGTCCGTCCCGTTCGGGAGCTCGACGCCCGTGTCGGTCCCCTTCGCCTTCTCGGACTCCGGCTCCACGCCCTCCGCCAGCTTCACACCCGACGTCCGCGGCTCTTTCCGATTCGTCATGAAGACGTGGGCCGCCGCGAACCGTGTCGGGACGCCGGACGTCGACATCCGCGTCTTCTCGATCCCGGAGGCCGTCCGCGGGATGATTGTGCCTCCGGTCCAAGGTTTTCCTTACCCGCTCCCTCCCTTGAGCAGTGGTGACCCTCTCGCCAAGCCGAATGAGATGAATTTTGGCGGGTCAGAGGCCGGGTGGGCCGGGAATTCGCCGACTGGCGGACTTCTCGACTTCCTGATAAGGACTGTTGACGGACTTCCGACCGGTAGTGGGATTACTGGACCTGCAGGCCAAATGGGCTCCACGGGCCCGACGGGGCCAGCAGGCCCTACAGGAGCTGGTGTTCAAGGTCCCACTGGGCCGACAGGGGCAACCGGTCCCGTTGGTCAAACGGGGCCTACGGGCCCACAGGGTCCTACCGGCCCGACCGGCCCGACCGGCCCGACCGGCCCCAGAGGTCAGACTGGTCCTCAAGGCCAACAAGGTTCTCCTGGCCTGCAGGGCCAGACGGGTCTTATTGGACAGCAAGGACCTACCGGTCCACAAGGTCCGACCGGGGCCGGTATTCAGGGGTCGCCAGGCCCGACCGGCCCTTTCGGCGGCCCTCAGGGTTCCCCTGGGATAACGGGATTCACTGGACCTGTCGGCCCTCAGGGTTCGACCGGCCCTCAGGGTTCGACCGGCCCTCAGGGTGTGCAGGGCGTAACCGGTGCTACGGGCCCCACGGGTTCCACTGGCCCGCAGGGCGCGACCGGCCCTCAGGGTCCGACCGGCGTCCAGGGCGTGACCGGGTCTACGGGCCCGACCGGCTCCACGGGCCCCCAGGGCGCCACGGGCCCCCAGGGCGCCACGGGCGTCCAGGGTGTCACCGGCGCTACCGGCCCTACGGGGCAACAGGGGGCCACCGGACCCCAGGGGGCCACCGGGGTCCAGGGTGTGACCGGTTCTACGGGCCCGACGGGCCCCCAGGGCGCCACGGGCCCCCAGGGCGCCACCGGAATCCAGGGCGTGACCGGTTCTACGGGCCCGACAGGCCCGACCGGCCCGCAGGGAGCCACCGGCCCGCAGGGAGCCACCGGAATCCAGGGAGCCACCGGAATCCAGGGTCTCACCGGCCCGGTCGGTACGACCGGGCCTCAGGGTCAGACCGGTCCCGCCTTCACCGGTCCCCGTGGTGCCACCGGCGTCCAAGGACAAACTGGTCCTGCCGGTTTTTCTCCTCCAGCAATAGAGCTTCCTCTAAGCTCTAGCGTCATAACTACCTCCACTAGTTCGCCGCTCAGGATAGGGGCTAGGGACATAGATGTGTCAAATTATCCGGCGACGGCCGCCGGCCTGAACAGGCACATTAGGTTTGCGGTCACATTCGAGAGTCAGGGAGCCGGTACTGCTAACGTCAAGCTTGTTGACATAACCGATTCTGCCGACATAACCGGGACCTCGACGACTACTACGAGCCAGGCGGCAACGACTTTCACGAGCTCTGACCTGACGGTCGGCTCTTCAGCCGGTAACATAAGAAGTGATTCCGTGAAGCAGTATGAACTTCAACTATGGATGACTGGCGGGAGCGGTAGCGATCAGGTTGCCTGCACGAGCGCCCGTCTTCTCATAACATACTCCTGAGCCGCACATGCCAAAAATTACTGTCCCGAATTTTCAGTACTCGGCGTCGGGCGACGCGTTCAACGGCATTTGGAAGCTGACCAGGGCGATGAAGGCCGCCGGGTGGCGGTATATGGCCAGCTCAGACGGCACGACAAAGGAGAGCGGCACCTTCAACCCGAACAACGACAAATGGGGCCCCGGTGTTCAGGTCGGCTCCCAAACGGCCACCGTATCTTTTACTATCGGTGCCCCCACTTCCGCGAAGGAGATGGGCAGGTCCACGATATCCGGGCTTACAGGTTTTTCCTCCTCCGGAGGACTGTCTCTGTCCGGCTCCATAGGAAGGTTTTTGAAAATAACCGGTGCCACGAACTCCGGAAACAACGGGACGTGGCAGATTGTGAAGGTGAACTCTTCTACGTCTGTCGACGTCGTGAACCCCTCGGCGGTTTCAGAGACGACGCCAGGGACCGCCACTTGGACGGAGTTGGACTCCCTTCTCGACACCTATCCGGCCTCGATATCCGTGTCCTCCGGCCCCGGGGCATGGTGGAACGCCCAGGGTCCTTCGATGCTGAAAATACCGATCGGGGGTAATACCACGACCAGTAATTTTCTTCGCGGGGAGGAGGTCACGCAAGACAACACCGGGGCCACCGGTGAGATACTCGGTGTCATAATGGACTTCTCCGGAGGGGCCGCCGGGTTCATCGTCGTCGCTCCGAGGAACTCCGGCTCCGGATCCGGACAAAGAGGATGGAGCAACACTGACACGATAAGGGCTGCCTCGCCACCCTCCGGGTCCGGGGCGTCCGTAACGCCTACCGGAGCGACACTCGAGTTCGGACAAGAGATCGTCATATGGAAGTCAGCGAATTCCCTGAAGGGTCACGTCTACGTCCAGTGCATAGACCTTGTTAACGAGAGCTCCGTTTCATCCACGAACGGGCGTTTCTCCGTCATGGCCTCCCTTGGGACATGCACTGCGACCATCTGTCCCGGCGGTGCCTCTGGCGGCTCCCCAACAACGAATGGGTTCCCGACAACAGGGACGTTCGTTACCGTCGGCCAGGGCGGCCCTGGCGCCGTCGGGACCGGCTTCACTGACTGGCGCGGAAATTCTTTAACATCGACACTCACAATGTGTCATATAATGGTCGCGAACGCTCTGGAGGCCTCCAGTCTTTCCGGGGACGGTTCTTTCGCCCTTGCTGAGGGTACTGCCACCAATGGGACCGCGCAAACGTATGACGGATTCGGTTGGATGAGATGTGATGATCAGGAGGACGGCGACGTTTTCCCGTTCGTCTGGATGTCAGAAGTCGCTTCGTCAGACAACTATTCTGGGACCACGAGAACAGCTGCGAACCTATATACGAGTTCAACTTCTACCGCTGCTGATTTTTTCCGACTCGGGTCTTTCATCGCCTCAACATCAATAACCGTTTTCAGGGGGTGGAGAAGACGTGGTTTTGCGTCTGGTGATGCGTGGCAGCAGTTTCAGGGGGCCATCCTCGAGTCCTGGAACGGGAGCAGTATAGTAGGAAATAGCTTTCTAGGTTCTCAAGACAGGATAGCCTGTACGTTTTCGACCCAGAACGGGGGTCCTGTCGTCCGGGAACCGATCTGGGTCGTTTCAACCCAGGTTGGACAGAAGATGAGGAAGGGAACCATGAGGTGGGGCTTCGCCTCTATCGGTGGTTCAGGGAACAATCTTTGTGTCAACAAGACGTACGTGCAGTTAAGCGGCGACAACTCAGCCTCTGGTGGTCCCGTGGCGGTGGGCCCATGGGACGGGTCGACAGCCCCGTATAATTCATAGGATACCATGGCCAACGCAACAATTCTGAACACCTCAACATTCTCAACCAGCGACCTTTTTAGCGCCGTATGGACTCTATCCCGCGCGCTCTTGGCCGCCGGATATAAGTATAAGTCCTCCTCCGACGCCCTGGCGAAGGACACGACCGGGGACATGACGAACGACCGTTGGGCCACCGGCGGTCTTGTTAACAACTCGACCGTCTCCGGTCAGACCGGTTCGGCCGCGTCGATAGGTGCTCCCTCTAACGGGGTTTCACAGATAACCGGCTTAACCGGCATGCTGGCGACTTCTGTTGGTCACTATCTTACAATATCCGGTGCGGCTACCTCCGCGAACAATGGGACCTGGAGAATCGTCTCGAGGTCATCTGCTACTCAGGTTGGAATATATAATCCGGCTGCCGCGTCCGACGCGAACAACGGCAGCATATCATGGTCTGAGCAGCAGGGAGGTCAGGCCGCCTCCATCGGGGCTGCCTCCGCCGGAAGGTCCACGATAACAGGCCTCACTGGCATGTCCGTTCAAACCTCCACGTCGAGGGGTTCTGTCGGGGATCGTCTCACCATAACGAACGCTACGACCGGCGCCAACAACGGCACGTTCGTCATAGTCCAGGTCTTGTCCGCGACGTCAGTCGTCATAGAGAACGCATCGGCTGTGTCCGACGCCAACAACGGGAGCATATCGTGGACCGAGATGTCCCCGACCTCCCAGTCCTTCCCGACAACCATACAAGGTGCTTCCGGGACAGGAGCCTGGCTCAGTATTCAGGGACCGTCAACTATTAGGATACCGGTCGGAACTGCCGTTCCGACCGGCTATGTCCGGGGGGAGAACCTTACCCAGTCCAGCACGGGGGCTCAGGGGGAGCTCATTGGAAGCTGTCCAGACTCCGTTGGCGGTCTTGGTTATATAGTCATAGCCCCTAGGGTGAACGGGACTGGTTCCGCCCCACGGGGGTGGAACATCTCCGGCGGAGCTACCGATAACATAACGGGCGGCGTATCGGGGACCGTCTTCACTCCCCTTTCTTCCGGTACGGCCGTGGAGTTCGTCCAGGAGCTCGTCTTCTGGAAGAATACGGCCCTGAATGGTCATGTCTACGCTCAGTGCGTTGACTCTGTTGGGGAGAGCACATCCCGTTTTTCCGTCCAGGCCGCTCTTGGAACATGCACGGCAACGGTCTGCCCAGGTGGTGCTACGGGCGGAGTCGTCACAACGAACGGGTTCCCGACTGTCGGGACCATGGTTCTTGTCGGGACCGGTGGATCCGGTGCAGCAGGGACCGGGTCCACTAGCTTGATAGCCAACGCAACAATCACTACTGGCTTCGGAAAGATTCAGGCTATGGTGGCGAACGCCATAGAGGCCTCCGGAGTGTCGTCCGACGGTAGTTGGACGCTGGCCGTAGGGAACCCGGCCGGATCTGGTGGAAGCCTTACTGCCTATATTGGGATCGTATGTCAAAGGCTCGATGACTGCGAAGAGGGAGATGTCTGGCCTTACGTATATGGAATCCCGACAACAACTTTTTATACTGGAACAAGAACTGTCAACACTACAACAGTTGTCAGTACAACTTTTGGGGATATGTTCAGTGCGAGCGTTTCCTGGGCCTCGTCCGGCGCCTCCTCATGGAGGGGGTGGAGAAGAAGGGGGTTTTCTGTCGGGGACTCGTTTCAGGAGTTCCAAGGAGCTGTTCTCGGAGCATGGAACGGGAACTCCATCATCGGATTGACTCCTGCCACATCTGACAGGGTAGCCTGTGCTCTCGTCACGACTGTCGTCCGGGAGCCGGTCTGGGTCGTCTCAACACAGGTAAACCAGAGAATGAGAAAGGGCACATGCAGGTGGATGAATGTGACGCAGGGTGGCTCTGGGAACGATACATATGATGGAAAGAGATGGGTTCAGCTCTCCTCCTCCGTTAGTGGGTCTGTCGCCATGGGCCCGTGGGATGGGACGAACATACCGCAAAACTCCTGATAGTCTAACCCATGGCAAGCCCCTCCTTCGACACGACCTCCATCAGAAGAGGAGGTTCCGAAAATCTCATAACCTTCATTGGCGGCTCCCCGTCCGGCTCCCCGTCCGGCTCCCCCTGGCCGACCGGGTCTCAGGCTTATTCAAACCAGTCCTTCGGGGTTGTTCATGATGTTTCGTCCCTGATAAAGCTTCACGACCGCAATGTCGTTGTCGGAACGACCGGCCCTCAGCCTTCTGGCTTCGGGTATTATCAGTCCTCCCCGTTCGGTAACGTCGAACATGATATAGTTTCCTTGAACTCGGTCTCCATCCCTCTTCCACTCAGTACAGGCTCCGGCACCAAGCTGAACAGACTTCGGGCTCGTGACGCATCCGGCCCGTTGAACGATCCGACCCGCTTTGTATACTGGACCTCCTCTGTCGTCTCCCTCCTATCATATACAGGACCACTTCCGTTCGGCGGCCCTCTGGTTGAACTGACTATCCTCGACTCCTGGATCGGCCCATAGATCATCATGCCGGGCGGATATGGCATATCAAGATGGGGGTTCGGCCCATGGGGTTCGTCCGACCCGGCCCCCATGTCTGGCGCGAGCCCTTTTTCAACGGGGATATACCCTGTCCCCGACGGTCTACTGTTCGGCCGCTCTCCCATAGCAAAGTTCACCGGCGAGCCGTCGTCCGGGCCGCTCTCCGGCGCGAGCGGGCTCATATTCTTCTCGGCGTCCCTGTTGGACCCGAGCTCGGCTAACTCCGTCGACTTCGTGTCGGTCGAGGTCGCCGCACTGGCTACCGACCGGTATTTTCGTCCTCAGGAGCGCTCCAGCCGCCTCTTCAGGTTCGGGGGAGGACCCGGCTTCGGGGCCTCAAACCTCTCTAGGACGAACGCCACTCTTTATAGAACGCAGCCGATCGAATATACGGCGGTCGCGACCCTGGTCCAGACCACGCCACCCGGACCGACAACCGTCATCAAGATTCCCTGAAGGAGCCAATAATGATCAGCAGGACCCGCCGTCGTTCGAACGGCCGAGAGAAGTTCCCCAAGGTCTCCGACCGCAACAGCGGATCCGTGACCCTGAAGGGCGGACTCAGCTTCAAGTCGGCGGACGCCGTGCATCCCTACAAGGGCGAGGTGTTCTGGACCCTCCGTCACTCCGTCACCGGGGAGGTCCTATCCGAGGGCCATCGCATGAACATCGTCACACGGGATGCCTCCATCCTCGTCGCCCGGCTTATGAAGAGCCCCCCGATCCCGAACACGTCAGAGCCGCGCTTCGGCTGCTACGCGCTCGCGGTCGGGACCGGCGACGTCGGATGGGACCTGCAGAACCCGCCCATCGCGACGGACACGCAGCGCTCCCTCTACAACGAGATCTCGCGAAAGCAGATGCAGGTCTCCGAGTTCATCGACGGCGACGGCGGCGTGTCAGGGATCCCAACCCGCGTCGTCGACTTCACGACCACATTCTCCGAGTCCGAGGCCGTCGGGCCCCTGGTCGAGATGGGCATCCTCGGCGGCGACGTCGACACCAACCTTTCCGTCACGAACCCGATCCTCCCGCCCAACGGGATCTACGACCCGACCGTCGACGTCGTCGGGAAAGATTGCCTGGTGAATTACATTAGCTTCCCAGTCATCAATAAACCGGCCACGTCAACCTTGAGCTGGGTCTGGCGTCTCAGCTTCTGAGTCCTCGCCGAACTTCAGGTTGATGTGGATCATGCTCAACGGCGTCCTGAGGACGACCGTCATGACCACGGGTATCACGCCCCTCGGCTCCTCCATGACCTCCCGGATCAGGGCCAGGCCCTCTTCCTCCTCGACTACCCTGGTCGTGATGCTCGAGATCGGGCCGTCCTTGTACAGGACGGTCCCGTTCAGGGCCTTCTCGTCCACGTCCTTGACCGTCTCGTCCACCTGTCCAGCGTACAGTCCTCGGTGCTCAGCGCAAGGAAGGACGCCAAGATGGCCCACTTCACCGACGTGTACGGGGGAAGGTCCCCGACCTGCCCGGTGTGCGGCAAGAGCGTCATGAACGTACCCGGGCACGCAGAGTACATGGTCATGCTAAAGTCCTTCCTGGACCCGCTTTGGGCTGACCACCTGGCTCTCTTCGTCATGGAGTCGTGACCGTGAACTCTTGGCTCTTCGACATCGCCGATCCGCCGGTGGTCCGCCTCTCGAAGGTCAAGAGCCGCCGCTTCGACCTGATCGACCGCGGCTTTCGCTGTCCTGTCTGCGGCGCCTCGGTCTCCTCCATCGCCCTGCACGCGGGACTGAAGCCGGACCCGGACCATCTCGCCCTCTTCGTCATGGAATCGTGATGTAATCTCGGGCATGGGAGAGCCGGTCTCGGGCGTCAGAGCGGGCCAGTTCGCCGTCGTCACGATGGCGGACGGACGCCTCAAGGCCGTCCGGGTCTCCCAAGTGTGGGAGCCCGGTGAGGACGTCCAGTACTTCGGCCATAGCAAAGGCCCTGCCGAGGTCCAGATGGTCAGCCTGGAGAAGCTTTGCCTGACCCGGTCGAGCTGCATACTCCGCGTGATCGACACGGAGTCCGAGGCGAAGGTCTTCGCTCTTGAGCGCGAGTTGGAGGAGGTCCGGTCGGAGCTCCTGCGCGAGAGGGAGGCGCACGCCCGGTCTCGCGACAGACTGCGCCGGATCTGCCGGATCTTGACGTCCGTCGGTACCGTTCTGGAGTGAAGAGCCCCGAGGCATCCCTGGCCGCCCATGTCGTCTCCTGGCTGGAGTCCGAGGGCTGGGACGTGTACCAGGAGGTGTCCGGGGTCGACATAGTCGCCGTCCGGCACGGGGTCGTGTGGACGGTCGAGTGCAAGACGCTCCTGTCCTTCAACGTCCTGGACCAGGCGGTCTCCCGGATCAAGGACTGTCATTGCGCCTGGGTTGCCACCCCGCCCCGCAAGAACTGCCGGGCCCTGGCCGCCAAGATCTGCTCGGCCCTCGGTATTGGCTGGATGACCGTGTCGAAGGCAGGGATGGTGAACGTCGTCGGACGTCCCTTCTTCAACCGTAGGACCACGGGCGCCCTCGGGAAGGCCTGCCGGCCGGAGCACAAGACGTTCGCGGCCGCCGGCTCCAGCACCGGCCGGAGCTGGACCCCGTTCAAGGAGACCTGCAGGAACCTCGTGGCCGAGGTCGTCCGGGACCCCGGGGTGGAGCTCCGCGTGGCGCTCAGAAAGATGAAGCACCATTACAAGAACGACGCCTCGGCCATCCGAAGCCTCAGGAAGATGATAGAGCAGGGGTTTGTCCCTGGCTTGACCATGACCAGGTCCGGAGACCGCCTGGTCCTCCATACCCGCCCCCTCTTGGTCAGCGCCATCCCCGGTGGACGGACGAGGTAAAATTCGATAGCCCTCCATTCTGAAGGAAGCGCGCATGGCTAACGGCTACAGAAACTATGGGGCGGGTGTCTCCGAGTCCCCGCAGCCCGTCTCCTCGGGCGGCGCGTTCTCGGGCGACGACCGCTCGTATGAGTCCTTGGTCGTCCAGGCCGACGCGCCGGTCATCGACTGGGAGATGAACCTTCGTTCCCAGATCGGGTCCGACTACGGCCTCCGCCGCGCCGCTCAGAAGTGGATGACGTCCTGCTGGCTGGGCGGGGACTTCCTCGAGAGGTCCGACCCGTCCGGCTCTTTCATATACCCTTCCGCCACGGCCGGGAACCAGAACAAGTTGACTGTTCTCGCCGATAATGTTCTGATCAACGGGTGGAACCTTCGCGTCGAGTATAGCTCGGTCACGACCCCCGGACAGAACCTCGTCACGCTCCAGTCGCCCCCCTCCTCTGGGGCGCGCACTGATCTCGTCATCCTCGAGGCCTGGCGTGCCCTCATTCTCCCGGCACCGAGCGTGGCGAACAAGAGCGCTACCGGCCTCATCGTTCGGAACGGGAATGTGAAGGCCCCCGACGCGGTGAACCTCTCGGACGACCTTATCGACCCGAACTACGCCCAGGCCTCGAACGCCCGCGTCCAGATCCAGTATAGGCTTCGCGTCATCTCGAACGTGAACTTGGCCTCGTACATCGACGGGATAACTGATCCTTCCGTGGTCGCCAACTCGGTCTCCAACTTCTCCGGCCCGGGTGCGGACGGCTCCCCGACCGCCTACAACTACTCTTCGTCCGCGGACGACAAGGGAATGTGGGTTGCCGGCACGGGCGACTCGACCTCTGCGTCCGCCCTCGGGACGGCCGACGGGCTCATGTATGCGCAGCCTTTGGCTGCGGTCTTCCGTCGTAACAGCACGGCCTTCAATCGCTCTTCCAACATGAACGGCGCGGGTCTGATTGGCGGGTCGTCGGGGCGCCCCGACGGGCTGTTCGCAGACCAGATAGTGGCGGCCGACGTTGTGGATCTTCGTAGATTCTGCTCGTCAGACTACGAGGAGATCATGGAAAAGGCTTTCCAGCAAGTTCTGGACAACTCCATGAGCACGTATGGTGGCACTACCGGGCTCGGGACCGTCGGTACCTCCACCCTCTACCGGGACGACATCGGCACCTCCGGGCACGCCGGAAACCCGGACGGGGTCCGCAGGTACTTCAGCGACCGCGGTGTCACGGACACCGTCGTAGCCCTGCACGCGGTCGGCGGACTCCCCGAGACCACGATAGTGTTTCAGCTGTCCGCGCTCCGACTCCCGTGGAACGCGTCAGCCACAAACGTCCAGGCCCAGGCGCCGTCCGGGACGAACATCGCCTTTCTGTCCGCCCTCCGCATATCGTCCGGGGCAGGCGACTATGATGCCCTTAACTCGTCCAGCCCCCATTACGCGACGAAGGTCGTCTTTTCTTCGACGGTGTCCGGAACGGACACCGTCACCATAACCTTGAACTCGTCCGTCTCGAACGTGAACATGTTCGCCGAACTCGCGGTCGAGTACCCTCCCGGGTTCGGCCTTGCGAAGAATGTGATCTCCGATGTCCAGCTCTGGGCCGCGACCTCCGGCGTCCCCGGGTGGATGGACACATCCGGGTGGCAGGCTACCTCTGACGGGACCCGGAAGTCCATCCCGGACGCCACGGAGACGTCGTACGACGGGTCACAGCAGTGGGTAGACCCCGGCCATAGGGAGCAGGTAATCCGTCACAGGACGACATCTGTCTCCACGACGGCCTTCGCCCTACAGACCCCGTCTCAAATTGTCGGGACCGACACTCTCAGCTTCGCTGACACGAGCGTCAACAGCACGCTTCGCGTCAGGGACAACCCGAGTTCCGGCTTTTCCTCGTTCGTCGTCACCTCCGGGACCACGACCCCGAAGACGACCGTCCGGGACAACATGAACGCCCATTTCGCGTCCCTGTCCCTGAACCTGACGGCCTCAATCGTCGGCATAAACCAGATTCAGATCGCCGGAAACACAGGCTACGTCGAGGTCGACTCCGTCGCGAACGGGTCCACTCTCAACACCGCGGTCGGCTTCAGCGGCGCCGGGCAGGCGTCTGGCGCGTCCGCTATCATGATCCCGGAACGCCTTACCGGGGATCCTGTCACGATTAACGACGGGACCCACTCCCCGTATCAGACGACGAGCTTTACGTTCAACACGGCCTACACCATCGTCCAGCTCAACTTTCCTCTTGCGTCGGCCACGTCCGTGTCCGTGACCTACAACGCGTACAGGCCGGCGCCGATCATCTCTGGCGGTAACTCGTACAATTCTTTCTACGTCACGAGACTCGTCCAAAGCCTTCTTCCGCCTGCAGGGACACAGTCTCTTCGCCTCGTCCCGAAGGCGATCGGAAAGACCATGTCGGTAATAGCGGTCGGACCGGGGAGCCCGGACTCCTCGTTCCCGTACTCGGCCCCCGGCGACCAGGTCGCCATCGGATCGCTTCCGGCCGCCAACTTTCCGGAGAGCTTGCTCGACGGCCCGGCCGACGTAGAGCTCCAGAACTTCGGGATAAACACTGGGTTCCTACAGCTCGTCCCGTTCGTCCCCTTCTCGCCAGATCCGGGTCAGGTCACCCTGTATAGGGACGGGGCGGACGTCGTGACTGACGCCGAGGGGCGGAACTTTTGGCCCAAATCGGACGTCGGGTCCCCTCCGATCTACTCGCCGGTCATCTACTCCCAGGAGCTCGCATACGGGCGACGGCATAAGACGGCCTACCCGGTTCTCATGGAGCTCAAGGACGACGTGTCGTCCATAGGGCAAAAGGGCATGCTTGTCCTCGTCGTGTTCTCATCCTGGTCGAACTATGACCCGGACAACGCGATATCGCTAACCCCTGTTTCCGGTAACTCCGCGGCTGCGGTCTATCGAGTGCGCGGTAATGCTCTTAGTCCGAGAAGGCCCACTTACTAATGGCGAAGTTCTTGATAGGCACTCTCGACGGGAAGGTGAGAAGTGCCCACAACCCTCCCCTCGACTTCTCCATCTCCGGCAGATATGTCGTCGACGTTCCGCAGGACCTTTCCGTCGAGGCCAAGACGGACTCGCTCCCCGAGCTTTTACACGAGAAGGTTGTCGGCATACAAAACCGGACTGCTGTCCGGCAGGTTCCGAGCGGGAGCCAGCTCACTTTCGCTCTTTCGGACGAGCTGATCAACCTTCTCAATGTTGACCTGGTCCTTTCGTCCCGCTGCATGATAGGGCCGAACAAGCGTTCGGCCATTATGCCGGGCGGGTTCCTGTGGACGAACCCGATGCTCGTCTCCACGACGACATCCTATGTCTACTTCCACTGGTATGGCTTTAAACTCTGCATGGACGAGGGGCCACAGCCGCCCGTCTCCATCCCGGTCCGTCCGGACCCTCCGCGTGTTCTCTACAACTATGATCCGGTCGCCAAGAGCTTCGTGGACTTCAACCCGGACGATGTCACGGTCGAGGTTTGGACCGTCGGGGCCGGGCCGTCCTTCACGCCCGTGTCGAAGGTCCTGACCGCCAAGTATGAGGTCGTCCAGGCCTTCTCTTTTTCCAGCGCGAATGTCAGACTCAAGTTTGTGAATAACACTCAGGGGTCAATCTGGCTCTCGGACTGGTTGTTTCTTTACAACTCAAGCGTGTGATGATATGTTTCTCATGAAAGAGGCCGTCTGATGCCCGTCAATCCCCTCGGCCCCATCGTCACTCGCTTTCTCTCCGCGAAGGACCGTCAGTATGCAGCTGTCGTGTTTCAGGGCAACAGGCCCCCGCTCGACTCTGAGCTGAACTTGCTCTCGTTCCTGGAGCTCGAGGCCCAGGCGTCCGAGGTCCGGTCAGAAATACCGTCCGGCTGGCTGATGAATGAGTCTTCACCGACGACCGACTTCACGACCGATCCGTCTTATTCGAACCAGCTGTTCTTCGGACGTCAGTTCGCCACCGAGGTCGGAGACTATGAGTGGGCAAACGTCAACGGATGGATGATCCCCGTGGCCGGGACGCAGACTGGGAGTCCTCCCCTTTCTCCGAACGACTCCGTCTCCTGGAACCGGATAACCCTGAACCCGCCAAGCGCTTCCACGGGCGGAAACCAGGCCGAGTTCGTGTTTCTTGAGGTCTGGCTTCAGCGCATCGACGTCGACCCGGCTCCACCTGGCATAGCACCAGGCAAGCCTCAGCGCGGCTTTCTCTATCGCTTCGGCAACGTCGAGTCCGGCTTTTCCTACCTGCCTGACGAGATGGTGGACCCGAGGGTCAACTTTGAGACGACCAAGCGTGTCCAGGTCCAGTACCGGATTCGCGTCGTCCAGAACGTCGGCCTCGCGCAGTATCCGGAGGGCTTCGACCCGACGCTCGTCTTCGCCCAAGGCCCTCTCTTGGCGCCCGGCGCGCTCTCGTTCACGAACATGCGCGATGAGCTCGGCGACCCAGGCCTCTGGCGCGCGGGCTCCGGCGACTCCTCCGCCCTCGGGACCGTCGACGGCTTCGTCTACGCCATCCCGATATTCTCCGTGTTCCGCCGTAATGGCGCAGGTTTCTCGGATGTCGGAAACCTCGCCGGCGCCTTCAACCGGAACAGCCTCGCGACATCGCGATCCGGGGCGCGCTCTTATCCGAACCAGATCGTCCTGCCGAACGATATCACGAACACGGACGTCCAGTTCATCCTGACGAGCCTCACCGGGACCGTCCTGGCTTCCATGACCTCGTTCGGCGAGTCGTATTTCAGGATCAACGACGAGATCGTTCGCGTCAACAACGTGACGCAGACCTCGCCAAGCTCCTTCGTAGTTACGATCGACCGTGGACAGCTTCAGACAATCGTCCGTTCGCACTCGAGAGGCACGCCCCTCGTCCTTTACACCGTGCGCCCGGACGGCCTGTATGCGGACCAGGTCACGAAGACCGACATCCTTGATATGCGCCACTCCGTGGCACCGAAGTTCGACTATGACAGTATCCTGAAGACGAACCTCACCGAGCTCATGCGCGGAAACTTGCGCACGGCTTGGAAGCGCTTTGGCTCGACCAACTCTTCCGGCGTTGTCGCCCTGTACGGCGACCGCGTCACCGACGGATCCGTATTCGTCGGAGGACTATCTCGCCTCGACGGTCCGAACGGAAACCGTAGAGCATGGTCCGACGCTGCCATCTCGGAGCGCTATGACGTCCCCGTTCAGGTCCCCACCAACTCGACCTCGCTCAACTCAACACTTCAGGTGGCGGTCACCCCGTACACTGTGAACGTCGCGTGGACTGGCGCCCCGTCCTCTCATCCGCCCGGCTTCCGTCTGAACGGCAACGTACCCTGGTGGTTCAACGGCGATCAGATTACCGTTTCCCTGTCATCCTTCCAGGCCGGTCTTCCCTCCACTGACGCGAACCAAGTCCGCTTCATACTCCCGTCCGAGGATCCGGACGCCGTGATCGTCCACTTCGAGGGTATGACGACAGACCCGAACGGCGGAGTCCCGAGCAACCAGCCTTTCACGACCGCCCCGTCCGCGACGAATCCTGCCGGAGTTACTATTGCCGGCCTCCGGATCCTGAAGAGCGGACAGGGCCTCTCTGTTTCCATCAACGGGAACGGTGATATGGTCATCACCCTCGCCAGCGGGACCGTCAACACCCTCTTTCAGGAGTTCACCGACGCCGTCCCGACGCCCGCCACCTCGGATCTCGCGGCCAAGACCGTCATGCATGTGTCCTTCGTCGTCCAATACGGGACGGGCCGTGGTCTCTCCCACAAGGCTGACTATGTCCATGCAGTCCAGTATCGCGGTGACCCGACCAACTCGAGCAGGGTAATGCTTCGTCCGGGCCTCTCGGACCGCAATCCGATGGTCCCTACGTATCTGCCGCACTCTCCTCTGATACAGACTGGCCACGACCGTGACCTGGCTCGTACTTCTGAGGTCATGATCGACCCGGGCTCCAAGAGCCTCTACGTAGCCCCGTACAGGGAGATCCTCGTCCCATCACTTCTAGTGCGTTCTGGGTCATCCCTCAACTGGACGAACGCCACGACCTTCCAGGGCGCCATGCCGCAGCTGTCGCAAGACGGCACGGTCACTGTCCACCCAGTGGTCGACCCGCTTAGCTTGTTCTACACCGGGGCTCTCGCCCGCTACGCCGAGGTCGCGACGGAGTACCTGCCGCGCCCGGGCCTGCACCACGTCCCGATCGTCCCGGTCAGCACGACCCGCTTCTCGTCGGGCCTGAACTTCCTTCTCATGTCGAAGGAAGGGCCGTTTGGCGCCACCGACACGTCGGACTGGAACAGAAACCTCGTCTCATACCCGTCGGGCGCCGGCTATTACGTCGTCACGCCCGTGGTTGGCGAGACGTACGGGACGGGATCGCTCCCGTCCGTGTTCGGCCGCAAGTACACGAACACCAAGCTCCGGTCGGTCGACGGCGGCCCGTTCCAGGGCATCCAGTTCCCGTTCTTCTACGGCCCGGCGCGCGTCACCGGCGTCTACCGCCGCAACACTTCCGGATCCGGCCCTTACCCGACCACCCCTGCCTCCTCGCCTTTCAACGCGGACCGCGTGTTCGTCGGCGGCGCGGGGACGGACGTCAACCTGCTGCACGACACCTTCGACGGGCCCACGCTCCTGCTCGACGTGGACGACAATGGCGACATCTTCTTCGTCCTGAACAAGGACGTGCTCGACCTCTCGAAAGCACCGGCCGGGACAACGTGGGACAACTCGGAGTTCCTCGTCGAATGCACTATCTTCGGGTTCGACCGCGGGTTCCTTCAGACCAACGGCCGCTTCCTCGTCGCCCGGACCTCCGGCGGCGGGTCGCTCCCCATTCCGCCGAACACTTTCACCGGGACCTCGGACCAGAAGATCGGCGTCATCGCGCCGGCCCCGCTCTCGCTGAACGCCACGAACAACGAGATCACGGTTTACTACAGCCGCCAGCCCTACCAGGGCGATGTCTTCGGCAGCCAGTCGGCGTACTCCGACGACGTCCAGCGTCTCGGGCCTCTCACCATCTCGGAGGCTCAGAGCATCGGGCAGAACCCGCTGCAGCCTGTCGAGGACCTCGTCCTCCCGAACCGCTACGGATATGAGGTCCTGTCGGCCATCAACTTCGTGACTTCCCTCGGGTCAGGGCGCCTCTCTGGCTCCAACCCGATCCCACTCCTCACTCCGGAGCAGAACCCGGACGCCGTCGAGGACTACCCTGGCACCCTGGTGGACGTCAACCGGAAGTTCTCGCTCAACCGCGTGGGGTACGACGACTGGTCGACCCCGAAGTTCCCGGTCCTTCCGTCCTCCTGGGCCGCACGACCGCCGACCAGCCGCGGCGCCATCTCCGAGGTTTTCGACCGCGACGTGAACCCCGAGTTCATGGGCTGCACCTCGCAGCTCCCGCTCGGCATATGGTTCCGTGATAAGGACTTCTCCGGGAAGACCTTGTATCAGACTCGGAGCTCCAGCAACGTGGCGGCGATCTCTCTCGGTACGACGGCCTTCCCGCCGTACGAGGCGCCGACCAACCCGACCCCGCCCGGCACGTCGACCTGGGAGGGAACCGAGTTCGTCTGCGGACAGGCTTCAGGCGTAAACGGCGTCGGCGGCGAGTCCATCGTCAAGGTCGACGGGACCTCTAGCTTCTCCGACGACACCGTCTTCAAGACGGCCCGCGGCGGAGCCGGGTGGTCCGTCACCCCGCCGTGGCCTGGCGGCGTCATCGCCTCCAAGATGCCGAAGGCACGCCCGAACGCCGAGGTCGGCGCTGTCTTGGTTGGCACGGCCTACCTTGTTCGGTCTCAGCCGGAGTCGGTAAACTCTATTGAGGTCCATCCGGGCTCCGAGCTCCAAATGGTCATCGTTACGCAGGGCGTCCCGTCCTACTTCAGGGACACGGACGTAGCACACTCTGCCTCCGGCGCCGGTGAGGGCTTCACCGCCCTCGACCGCTACCGCGTGTGGGGGAAGCCGATGGAGAAACGTCGCGGAAGGGTAGACGCCGCCAATGCGGTTCCGAACGACCCACCTCTGTTCGTCAACAATATTTATGACGACCCGATTTTCTTCGGCTCCAGCGACATTAACCTGACGTCGGTCGAACAGGAGACCCTCCCGGTCGTGACGGACGGACAGACCGTCTTCAACCTGTCGAAACGACCGCTTGATCCCTTGACAGTCCAGGTTTTCGTCAACGGTGTCAAGATCTCGTACGGGACGAACTATACGGTCAGCGGCGCTTCGGGCCAGGTCCTGACCTACATCGTGTCGACGTCGAACCCAGCGTTACTGTCTACCGACATCGTGGATTCGTGGTACGTATTGCTTTGAAACGATTCTAATACTTTCCGGTAGATCATGGGTCGTAGGTTGTTCTGGGCTTGTCAGCTGTTCAACCGTCGTTCGCAGAAAGTGGCTGTTTGACTTTCTCATGGGAGACCGATAGAGTATGACCCAGCCTCGTGGACAACAGATCAAGTCCGTAAACACTCGTTATGGGGTGCTTCGATACCCCGTGGCCTCCGGGTCTTTATCGACTTCCGTCTCCCCCTCTAGCCTCCCGAACCCTCCCGGAGGGGCGGAAGAGTCGGTCCCGGCCCGTGTTACCGGTTCTACCATCAGTCCCTTCTCAATACTTCCCGGGGACAGTATACTTGTCTCCGTTGACGGGTCCCCGTCGTTTTCCGTGGTCTTCGGATCAACGGACACCACCTCCGGCCGCGTCGCTTTGGTCGTGAACGCGGCGGCCGGGTTTCCCCTCGCCTCAAACAAAGCGGGTTACCTCGTTTTCACGTCGCACACGAGCGGGTCGAGTTCAAATATCACACTCTCTGATGGGACGCCTGGCACACTCTCGAAGCTCGGGATGGCGCCCGGCTCGTACTCCGGAGTTTCTGCGCCCACGGACGGCGTCGTAACCCTGTCGTTTGACGGTCTTGGCGGAACTGCCCCGCACTCGACCGATGATGGGAAGAATTTGGTGACGGACGGGGGGAAGCTCATATACTATGACCATGTCTCCGGGTCTCTCGGAAGAAAGCTCATGCAGCTTATCCCGGGAGGACTTCCGATTGTCGGGAAGATTACTTTCAACGGCACGAATTTTCTCGTCACATACTATGCGAAGATTACGCCCAGGGCCAAAGTCAGGTCTTTTGGCTCCTTCTTTTCGCTTTTGGACGGCACTAACTCACTCGATGTGAACGTGAACGGTATCGGGTTCACGGTCTTGTTCCCGTCACCGCCGTACACGAGAGACACCGTACTTGATCAGATAAACAACGCTTACAACTTTGCAAAGTCCATATCAGATCCGTACGCCAGGGTCGACGGGACTGTCCAGAGCCCCTATTTCGGCCTTTCAGGAACTTCCTTTACGGTCGAGGTCGACGGCGGATCTCAGCAGGTTGTCACCTTCTCGACGGAACAGTCCCTGTCTGACGTAAAAAACAGGATCAATGCTGTTCTGGTCGGGGCTGTCGCCATAGCCTATCCTGACCCGACTGTTGGGCCCAACCTGGCCATCAGGAGCTCGAACGCGAACGGCCGAACGTCTTCGCTAAAAATCTACTCTGGCAACTCCTGCCTCGAGACGCTTGGTATTCTTCCCGGTTTCTACGGCGGATCTCATGTGGCCAGCCAGTACGGCCCGGACGAGATAGAGATATTCAGTGTGTTCAGGGGGTACGGGAACGGAGGCCTTCCCGACATAGCAATAAACGGGAGCCCCACATCTCTTTCTCGTCTTGGCTTGTCGGTCACGCTCATCACCGGTTTTTCCGTCTCCGACTATGAGCCTGTACCCGCGCCATATTTTAGCTCCAGCATGTCGGCGGCTTCTTTCAACGCCGTCATGTGTTTTCCGGAGGTTCTCGAGTTCGGGAGCGTCCCGGAGGATATCGACACCCAGGTACAAAAGTTTCTGGCGAAGTCGTCCGGGTCGAACGTTGACGAGCGGAACAATCCGGTTAACGTTCTTAACGGACAGGTGTACTCCCCCCAGTCCGGGCGCGGGTTCTTCGACGTAGGGAAGCCTGTCGTCGTCCCGGCCGACGGCACCCTCGGTGTCGGCGGATTTGGCGGTACGGACAACCAGGTTCTGAAACAGATAGTAAGGCTCTCCTCGACGGAGATAGTCCAGGCGGTAATAGGGAGCAAGTTCGAGACTCCGACTTCGATAAACAATAACCTGCCGGAACAGCCCTTCATGGGTTTCTACGCGGATCCGACGAACCAGTTCTCAACAAGAGGGTTCAACTTCTACGTCGGGCCATCGAACCTTGCCGTCTCCATAGAGGACAACTCGTCCGGGTCAACTCCGGCGGATCAGTCTTATCTCGGTGTGAACGACGGGAGGTCCATCTCTTTTCGCTCAAACGAGGGGAGAATATCGGACGTGAACACGATAGGGGCCGGGGAGACCGGATACCTGAGGCTCACGTCCGCGACGGACAAATACCTGAGGCTGGGGGAGACGTACGCTCTTCCATCAAAGATCACAGGATATAACGTAGTCCGTTCCCTGAACGCCAGGCACTTCGTCACGGTCGGGGACGGAATAAACACGTTCGGAGACTTCAACGGGACGAACGGTCTCTCTCAGGCGGTCAACTATCTGATCGCCTCCGGCGTCACTGTTTGTCACATTGTCATGAAACCAGGCTCTTACACGGAGCCGTCGACAGTCGACTTCAGTTTGTTCTCGGACGTCATCCTGGAGGGAGTTTATCCGTCCGTTTCCTCTCCGTCCACATCCATAAGCCTTACGGTTTCCAGCATAGCTGCCATACAAAGCACGTCCCTAACCAACTCCTTCATTCTCAGGAACCTGTCTGTTTCGACATCAGTGCCCGGAAGCCAGACCGTGTTCATAAGAGCCAGGTATGTAGTTGTTGACAACTGCATCCTTGGCTCCAACATGGGCATTTGGAACGCGTCGTACGTCATGATATCAAGGAGCACGTCCATATGCTCCTCTGACAGCCCCGTGACCTTCGTCATGGACGATAACGGCCAGCCCAGGGTTGAAAGCCTGATAGTGAAAAACTGCAAGCTTGCCTCGTGTCAGGATCAGCCCATCATAGGCATTATCGACTCGACAAGCTCTAGCAGGATCTCCATATCGAGGGTCGTCGTCACGGAGTGCAATCTTCAGCCCGGACATGCGACCATGTCCGGGATCAGCACCACCACTCCGGCCGTCAGGACCTTCGTCTCGAGCTCCGGGGCCGGGATTTTCGGGATCGTCCCTTCGCAGAACGCCTACGGCCCTACTCAGGTCGGGGTTGTCATCGAGAACCTCGAGGTCGACGACGTGGACGTCATCCTCGGGTCTGTCGGGTACAACGTCTCGAACGTCTCCTTCATCGCCCTGAACGTTGTCCCCTCCGGCCCGCAGGGGAACCAGGCCTGGTCCTACACGTCCGACCTCGCTGTGAAGATCGACAACGTTCGCATCGAGGACATGAGGGTTGTGTTCCCGGACAGCCTTTCGACCCCGACCCAGATGCAGTCACCGTGCATAACGATAGCCGGGATCGGGATACCGCCGACATCCAGCCCTGGGTCGGGGACTCTCGTCTTCAAGAACGTGACGATCGACGTCCAGCAGAACATACACGGTCCTGCTACGTCGAACATGCTTCCTTTTTTCGGGAACTACCAGGTTCTCTCGAACTCAACGCAGGGCGGTCTCGTCTGCCTCTCCGGAGACAGCATCGTCATCGAGAACCTGTCTTTTTTGAACACGATCGACCTTTGCGGGTCTCCGGAGCTCCTTGTCGCTCCGTATGAGCACATGACGATCGACGGGTTCGAGACGATGCCCGCGATACCTTCTGTCTCGCCCCCCTCCAACCTGCTGACCACAACCAATGCCAGGATGTGGGTAAGAGACATTTTCGGGACCATGGAGTCGGTCATCCAGGGTGTGATTATGGACGGAGGAGGGCAGGTTTCGGAAAAGTGGATAAACAGCCTCGGGGGGTTTGTCGTGTTCGAGGGGAGCAGTGGGATAAGGACTGGCGTCCATTTCTCTGACTTCGCCATCAAGAACTTTATTAGTTCTTCCACTTTCGGCCCCGGCATATCCATAAGGGAAGTTTCGGGGCACGGGTCTTGGCCAACTCAGCTGAAAGGCGGGGGCATCACCATAGAGGACGGGTACATAGGGTCCTCCGGACTCGGGTCCTCCGGACTCGCCGGTTTTTCGAACGGCATATCGGCCATCGCCTCTGCCTCCAACGTCTCAATCGACGGGATAGCGATCAGGAACGTCAAGGTAGACTCCACACACAACAACGGGATCGTTCTCTCACTTCAGACCGTGAACTCTCCTGTTTCCATAGTTGACTGCACGGTTAGCCTGTGCGGGAACGCCGCGGGGAACGGGGGTATCAAGGTTTCGACAAACAACACCTCGTCTTCAGCCAGTGCTTCTGTCATCGTTCGTGACAATAATGTTTTCCGAAACAACATTCCGTCTTCGGGGCAGTATAACGGAATCCAGATAAACGTTAGGGACATCGGTTCTACGCACTTCCCGACGGCGGCCGCCGTATACGGGAATAACTGCTTCGATAACATAGGCTATGTCTGGGGAAAGATAAACTCCTGCCAGTGCTCGAACGTGAACCTGCCGTCCTCCGGAAGCTTCATCACCCCCCTGACCATCATGGCACTCGGTCTGGAGACAGGGTACTCCGGTCAGACCGGATCGTTCGCCTCCCTGGGGAACGGGTACCTGTGGACGCCCGGGTCAAGGTGTATGCACAATAACGCGTTCCTGAATTCTGACTTCAACAACGCTCAGTGACGTAAGTATTTGTGACGGTCTTTTACCAGCCTGAAGAGGTTCAAAGATGCGATCACAGATTCTCCTATTTTTGGTTTTTCCAATTTCTTGCACCGGGAACGGATTTTCTCCGGACACAGCTTTCTCTAAGACTGGAGACGCCGGAGCATCAGACATCGCGGCCGGAAGCCGCGATGTCGGTTTAACGGAGGCCGGGGACTCCGGGGACTCCGGGGACTCCGGGTCCGCAGGGTCCGCAGGGTCCGCAGGGTCCGCAGGGGACACGATCTTCATTTCAGCGTCCGGAGCGTCCGGAGCGTCCGGAGCGTCCGGAGCGTCCGGAGCGTCCGTCGTCACCGCCGGGCTCGGAGGACTTTCGGGGTCTACAGGTTTTTCTGGTTCATCCGGGGAAGAAAATGCACATGGTGGAGCTTTGGACTCGGGCGGAGGTCAACACTCTGGCGGCTCTGGCGGCTCTGGCGGCTCTGGCGGCTCTGGCGGCTCTGGCGGCTCTGGCGGCTCTGGCGGCTCTTCCCACGGCGGCACGTCCTCGAGCCAGTATCCCGGTTGTTCCAGAGATTTTTCAAGCTCTGCCTGCACGACTGACGATAACGGTTTCACATTTGCATACCAATGTGGTGGTTCGGATCCGTCCAACTGTCATTATGACATAAACCATGTCGCGGTTTGCGAGTGTAACCAGGTACCGTTCGTACCCGGCTCTTTCTGTTGTGAGAAAAACTCAAGGTCTTGCACGGTGATAGTCGGATCCCCCGGAACTGTCCCGAGCGCTCCCGGAGCGAAATGTCCCAGTGACCGCCTATTTCGCTATACCCAGTGTTCTGGAAACGTGAATCCGGGGATGAACGAATGCACTGCTATGGACTCTTACGGGACGTTCTGTTGCTCCAGTCCTTTCATAAACTGAAAGCAGTATGAAAAAATTTTTGGACAGGGTTAAGTCCTTCTTAGGAGGATTTATTACGTATGTAGTCCATCATCCGCTTGCCCTGGCGGCTACCGTCTTCCTCGTCGTTGCGGCCGCGGCCTGCCTGATCGGAGGAAAGACATTCCAGATCGGTGGCCTTCTCCAGAAGCTCTGGGGGGCCAAGCCAGTCGACGGGCGGGGGGTCCCTCCCGTCGCCCGCACCGGGGCGGACGGCAAGACGATCGAGCCTGGCCAGTCCGACGACAAGGGTTTCGTCCAGGCTCCCGTCTCAACCCAGATCGTGGCGCCCGGGATCTTCAGCAACCCGGACACCGTCACCGTCGTGCACCCGGACAAGGGCCAGGTCACCATCTCCCTCCCGACCGGCGTGAAGAACACGGACGTGAAGGAGGTCACCGAGGTGTCCCCGGACGTCTACGAGGTCCGGAACAACGACAAAGGCGTGAAGCCGGCCACGGTCGGCGACCTTCTGAACAAGATCGACCAGCAGTCCAAGAAGGGCTAGTCAGTCTAATAAGAGCTAGTCACGATCGCAAAGTAGAGGCCGGGCGTGGCGTCGGGCTCGCAGCATGTGCAGTCGCACCCCTCGACCGAACATTTGGTCCCCTGCGGGTTCCCTCTATGGACCGCCGTCATGTGCTTGCACCATTTGCAGATCAGCTCTCGGGCGACCATGCTGTGTTCGTCACTCTGTGACATGGTCTTAGTTTACTTTTGTACGGTCCCTACATGAATGCCGCCATACCGTGCGTCCTCGCCGTCCTCCTTCTTTCCGGCGTCGCTCTGGCTCAGGATCAGGTTCCGCCGCCATGCCCGGAGCCGTACACGCTCTGCCTCGTCCACTCCGACGAGGACACGGTGGTGCAGTCCCTGAAAGAGCTCAAGTCCATCAAGGAGTCGAAAGCGGTCTTCAAGCTCAAAGAGGACATCGTCATCGTCCGGGACTGGCAGGACCGCGTCTACGTCAACGGGGGCTCCGCGAAGCCAATCGACGCCGAGCTAACGCTCGGGAACACTGTCTCGCGCGACATGCAGGTACAGCTCCCGATCCAGGTATACTATCGCCCGAAGCCCCCGGACCCTATGTTCCGCCTCCGGGTGCGCGCGCAGGCCGGCTTGCTCATCCCGACGATCTGGAAGGACTCGAAGGGCGGCTGGGACGCAGGCCTGAGCTGGGACTTCTTCCACTATGACGTCTTCAACCTGGCCGCCTACACCGGCGTCCGGTCTGCGGGCGGAGGGGTCGGGATGGACCTGACCCGGAACTTCGGACCCTACGTCGGGTACTCGCTCGTATACGACGGCTTCACGTCGGACGTCATGATAGGGGCGTACTTTAGCTTTAACTGAGGACGGAATGGGACTCCTGAACAAGATAGAGGCTCTCCGTTCATCCCTTGCCAAGGCCGCCCAGGAGGTCGTCGACTCGTGGGAACAGGACGAGGACGGGATGGATGACGAGTTCGGTGGCGGCGGCGTCTGCGACGCCGTGTCGCAGGCCATGTCCTCCGTCCTCGCCGAGATCCCCGACATCGAGCTCATGGACGGTGGTCAGGACGGGGACGATCACGCCTTCGTCATCGTTTACGATGAAAAGGACGCCTACGCCGTCGACGTCCCTCCCGGCGTCTACGAGACGGGTGGAGGCTACAGTTGGAAAAAGATAGAGGGGGCCGTCGTTGGACCCGATGATGTGGTGATCACGGAGGTGCGCCGGTCGGACGTGGTACCGGACGACGACTTCTCCAGAATGGCATCCCGGATCGTCGGCTCCTAGAGGACGAGCTTACGGATGTCGAACACGAACTTCCGGGCGTCCGGCGTCCCGTTCTGGACCTCGACCGTGACGACCGGCCACACGAACGCGTAGGCGTACGCGCCGATGCCCCGCCTGGACAGAACCCGGCGTATGCAAGTGTGCGCCATCGGGTCGATGACCGACAGGTTTGCGCTCCCGAGGTCGGCCCTGGAGAAGGACGCCTTGAGCTCGGTCTCCAAGTCGTCCGGGACCTTCACTTAGTGATTTTCCTCTGTTGAGGTTGAGGGCTTCCTATCTTTTTGGAAGTCCTTGAAAGACAAAGTCGCCCGACTCGGGACTTCCTTTAACTCGCAATCGGTACGGCTGGCTGTCGATGACTTACGCGGTAGCTTTACATGAGTCTTGATCTTGTACCTCATGCACTCGATCGGCCACACGTACGGGCGGACAGCCGCGATAAACTTTTCCGTATCCTTCGTGGAGACGGATATGACAAGACCGTCTCCCGTCTTGCATTTCCTGGCACGCTGAATTGTGGAGCGAAATCCGAAGTCGAGTAGCTTCTGGACCAGGATTTCGCATTCTGTCCGAGTGAAACCGAGGGTCGAAAAGTTGACGGCTATGCAGTATCTCTTTTTGACAGAACATCCATCATCCATAAACCAGTAAGCGATGCCCTCCATCGTGAGTTTATCCACCCACGCTTGGTTCACACACTTCTTCCCGCCCATGAGAACGAGTGTTTCTAAGTATTCCGACACGGCCGCGTTTTTGTAGACGGCTTTGAACATCCTAGAGCGGGAGAATCCGTGGTTGACGTAGTCCGTCAGGTTCACTTTTAGAAGCCTTGCCTTATGTTCTGCATAGCCGAACTGTTTCTCTGAATGCGTAACCTGGATGTAGTATCCTCTGTTCTCGGACTTCGTAATCGAGGCGTCCCCGAGTAGAGAGCCGAGAATGAGCTGTTCTTGTTTTCTTGTGAGGGACGGAGATTCCCTCACCGCCCGCATGTGGTTACTGTCTCCCGGGTTTCGGAATTTGTTTCCGAGTGACATCTCGACGTCGTACTCGCTCAGTCCGAGTTCCTCCTGTATCTCTTTCACGGAGAATCCGGAAGTGTACTTTCGACCGATGGTGGCTATTGTCTTCCGATCGAGACGTGAAGGGGGCGGCCTTTTCAAGCCGGCGTTCCGTAAGATGATGTGCACATACCCTTTGCTGATTCCGAGAGTACGACATATATCCGCCTGTTTCATGTTTTTCCCGAACAGCTCGACCACAGACTCTTTATATGACATGTTGAAATCGGTTTAAGTAAAACATGGATCAAGAATCACTGCAAGCAATCCGCAAAATCCGGTCCCTGGAAAATCCGGTCCTGAAGCCCTCTCCATATTTGAAGAGCGAGTTCACTGATGATGACGGGGAAGTCAGGAAAGTTGAACTGCGTTCGTACCAACGGGTCGGCGTCATGAACCTTTTGCAGGTTCCTCGCATGACGATCGCAGATGACACTGGGGTTGGGAAGACAATTCAAGCACTCTCCGCCATAGGCTATATTTGGCTCATGGAGCCTGAGTATGTCCCCATTGTTGTGACCCGAAAGTCATCTGTTTATCAATGGCAGGAAGAGGTCTCCAAATTCATGCAGAACATGTCGGCGGTCGTCGTCGACGGGGAGCCATTTGAGCGGAACAATATCTACAAAGAGTTTTTCGGGAACTGGAGTCTTGAGAGGAAGAAGCTCTTGGTGATGACCTACGACACCTACCTAAAGGACTTCGAGCAGTCCGTGGTCCGGGACCGGACCCCGCCGAAGACCAAGGAGGGGAAGGCCGTCCTGAAGGCGGCGCGCGAGAAGCTCAAGGCGGCGCGCGATGTCCTGAAGGAGAAGAAGACGGCTTTCGAGCCCCGGAAGGCCGCGTTCAAGGAGCGCTTCGACAACAGGAACGACATCGTCAAGACGTACCTCGTCGAGCGCCTCAAGCCGGCGGACGAGGGCGCGACCCCTCCGACGGCGCCGTCCGACTGGACCTCGGCGGACGAGGAGTTCATGGTCAAGGCTATCGCGGAGCGCTTCGTCGTGAAGGCGGCCCAGGCCGCGGTCGACGCGGCCCGCGACCTCGTCGAGCCACCCCTCATCGCGGAGGGCATCGAGGCTTACCTGAAGGAGCTCGTCGCCGCGCACCCCGAGGTCAAGCTCATGCTTGTCATGGACGAGGCCCACGTGATCAAGAACCATCAGGGGAAGATCCACGAGGCCATGGGGAAGACGGCCAAGATGTGCGATCGCGTCATCGGCATGACGGCCACGCCGGTGAAGAACCGCCTCATGGAGTTCTTCTCCCTGTTCCGCGTCGTCTGCCCGTTCCTGTTCCCGAAGATCTCGCACTTCCAGCGCGACTACTGCATCGTGAAGATGCAGAACATCGGCCGGAACCGCCAGGTCCCTATCATCGTCGGGCACAGCAAGGACCAGATAGAGCGGTTCGTGGCCATGATCGAGCCGTACTACCTGTCCCGCCGCAAGTACGACGTGGCAAAGGAGCTCCCGGAGCTCATCACGCGCGAGGTCGTCTGCGTCCTGTCCCCGGAGCAGGTCGACCTCTACGAGATGGCGGAGCTCGAGGCCGAGGAGGCGGAGGCGGAGGCCGACCCGGACGAGCCGAACACGTACGCCATGAAGTGCATGACGCTCATCCAGCAGGCGTCGAACGCCCCGCAGCTCATCTCGAACGAGGAGGGCGTCCCGTACGAGGGCGACTCCTCGAAGCTCGAGGCCATCGTCGAGCTCCTCCAGGGCGCCCCCGACTCGAAGTTCCTGGTGTTCTCCAGGTTCAAACAGATGATCGACCTCGTCGACAAGCGCCTGAAGAAGGAGAAGATCGGGTTCGTCCGCATCACCGGCGACGAGGTGGCGAAGCAGCGCCTGGCGAACGTGAAGGAGTACCAGAACCCGGACTCCGGGACGAACGTGATGCTCATCACGACGGCCGGCACGGAGTCCCTGAACCTCCAGGCGACCGAGTACATCGTGTGCATCGACTCCCCGTGGAGCTGGGGCGACTACGTCCAGCTGACCGGCCGCGGCGTCCGCATCGGGAGCAAGAACCTGACGGTCATCATGATCCACTTCATCGCCATGCTCCCGGGCGGCCGGGAGACCATCGACCATCACGTGGTGAAGACGCTCCGGGCGAAGCGGAAGCTCGCCGACGCCGTATCCGGCGAGGCCCTCAAGGGCGGCCTCGAGTTCGCCGAGGAGGACATGGTGAAGGAGGTCATCGAGATGGTGCGCAAGGCGCGCGCGTCCGGGAAGACCGCGGGGGTCCGGGAGTCCGTCCGGACGAGAATCCAGTCTTCCGGCCGAGGGGCCAAGAAGAAGAGGGCGGCCGCCCTCCACACGCCTTCCCCGTTCCTGTCGCTCGACGGGGATCCGAGGCAGGATGAGCCCGAGCGTAAGATTCCCTCCGGCGGAGAGCTCGGGACTTATATCGATATGTCGGATATCTGATGACGGAAGAGAAGCATAAGGAGAAGGTTCGGCCGAAGATCGTCTGGTGCGACCCGTGCAACGGCCAGGGCTGGTGCCTGGTCAAGGAGGTCCCGTTCGAGTGCATGTGCGGCCACCTCAAGCGCGTCGCCGCCGGCATGCCCCTGTACATCAAGCAGGCCTCGGTCGCCCGCGAGCACGTAGGCCTGCCGATGGTCCGGTCGCCGAAGGCCAACCTGTTCATCGACGCCAGCTGGAGCGACATGCGCGCCATCGTCAAGGTCATGATGATGACCGGGACCAACGGGCACATCTCCATCGTCGACGAGCAGGAGCTCCTGGCGGCCTACGTCGGCAGCATGGGGAAGGCGTCGAAGAGCGCTGACTACGTCGGCGTCATCTACAACAACATCTCCGAGCTCGTCAGTCCTCCGGACCTCGTGGTGATCCGCCTCAACACGCTGTCCAACAAGAACAAGGCAGCGGGTGGCGTCCTCATCGACGCCGTCAAGACGAGGGTCGACTACGGGAAGCCGACCTGGCTCCTGTGCGACATCGACCGACCCTTCAACCAGGCGAGCTTCTCGTACTCGGACGAGCTCATCGAGATAGTCGCCGCCAACTTCAAGAGGATATCCATCCCGCGTATCAACAGGAAGGACGAGGAGGTCGTCAAGGACTTCATGGCGAACATCGCCCCGGTCGTCAGCCTCGAGCCGGACCCGGCGCAGCAGGACAGGCCGGCGCGGCGCGGCCCGAAGATTGGCCACGACCCGGAGGCGGAGCCCGAGCGCCGCCCGAAGAGGAAGCAGGAGCCTGAGGACGAGACCGTCGGTAACCTTGGGTCCGTCTACGGCGTCGGCGTCACCCAGTCCAAGTCGAAGTTCAGGAAATAGCGTGGAGAAGATCATCAGAAGTTTGTTCCAGGTCGGCGCGGTCCCGGACGCCGAGGACGTCCTCATGAACTGGAGGAAGTTCCAGGACTACGAGCTGGAGCACCAGAGCGAGGCGGACAAGCATGTCCTGGACTACCTCCGGACGTTCTACGACCAGATGGCGGCTCCCCCGGAGCTCGACATCATGCGGGAGTTCTTCGAGAAGCAGGACGACATCGAGGCGGTCTCCCGGATCGAGGAGGTCTCTAAGGTCCAGTGGCACATCTCGACCAACTTCCTGTCCCTCGTACGGCAGGAGCAGGAGCAGCAGCAGACGAAGCGGCTCGCCATCCTGTGCCGGGACGCCTCGGCCATCGCCGAGCACGGCCGGACGCAGCAGGCGCCGGGCGGCAAGAAGGTGACGCTCCGCGGGGTCGTCGACGCCGTCGACTTCCTCTACGAGAACCTTCACGACTTCGCCCGCGTCGAGGGCGGAGAGAAGCTCGAGGCCGTCGTGACCGACGACGCCGACGAGTTCCTGGAGGAGTACGAGAAGACCGAGAAGGTCGACAAGTTCGCGAACCGCAACCTGTTCGGCCTCGAGCCAGTCGACTCCGTCTGCAAGGGCCACCGGCGCGGCGAGTTCTGGGTCCACACCGCGTTCACGGGAGAGCTCAAATGCATACCTGGAGGGTCAAAGATCTTCGATCACTCCAAGGGACGCCGTCGTTCTGTGCAAGAGATGTTTGAGAGCGGGGACCTCCCGACTGTCTCCTCCGTTTACCGCGAAGGTTCTATGAACAAGATGGTCTTGGCGAAGGCCGACCACATTGTCCAGAACGGCGTTCGCGAGATCATGGAGATGAGACTTGCCTCAGGCAGGAGGACTTCCGCCACCGGGAACCATGGATTTTTGACCCTGAAAGGGTGGAAGAAGCTTGAAGACATACGCTGTGATGATTACGTCGCCGTCCCGAAGAAAACTAATGTCAGGGATTGCGATCATTCCTTCACAGACTACGAAATCAAGGTTGTCGGCTACCTTCTCGGGGACGGATATGTTGGAGGGAAGAGGACCACTCTGACCGCGTCGAACGATGTGATCAGGCATGATTTCATATCCTGTCTCAGATCCATGGGCCTTCGGGAAGGATTGGCCGACAGGATGACCCCGAACTTCATGGAAGAGTTCCCGAAAGACAGGGCGCCTGGAGTTCGTGTTAGTAACTCCGGGGGCGGCGGGAATACGTCCTTCGTTTCCCCGGTCAGAGAATTGCTCGAATGCCTCGGGATGGCCGGAAAGGTCGCCGCTACGAAGCGAATTCCGGATGAGTTGTTCGGGATCCCCGAGGAACAAGTTTGCCTTCTTCTCGGTGGACTCTGGTCCACGGATGGCTCTCTTCACGCCGGAGACCACGAGAGGGACGACCGCGAATCCCCTTCGCGCCGGAACGACATAAAGTATTATTCTACCTCCGAGTGGCTTTGTCTCGACGTTCAGTCCTTGCTCCTTAGAATAGGGGTTAACTCGACTGTAACAGACTATGATATCGAATACCTTGGTCTCCCCTACAAAGTTTACGTGACAAGGATTATCGGGAGCAAGAACAAGCGGACTTTCCTGGAAAAGGTGAATATTGTGGGGAAAGAGGCTTCACAAGAACAAATCCTGAGAAGGTTATCTCTTCGTGACGACGACAAATATCCGTCTTCCATCATTCCGGATGGCTCGAAGGCTGTCTTATTGAACGGGAGAGTCCGTCACGCCAGCCAGTGTCGCAGGGAGACGGTCTCTGGGGAGGTTGTTGCGGCGTTCGCTCGCCTTAATGATAAAGTGCGAGAGCACTACCTCGGCGACTTTATGTGGGAGAAGGTGGAGAGCGTTGTGTCTCGTGGCCAGGAGATGACATACGATCTTTCAGTTCCGGAGCACCATTCGTTCGTCGTTGATGACGTCGTGTCTCACAACACGACGCTGTCGCTGAACTACGCCTACAACAACGTGATGGTGTACGGCAAGAACATCTTCTACGCCATCCTCGAGATGCCGTACAGCCAGCTTCGGAGGCAGCTTTACGTCATCCACTCGTCGCACGGCAAGTTCATCACGGAGTGGCACAAGGACGACGGGTACGTCGGGCTCGACTATCGGAAGGTCCGCGACGGCGAGCTCTCGGTGAAGGACAAGCAGCGGCTGCGCATCGTGGCCAAGGACTTCCAGGAGTCGGCCAAGGGCAAGCTCTACGTGTGGCGCCCGAAGAAGGACGAGGAGGGGACCATCGCCGGCATACGCCGCAAGGCCGAGATGTTCGACAACAAGTACGGGTGCGACGGCCTCATTATCGACCATCTTGGCCTCGTCACCCCCAAGCGCCACAGCCAGGACAACGTGGCGACCCAGAACGCGGTCGTGCGCGACGCCCGCCTCATGGCGCTCAATTTCTCGCGCGGCAAGGGCGTCCCGCTCCTCGGCCTCTGGCAGATGAACCGTCAGGGCAAGATGCGCGCGGAGAAGAACGACGGTCGATATGACATCGCGGCCATCTCGTACGCGAACGAGATCGAGAAGTCCGCGGACGTCATCACCTACACATATTTGAGCGAGGACCTCCGGCGCGACGGGAAGTTCTACCTCGGCAACCTTAAGAACCGCGACAACCCGATGTTCGACAGGATGGTTGGCAAGATTCTGTGGACCTCCAAGCGCATCCGCGCGATGGAGACCGGTATGCTCGACCTCGACGCGGACGTCATCGTGAACGCGGCGAAGAAGATCTCGGTCGGCCTGGAGAGCATGTACAACATGGACATCGCGGTATGAGCAAGGAGGTCAACACCATCCTGTACGGGGACGGCTACGTCGTGCTCGAGGACTTCTTCGACCCGGCCCCGCTCCTCTCGGTCGCGGAGGACGCCGTGGCAGGGCTCATCGGGGCGAAGGGTCAGGTCTTCTCTGGAGGATATCGGCCGGACGTGCTCATGGAGCCCGAGGTCCAGGACCTGATGCTAGACCCCAGGCTGCTCGACATCGCCAGGAAAGTCCTCGGGACGAAGCCGGCGTTCGGGTCTCTCGGGTGCAACTCGGTCCCGCCCGGGTCCCCCGGCATGGAGCCGCATTTTGACTATCCGTACTTCGCCATGCCTAAGTCCGGACTCCCGGAGTCCTCCTTCCCGGCCTTGTGCGTCCAGATGGTCTGGTACCTCACCGACGTGACCGAGGACGGCGGCCCGACCCTCGTGGTCCCTGGAAGCCAGATCGTCCCCGAGGCCCCGACCGCGGACTACCACAGGCTACGTCAGCCCATCCTGGCGAAGGCCGGCTCCCTTTTCCTCGGTCATGGGGCCCTCTGGCACGGCGTCGGCGTGAACAGGACCGACAAGATCCGGCACGCCATGCTCGGGTCGTTCGTCCCGTTCTGGGTACACCCGATGATCAGGCCGAGCTACGGGTTCGGGCACAACGAGGCGATGCGGGATCTCGCGCGGTCGGACTTCCAGAACCGGATGGGGGAAGGCTACCTGGCGACGACCGAAGGTGCGCACGCCATGCCCGTCCTCGCGGACGAGTCGGACGAGATAGACGAGGCCACCTGGACCGCGTTCTCTCAGGTCATGGGGGACCTGTCCGAGACGACGTCCTCGGCCACCGTGAAGGCGGAGAAGCTCATCCATGCCATGGACGGGGATGATAAGTGACAAGGCCTTTTCTCCGCAAGGTCTATATTCGATGCCGTGAGGGCTACCCCGACAACCCGAACATGTTTGCGGCCTACGACGGTTTTCGGCAGCTCGGGGTCGAGATGGCCCCGTTCGAGGTCTTCGGCGACATCGCGACGCTCTCGGATCTAGGCCCCGAGGTCGCCCTGTCCGGCTACGTCGGCGACGTCCTGGCCGCGCTCGCGCAGCTCGGGAAGCAAAGGCCGCCGAACATCGACTATCCGGAGGAGCTCCGGCCGTGGCTCGGCCGGGAGGTGTGACGGTCCACGCTCGGCAAGGTCCGGCGCACGGTCGACCCCGTGTTCTTCAAGCCGGTGAAGGAGAAGCTCTTCACGGGCTTCGTCTGGCGCTCCCCGGACGGCGACCGCATGCGCGTCGCCACCTTCGGCGACGACGTCGAGGTCTGGGTCTCCGAGCGCGTCGACTTCGTGTCCGAGTACCGGTGCTTCGTCAACGGCGGGAAGATAGTCGGCTGCCGCCATTACAACGGCGACTGGTCCGTTGTCCCGAGCCGCGGCGTGGTGGAGGAGGCGGTGGAGGCCTACAAGTCTTCCCCGCGGGCCTACTCCATAGACTTCGGGGTGACGCGCGGCGGAACCACCCTCCTGGTCGAGGTGAACGACGCGTACGCGCTCGGTGCCTACGGGCTCCCGAGCGTCCTGTACGCCAACATGATCGAGGCGCGCTGGGGAGAGCTGATGCTCTGACTAACATACGGCCATCAGCACGGCATCGAGTTCTCCATCACTCCGTCGGAAAGACGTTATATTCAAAAGTGCGGGAAGACGATCAACCACGGTATGGCGAAATCTTGCCGCAAAGAGATCTGAACTCTTCCTCTTTCATGTCTCTCTTGACCTGATTTACTAACCATGAAACGAGGGCCACGTTTCCTTCGACATAGCCGAGCCCCGGCTCTAGTCGGTCGATGCTGACGAGCTTCGATTTGTCATCCGTGTCGTGCTCCAGAGCGACACCGGTGAAGTAACATTTCCCTCCTTGCTTTTCGAGGAGCGCGAGGAGGAACTCGAGAGTCAGTGTATTCTCGTGAGGCCAGTTTCTGCCTCCTGGGCGACGCCTGGCCTTCGTCCGCTTCAAAAGCTCGTTGAGCTTGACTTCCATCGAGCGTCTGTTCTTCTTGATGATCCTCTTACTGTCGCAGGACCTGCAGACCCCGCTCAGGTGGAAGAATCTGGATCCTTTTTCCGTCCTGAAGTCGTCGCGTGGGCCGACGTGCCCGCACCCCCAACATCGTTTCACATCCCTGATCTTGGCCTGGACTTCTTCATACTTGGCCTTGAAATCTGGGTCCTGCGCTTTCCACTTTCGTATAAGATAGAACGTCAGAGAGCATTCTTTGATAGCCCGGCGCTCCACGCACGTTTTCAGGAACGACCTCAGGAAGTTTTCTTTCTCGTGAGTTTGTTGCACGTTCCATGGAACATATAAAAAGTCTCACCACTTCCTCTCAAGACTGGATCAGGGCTCGGACTGAGGCTGTTCGAAAGAAGTACACGGCCTTCCAATGCATGCACGAGCACGGACATGGGGAGCACCTCGTGGACGACGAGACCCCAGTGTCTGTGTTTTGTCCGTTCCATCCGAATACGGCGACCATGGCCGCCCGCTACTACCCGGCCTCGGGGAGGAAGTCCGACTACGTCCGTTGCTTCCGCTGCCACGAAAACTGGGATGCCCTGAACCTGTATCTGAAGTTCAAGGGCCTCCCGTTCATGGACGCGCTCCGGGAGCTGGAGCGCCGGTTTAACATCAAGGTCGACCGGAGACCGGAGGAGCAGGCCCCGGAGCCCCTCGTCGACAAGAGCTCGTCGAAGTACGAGTCGGAGGCCTGGGGGGACGTCCCGCGCGTCTTGCTCATGCTCGAGGAGAAGCTCGGCCGGCTTAGGGCCAGGGCCTCGCTGCACGAGTATGTCCGCTTCTGCCGCGTCCTCGACTCCGTGTCCTACGACCTGAACCGGGCAAAGGGGGAGCAGACGGACGAGATGGTGGAGGTCCTCGGGAAGCTCCGGCAAAAGATGGACATGAGCCTGGCCACCGAGCTGGTCATGTCCGAGGATGGCCTCTCTTGAAGCTTGGGGTGGTGGGCCCGGAGCAGGCGAAGTTCACGTCCGCCACGGAGGCGCTGGCCCGGGCGGTGATCCGGGAGGCCGCCGTCCGCCACGGCGCGACCGCACTCGTCTCCGGCCACTGCCCGCTCGGCGGCGTCGACATCTTCGCCGAGGAGGAGGCCGCCGCCATGGGCCTCCAGATGATCGTCTTCGCCCCGAAGGTCCTCTCCTGGGAAGGGCCAGGCGGGTACAGGGCCCGGAACCTGATGATAGCGAGGACGTCCGACCTCGTCCTCATGGTTGCCCTCAGCGAGCTCCCTCTAGGCTTCCGGGGCGAGGACTACGGCGAGTGCTACCATTGCAAGGGCCGCAATCCCCCGCACGTCAAGAGCGGAGGGTGCTGGACGGCCTGGCGCTGTAGGGATCGCGAGTGGGTCGTCATCCCCGGGTAGCGTCCGGGCGTGCGCACCGTCGAGCTCGTCGAGTACAGCCTCTCCCTCAGCACCGGCGAGAACATTCTGGTGTCCGAGCTCGACCCGGAGTCGATCCCGTGCCTGACCGACCCCGTCGTCGTCCGCCTGGCCGACGCCGTCCTTTCCCGGTGCACCAGGGCCCCGAGGGACGCCATCGAGGACGCGAAGTCGGGCCTTCCGGAGTCGCTCGAGGCCTACGTGAGGACGCCCCCCGTCGGGTGTCTTGCCAAGCTCTCCATCCCGGTCTGCGCGGAGCTGAAGTTCTGCGTCATCTCGGACCCCGTCCGCTGTTCGACCCGCCACAGGTCGAAGAGGGGGCCGGAGTTCCCCATGTGCTGGACCTTCGACGTCCCGGCGGGAGGCACCGCGGAGCAGTCTTCTCAGGCCAAGGATCTCGCGGACTCGATAGTCTCGGCCTGGCGGGACAACCGTCTCGTCGTCATTGCCGACGGGTGATCAGAGGTCGTCCGGGGAGGGCGGGTCCCGTTCGGGCTCCGGCGGCGAGAGCTCGTCCACGAGCTCCCTCAACAGGGCCGCGGCGCGCGGGGTCCTGGCCTCCGGCATGTCCACGTGCAGGACGACGTGCATGTTCCCGCGGGCGCCGGATATGCCGCCCACGCCGGCGCCCCGGATGATGAACTGCGTCTCGCCGGGCCTGAAGCTCGAGGACAGGTCGATCCTGTACTCCCTCGAGTCTATGCCCCGGACCGTGAGGGCCGGCTTCGAGGCCCCATGTTTTCCGAGGGCGACGTGGAACGGGACGCGGACGACGGTGTGCAGATCGTTCCCCCTCCGGGAAAAGCGGCCTCCCTCCACCACTTTGACCGTCACGTACATGTCGCCCGGCGGTCCGCCGTCGCCGGCCTCGCCCTGCCCGGCCAGGCGCAGCTTCTGGCCGTCGGATATGCCGGCCGGGACCTTGAGCGAGAACTCGCGGGAGGTCCGGACGGTCCCATGGCCTTCGCAGGCGGTGCACTTTCGGACCGGGATGTCTCCGTACCCGTTACAGGGCCTGCACTTCTGGCGGCGCGGGACCCCGGTCGGGGCCTGGAAGAAGAAGGCCTTCCCGGAGCCGGCACAATGGGTGCACGGGATCTTCCTGGTCCCGGGCTCCGCCCGGGACCCTCCGCACCTTCCGCAGACGGACTGTCCCCCGGACACGGTGGAAATGGTCTTGATCGTCCCGAGGACCGACTCCTCGACCGTGAGCTCTATCTCCTTCTCGACGTCCTTCCCCGCATGCCTGGCCCGGTTGAACGGGCTGCGGTTCTCGAAGTTGACGCCCCACATGTTGTTGAAAAAATCCGGGCTTCCGGGGCCCGGGAAGCCGTTGAACGGGCCTTCCTGCTCTGCGGCCTTGGTGTCATAGTCCAGGCGTTTGGCAGGGTCCGAGAGGATGGTGTATGCTTCTGTCGCTTCCCTGAATTGCGCCTCCGCGGCCTTGTCACCCGGGTTGCGGTCCGGGTGATGGAGGAGCGCTTTCTTTCTGTAGGCGGACGATATTTCCTGCGCGGACGCCTCCGTCCCGACGCCCAGGACATCGTACGGGCTCTTCATGGCGTGTCCCTCGAGGGGGATCGCTGTATAATCTTCACTGTGTTAGCTCTACAGCAGACGGACGACAGGGTCACGGTACATCGGGAATGGTTCAGGGACTACAAGTTCCACCTGATACGGGACGACCAGAAGAAGGGGCTCGAGCTTCTGAGAAAGCTCGTCGATGTCTGCATCTCGCGCTGCCTTTGCTCTCTCGATCTTGAGACCACCGGCGTCGACAACCGCGTCTACGCCGACGAGTTCTTCGACGACGGTCGGAAGACGCGCCACGGGCTCAGGACCGTGGACCGGATCGTGGGCCTCTGTATATCGTTCGACGGGGAGAACGGGTATTACGTTCCTCTCACTCATGAGCCCGAGGACTCGGGCAACCTCCCATGGGACCCGGTGTGGGACGAGATCACCCGGCTCATAAACGGGTGCAGGATCATCTTCCATAACAAGAAGTTCGACGCCGAGTTCCTTTACCCTGTTACCGGGCGCGAGTACTGGAAGCTGAACCAGTTCGAGGACACCTTCCTCATGGCGAAAGTGTTCTCCCCGCTCAAGAGCCATCCCGCCGGTCTCAAGCCGCTCACGAAGAACCTGCTCGGCATCGAGATGGTCGACCTCGACGAGCTGTTCACGGACGAGAAGAAAGAGCAGCTCAAGCGCCAGAAGGAGGGCTACAACTTCTCCCTGCTCCACCCGAAGGAGGGTAAGGAGTACGGATGTTCGGACGGCATCTTCACCTATAAGATCTATCACATTCTGAGGGAGAAGATCGAGGGGTTCGAGAAGATATACGACCTTGAGAAGGCGTTCTGCAACGTGATGCGCAAGATGGAGCGCAACCGGGTTCACGTCGACGTAGACCGTGTCAACGAGCTCTACACGGAGTGCCTCAACGCCCTGCGCGAGACCGGCGACTTCATCCGAGAGGTCATCGAGGCCAAGTCGGGCAAGACCGGGAAGTGGGGCGCCCTGAACGTCGGGTCCCCGACCAAGCTCTCCGAGTGCTTTTTCACCGACCAGGAAGGCCTGAAGCTGCGGCCGACACCGGACATGATCGCCACCGAGGGCGGCGGGTTCGCGGTCGAGTACGACGACGGCTCGGGCGGCGATGACGACGACGATGGGGAGGACGACAAGGCCGTCGTCTACTCGCTGAAGGATGAGGTCCTCAAGTCCCTCCACCGTCACTACGGAGAAAAGTATCTGGTCGCCCGGCCGGGCCACGCCGACAAGGACGGGAAGCCGAAGAGGGAGAGCATCTTCGAGCTCGTTCTGGAGTACCGGCACTACGACAAGATGAAGGGCTCCTACATCGAGAAGATCGTCAAGAGCCACGACAAGTACGGGGACGTCCGCCCTTCGTTCAACCAGGTGGGGACCGAGACCGCGCGCCTCTCGTGCAAGGCCGGCAAGATAGAGGACGGCTACTCCGGCGTCAACTTCCAGGGCATCCCGCGCGACTCCGACGACGACAAGCCCGAGCTCTTCAAGCAGATCAGGACCGTCATCATCCCGCGCCCGGGATGGCTGCTCGTCAAGCTCGACTACGCGGGCGAGGAGCTCCGGGTCATCACGAACATGTCCGGCGACCCTCTGTGGAAGAAGTCGTTCCTCCACGAGGACGGGGACGTGCACTCGATCACGGCCCGAATCCTCTACGGGAAGACGGACGTCTCGAAGGACGAGCGCGGCCGCGGCAAGCGCAGCAACTTCGCCATCATCTACGGCGGCGGCGCGGGCGCCATCTCGCGCAACGTCGGCTGCTCCATCGAGGACGGCGGGCGCCACATGGAGAACATGCGGTCCGGGCTGCCGGCCCTCATGGGGTACGTCGACCACCAGAAGAAGTTCGCGAAGAAGCACAAGTGCGTCTACACGGCCTTCGGCCGGCGCATGCCGATCCCCACCATCGACTCGCCGATCAAGGCGATCATGCGGAAGGCCGAGCGCTGCGCCATCAACTACACGATCCAGGCGACCTCGGCGGACGTCCTGAAGTTCGCCATGTGCTTCGTCGACAAGCAGATCCGCAAGCTCGGCTGGGAGGACCGCTGCCGCTACGTCCTGACGGTGCACGACGAGATCGTGTTCGAGATCCGGCCCCAGTACCTGATGGAGATCGTCCGCAAGCTCGACGAGTGGATGGTCCTCCCGTGGATGCTCCCGAAGGCCCACGGCCGCGCCTGGGAGGTCCCGCTCGAGACCGAGCCCGGCATCGACGTCCATTGGCGCGCTCGGTTCGACTACTTCGCCATGGTGGACGGCAAGAAGCCGGACAAGAAGGAGCTGAACCCGGACGGGACCTACAAGGGGAAGCTTAAGAAGGGCCAGTTCTTCCAGGACGGCCGCGTCTACCAGGAGGTCCCGGACTTCCTGAAGGGCTACATCTGGCGCCTGACGCCGGAGCAGAGCGACGCCATCAAGAAGGCGATAGCCGACGGGACGGAGTGGGCGTCCGAGTCCGGCGAGGCCGCGCGACCCGAGGGCGTCGTCCCGTCCGCGAACCCGGTGTCCCCGGACGCCGGGCGCCCCGACCGCGCCCCGACCGCGCAGGCGGCGGCGCCGGAGAGGCCGAAGGACCCCGTGCTCGTGTGCGCCGACTGCGGGGAGCCGCAGACGGTGACGCCGTCGGGGCTCACCTGCAAGAACGGGCATGGCGGTGCGGCCCCCATGGGCGATGTAGTGTACGTGCCCGTGGACGACTCACCGCCGCCGAAGGACCCGCACCTGGCCGACCTTCCGGAGGAGAGGGTGAGCGCGTTCGACATGGACATGATGGACGACGCGCCGGCAAAGCCCGTGTCGTCGAAACCCCCGCCTCGGGACGTGAAGCCCGTCGGCCAGGACGAGCAGGTCTTGCGCTGGGTCTTCAGCGCCGTCCCGTCCGAGGAGGCGCAGCGCCGTCTCCATGCCGTCTGCATCCTGGCCGAGGGCCCGATGCCGCTCCGCGTCGTCAATCAGAAGGGCCAGATCCTGATCGGGGAGGAGGTCGGCCTCCGGGTGGACCCCCAGAAGTTTCAGTGGATGGCAAGTCTGTTCGGGCTTTAGAGTTTTCATGGATTGGGTCCGGGATAATGCCCTGGACCATTTACTGCCACACGCACGTCGAGTCGGGTCGTCGCTACGTCGGCCTGACGAAGTACACGATGATGCACCGCTGGAACCAGCACTGCTCCCAGGCTGGACGCTCGGTCGACGGACGCTCTCACTTTCAGAACGCCATCCGTAAGTACGGGAAAGATGCCTTCTCGCACGAGATTCTCGAGACTTGTGAGACTCTCGAAGCTGCAAATCTGGCTGAAGAGCGATGGGTGGCAGAACTCGGGACACGGGACCAGAAGAAAGGGTTCAATCTGTCCCCCGGTGGAAATCATGTTCCTTATAAACCGGGGAGGAAGAACCCATGGGATGATCCCATTTTCAGGGAGAAGAACGTTTCGGCTGTCCGCGCGGCAGTTCTTCGGCCCGAGGTGAAGGCCACGAGGTCGAGGAACTCAAGGCTCCTATGGTCTGACCCCTCTTTTCGGAAGAAGGTGACGGCGGCCACTGTTGTCTCCATCCGAACTCCCGAGGCCAGGAAGAAGATATCGCAAGGCCTTACCGGAAGGAAACTCCTGCCCGAGACGCTCAAGAAGATGTCCGAGGCCAACCTCGGGAAGGTCCACTCTCCGGAGCATCTCGCGAAGATGTCGGCCTCCGCGAAGAGGAAGTGGGAAGACCCGGACTTCCGGAGCAGAGTCACCACGTCGCTCGCCGCCCGACTTATGGATCCCGATGTCAGGGCGGAGATAAGGGCCAGGGCACTTCTCCGGGAGCCCAGAGTCCACAGTATGGAAACGAAGGCGAAGATAGCCGAGTCAATCCGGGCTCATTTCGCGGCCCGGCGAGGCTGAGCAGCGTTCATTGACGTTTTGCCTTCAGGACGGCTCGGACGGAAGCGCGTCGGGCCGCACTTGGGTGACGAACCGCTCGGCCGCCGCTATCATGGCGGCGGCGTTCCACAGGGCGGCCTGACGCATGTCCGGGTCGTCCCCTATGCGCGGGTCCTCGAGGAGCTCGAGCTCCCGGTTGGCCAGCCCTTCGAGGGTCTTCCACACCTGTTCCTCGGTCATGGAGGACACCATCTCCCGGAGGAGGACGGCGTCCTCTATGCTCAGCTTTGGCTCTTCGAGTGGCATGGCCGACCGTACGGTCCGGACATGATCGGATGGACGCGCAGGGACGAGGAGGACAGGCGCCGGAGGGCCGCCTGGTTCAACTCGCTGACGCCCGAGCAGCAGCGGGACGAGAACGAGTACCAGAACTATGTGGGAAGAACGCTGCTCGGGAGTGTCCCGTTGTTCTTCTTCGGGTGGATGGCGGCCGCCTTCGTCGCCGACTCCCTCGTAACCACCGTCGGGATGGTCCCGCTCACGGTCATCGCCATATCGTGGGTCCCTGGCTCCCTCGTGTGCCCGTTCATCTTCTGCGTCATGACGAAGAGGGCGTGGTTGGCCGCACGCCGGCGGGCCGATACCGGGGAGAACACGTGATGTGGATGCTGGAACGGATGGCGTTGGCGGCCGGGTTCGTCGTCGGCTTTTTCCACACGGCGTGGAGAGAGCTGGTCCGTCGCTGTACTTTGAGGCATGAGTAAGAACCCGATCTGTTTCGCCCTCGACTTCCCCGACTTCAACGAGGTCGAGATGTTCTTCAGGAAACACGATATTGAGCCCCACGTAGGGGCGGTCAAGATCGGGCTCGAACTCTTCATCGGCTCCGGGGCCCTCGCGGTCCGCGCTGTCCAGGACATGGGCCTCGACGTGGTCCTGGACCTCAAGCTGCACGACATCCCGGAAACAGTCGGCCGGGCCGTGAAGGCCGGGGGAGATCTTGGCGCCAAGCTCATGACGATTCACGTCCAGCAGAGGGCGGCGCTCGAGGCCGCCATTAGAGCGGCGGAGCCCTTCGGGATCCAGCTTCTCGGAGTCACCGTCCTGACGAGCATGGCCGCCGTCGACATGTCAGATCTCGGGATGCGGACCTCTCTCGGCCTGACCGCGAGCTCCGTCCTCCACCGCGCGAACTCGCTCGTGGTATTCGCCCACTCCTGCGGGCTGCGCGGCTTCGTGTGCTCTCCGATGGAGGTCAAGGTTCTGAAGGACCTCGCCCCGGACTCGTTCTTCCTCGTCCCGGGCGTAAGGCCTGCCGGATCGGACGCCGGGGATCAGAAGAGGACGGGGACGCCGAGGCAGGCTGTGGGCGACGGGGCTTCGCTCATCGTCGTCGGCCGCCCCATCCGCGACGCCAAGGACCCGGTTCAGGCGGCAAAGGACATCCTGGCTGAGGTCGATGCGACCTAGGACGTCTTGGGAGACGATGGCCTCGGGCGACAGCCCGCTCTGCCGGATCGCCCGTCTCGACCCTCCTGTCATGGTGACGAATCTCGTCCGGGACTTGGCCCTTCGTCTTCATGGAATGCGGGTGAAGCCATATCTTCGAAAGACATCGCGCGCTGTAACGTCCGTCAATGGACGGAATCCTGTGCGATAGAGACATAGTCAGACTTCGAACGGACCTGGTAGAACCGTTTGACTCTTCTGCAGTTCAACCCTCAAGCTACGATCTGTCGCTTGACAGTCTTTTCCTGAAGCCCATACCCAACCGGAGGATCGACTTACGCTATACTGAACCCTCAGAACACATGATATTGTCGGACATTGAGAATGAGGAAGATGTACTGATTCTCCGACCTGGAGAGTGTGTTCTTGGTTCTACCATTGAAGTTGTGAAGTGTCCCACCCATCTGACTGCTCGTGTTGAGGGGAAGTCCAGCATCGGTAGAGTTTTTCTTGCTGTTCATGTGACAGCAGGAGTAATCGACGCCGGATGGAATGGACAGATAACTCTAGAGATAGTGAATCACGGGAATTGGGAAATAGTTCTCTGGAAGGGCATGAAAATAGCTCAGGTAAGCTACTTTCCCTTATCAGGAGAATGTGATGTCCCGTACGGAAGTTCCGCTCTCGGAAGCCATTATTTCGGTCAACGAGGCCCAACAGCCGCCTCCGGGAAACGCCATAAGTAAGAGCAGGGCAAGTAAGCTTCGCTGGAGAAAAGAAGGGCGTTGTGATAACTGCGGACAGGAGCCCGAGGAGGGGAAGAGAAAATGTGCACGTTGCGGGAAGGCAGCCAAGAAAGCGAGTGCGAGAAGCCGTGAGAAGAACGGGTCTTCAAGAAAGTACTACCGAGATCGAAAGTCTGCGGGACTCTGCACCCACTGCGGGGAGAGACCATGTACTGCCACTTCCGTAAACTGCGAAGTCTGTAATGAGTTTGAATGGGGGAGAAGACTTCGAATAAAGCAGGAAGTCATCACGAAATATGGGGGAGAGTGTGTCTGCTGTGGAGAGGATAACGTCGTGTTTCTCTCTTTAGATCATAAAGACGGCGGAGGAACAAACGAGAGGAACGTCTCTAAGATCATGGGCGGAAGGCTTTATCGTTTCCTTCGAAACAAACCTGTTGACTCGAAATATCAGGTCATGTGTTACAACTGCAATTTCGCGAAGGGCGATAGAGGAACATGTCCACACCAAAACATGGAGAAAATCCGGTCCGCTCTCGCGTGGTCTCCTATTCCGAAAGAAAAGATTCGGCGTAACAGGGTTCATACATGATGCTTCATGCCCGGTTCTTCTCGCACGGGGAGGTCTCCGTCCTCGAGGAGGACCGGGCCTCCGGGCAGGTCGTCCTGTCCGTCGTGCTCCCGGCCTGTGTCATGCAGGCTGTGACGCCCCAGCTTCTCGGGGCCGGGCTCATCGACTCCTACGAGCTCCGGAGGCCACTGGCCGCCTGGGTGCCGACCGTCGAGGACTCAGGGTTCTCCACGGACGACCCCACCGTCTGCTCCTCCGTCAACGCCGGCCTGCACGCGGCCGCGAGGGCCTCCCTCGAGGCCTTCACGGCCGCCAGCTCTTCCCTCCGGTTCCCGGCGGACGCCCTTCCCGTCCTGCCGCTCGGGACCTACGTCCGGTTCCGGATGCGGTGCTCCGTCGACGCCCTGGCGGTCGCGGTTGGCGCCATGCAGAGGGCTGCGGGCGTCGCCGAGCTCAAGCACGCTTTCGCGCGCGTGGTCGCCGCTTTGCTCGTCCACTGGGGGCGGGCCGGGGTGTCCCCGCCGCCTCTCCCGGCCTCGGCCGGTCGCAGGAGCTCGCGAGGGGGTCCAGGCCGAGGGCCTCCTTCATCTTCATGACGCGGAGTATGGCGGAGACGCGGAGCATCAGCCCGCCCGCCTGACGCGGACGGTCACGGCGTACCAGCGGACCTCCTCGTCCCGGTTGCCCCCGACCTCGCTCATCCAGTACTCGCCACGGGTTCCGGCGAGCGCCATGACGCGTGAGGCCAGGATGGCGGAGTACGACCACAGACGGTGGAAGAAAGGGTTCGTCGACTGGAGGTCGGACTCGTTCGTCTCCTGCCCGAACTCGAGAAGCGTGAGGACGCAGCCTTCGAGCTCGGACTCCTGGCGCAACGTGAGGCCGGACTCGCGAAGCTTCTGGTGGGCCAGCTCTGCGATGCGCTGTGGGTCGGTCAGGTGCAGGTACGCTCGCCCCGTGACGGGGTCTGCGGCCTTCCTCCGGACCGCCGCCTCGCGGTCGTCGGACTGCGCCTTCAGGAGCATGGCCGACGTCAGCTTCGGGTCCAGGATCGGGCCCGGGGTCACGATGACCTTCTGCATGGACATCCCTCCGCTCATCGGGTCCACGACCAGCTTTTCGTCCTCGTAGGGCTCCGGGTAGAAGATGATGTCCTTGGTCAGCGGCGCCACGATCTCGCCCGTCGCCGTGTCCACGACGTAGGCCTGGTCGCCGCCCTTCCGGAGCTCGTCGAGCTCGGCGAGCAAGAACATGATGGCGTCCCTGTAGATGTCCTCGGTCCCCTCGCGCACGAGGTCCCAGGCCTTGCCCTCGACGAACGAGAAGGCGTCCGTGGCCGGGATCGAGGCCGTGACCACCGCCTTGATGGACTCGTCGCCCTGGAGCTTCGCCCGGAGGCCGAGCAGGTACTTCGCCCTGGTCGACACCAGGAGATCCCGGTCCGGGACCAGCCCGGCGTCCCTCGCCCGCACCAGCCGGTCGATCTTGTCCTCGTTCGTCTCGTGTTGGTTCATGTTCAGTCGTCTTCCAGTATGAATGTCTTGCCCGGCCCGGCGCCGGGTGCAGGTGGCTCCGGCGGTCTTACGGGTTCGGCCGGCGCGGTCAGGAGACCGCCGCCGAGCACCGTACCCTGCTCGAACGGAGTGTTGCCCGGAGGGGCCACGCGCGGCGTCACGACAGTCGCGGGCTGGGGTGCCACCGGTTCTAGGTCGAGCGCCGGCGGGTCCTCCATGGCGGGGACCGCCATTTCCGGCTTGGCCTCATCCCTCCGGGTGAAGGCCATGGGCTGGGCCATGGGGACGCGCGCCGGGGTCGCCACCGGCACGCCCGGAGTGAACACGACGGTCTTCGGGGCGGCGGGCATGCCGAGCGGGGAGAACGACTTGGACCTGATGTTGTCGTACGCCGGGTCGTCCTCCTTGGCCCTCGGCACGTTGGTGAACAGGAGCTCTTTCCAGTTCTTGACGCGCTTGTCGAAGGCCGACTGGTTCATCCCGGCGCGCTCGCAGCCCCTGTTGCCACAGCCTACGCACCAGTTTCTGTGCATTTCGTCGATGGGAGGGTTACCTACATCGTTCATGCAGTCCTTCAGAAAGTCCATGTCCGACCTTACCCGGGTTTATTGTTCATCCTTTTAATTCGACACTTGTCTTCTCAATAAACTTATGCTTTATTTCGTGTCATGTCGACGACGAGGGTTAGGGCGCTTATAGTCAAGACACATCCGGTACCGGAGACCACGAATAGGCTGCCCTGGCCGAGGATGGCGAACGACGACGTGACGCCGCTCGGGATAGACGTTGTGGCCAAGCGAATGGACATCATCAGGATCGTCCACAAGTGGTTTCGGGTCTCCGAGGTCCCGATGGAAGAACTGCTTCAGGAGGTCTTCCTGGCCATCGTGCACAAGAACTGCGGCCGCTCTTCGCACGACCCCCGCAAGTCCTCGTTCAGCCACTACGTCTACATGGTGGCCAACAACGTCTGCATCAACCTCGTCCACCGCAAGCGCCGCTTCGCCAACGAGCGCGAGTCCCTGGACGCCCCGGCGACCCCGGGCGACAGCCGGACCCTGATGGACACGGTTGAAGCTCCTCCTCCGCCCCCAGATCACGCCGCCGAGCTCATGGAGGAGGCCGAGGAGGAGATGCGGCGCCTCGGGATGTGGGACGAGGCGCGCTACGTGCGGGCCGTCCGCTCCGGGGCGAGCCCCGAGGTCGTGCGCGAAGCCCTCACCTTCGGCGACCGGAAAGTCACGACCAAGCTGGTGAGAGACTGGCGCTCTCAGGTCAGGAGCTTCCTCGAAGAATCTCTATGAGCTCTTCGGGCGCGGCCCCCACCCCGCCACGCCACGAATGAAAGACTCCACCATCGTCCATGCCTTCTTCGGCTGGACAACCCCTCGCATCTCGAGTGCCAGGTGTCCGCGCAGCAATGGCAAGGCCGTGGACGGGCTCTGAAGCAGCTTCCAGCAGTAAGTGCACACGTGAAGGTCTTCTTTGAGGCCGTCCTCCGGGCCCGCCCGTCGCAACCCCTCGCGCTTGCAGTACTCGCACGGTCCCTTTGTCGCCATGGGGAACGGTACGCGCCGTCTATCCGGGCGTACGGGCCTTCATAAGGGCTACCACCGCTTGGCTCTGGAAGACGCTTATCATCATGCTGGCCTCACGCCGTTCCGGGGTATCCGGGGACGCCGACATCCAGTCCTCGAGACACTTCCGGCCCCGGTTTGCCAGGTCCTGGTCCCCGAGCTTGTCCAGGCTGTCTATTAGCTCCCGGACGATCTTCTCCAAGAGCGAGTAGGTCGACGATATCTTTCTTGACCGGACACGGAACTTCGCCCAGTCCTTCTGCTGCTCCTGGTCTTGATACCCGCGCGAGCACCATCGACAACTCCTTCCCCCGCATGCCATGCACACACGGGGTGTCTCCACCTCTTCGTCCTCTTTCGTGAAGTCGGTCACTTGGTCCAATGGGAAGGAAGAATAAGAGTTCTCGCGGAGTGTAATGTCTTCTAAAGATATGCTTTCTCACTCTTGCAGACCGTTCCTCATGAGGAACGACTCTTACGTGGTCGAGATCGACGAGGACTTCTGGATCCTCCACGTCTTCGACATTCAGGGCGAGGATGACGTTCTAGCCATTCAGCTCCGGCTCAGATCCCGGGAGGAGTGCGAGGCTTTCCCGGATGACTTTGGTGTAGCCATGATGCAGAAGAGCAAGTCACACCCCGTGGCCTCCGGGTGCCCCGAATGCCGACCGTCGGACCGGGACCTGTGGACGTCCATGTTCACCGACTGGGTGAAGGATGCCTACTCGGCCATGCCGACCCCACCTTGTCCGGTGGACTCGAAAGACGTCCCTGAGGTCGTGCGGTTGTCCATGGAGTGCGTCTACAACCAGGATGACACGCCCGAAATGTCGTTCATGAACTGAAGCAAGCTGTATTGTCACGAACCCGAACTCGGAGTTAGAGAAACACATATGGAAAGCCGAATCACGAATCTCGCCAGCCGCCTTCAGGACTTCACTAAGCTCATGTCGAGCACCCAGGATCGGCCGGAGGACGTGAAGATCCAGCTCGAGTCAATCGAGAAGACGGTCGAGGAGGAGGTCCGGGAGATCGACATCCGGTGCGAGGTCCTAGCGCGCTCCGTCAACACGATGATGAACGAGTGGCGCCTCTCGAGAAAGAAGAAGCCGGGAGTGTTCAACACGGCTGAGACCGCCGACGAGTCATGGCGGGAAGACTTCGCCCACTCGGCCGAGGGCATGAACTTCTTGAACATCGCCTACAATGGGGCCGTCGCCATCCGCGGCCTGATGCACAAGTTCCAGGAGATAATGGTCGAGACGAGGCCTTCGACGGTCTTCATGCCGACAAACACGCCGCGCCGGGACAGCCTCGATATCGAGGACATGCAGCGTCTCCATTTCCTCTCGCAGATGAACGCGCCGGCGGTCCAGGCCTACGCGGACGCGATGCTCGGCCTCGACACAATGCACAAGGAGCTCGCAGAGGCGGCCGAGACTATCTCGAACTACCTTGAGCTATACTATCGCGCTCTGGTAAAACGCCATACGGTCGACGGGGTTGCCATCCACAGGGATGCCGTCCTAACGGACGTGGCAATGCACATCTACGAGAACATCGACGCCGAGGGCGAGATCGCCATGGGCAGGAGCCCGGACGAGTTGTCGGCATACTCGAAGCGCAAAGCCCGTGTCATGACCGAGGCCATCCAGGACCCGTTCGTCCACGAGATCATGACAGCCGAGCACGGTCTGATCTCCTTTCTTGTCGACAATCTGGAGATGGTCAGCACATCCGTCACTAGGACAGCCACCCTCCTGAGGGACGAGTCGAAGAAGCTTCGCGCACTGATCGGCGGCCGAGTCTCTCTTGAGACCAACAGCCATAGATCCAAGTACTCCCGTCTCATGGTGAATATTCGCGACCTGGACCCGTCCGCGGTTTCACATAAGGCTAAGGCTGGGCTCCAAACCCATGACGAGAAGTTCCGAGATCGCTTTCGGGACGAGACTATGGGTCACATCGTCCAGATGCTCGTCCGTCAGGCCCCGACCGAGGAGATCATCCCGTACGTCCTGGAGCGAAAGGAGAAGATCCGCCGCTACTTCCAGGAGGAGAACAGCTTTTACACGTGCTCTATCGGCGCCGGCAACCCGTTTCTCGGCGTTGCGCCCGGCGGCATCCAGATCTCGCCCTCGGCCCGCCCCCTGGCGTCCTTCGACGACATCGTCGGCGCCGGGTTCCCGGAGCTAAAGGGCTTCGTCCGGACGATCCGCGGCGCGACCCTGTGGCACGACCTGTTCGCCGCCACGAGCCCTAGCAAGAGCGCGGACAAGAGCAACATCCTCATGATGGGGCCTCAGGGTTGCGGTAAGACGGAGGCCATGCGTTCTATCGCGTCGGAGAAGGACTCGATAGCCATCTTCGCTGTCGGGTCCGACTTCAAGACGTGCTGGAAGGACGAGGGCCTCAAGAACCCGAAGCGCCTCTTCGAGCATGCCGTACGTCTCCAAAAGGACTCGCAGAAGCACGTGCACATCCTCATCGACGAGGCCGACTCCGTCATGTGCAAGAAGGAGTTCCTGTCCCAGGGCGACGACGATCTGACGACCGAGTTCCAGAACCTCATGGACGGCATCGTCCAGTACCCGAACATCACGGTCTGGGCGGCGACTAACCACCCGGAGCGGATGCCTATGCCGATCATCCGCCGGTTCAGCAAAGTCCTGGTCGTGGGCGAGCTCACGAGCGAAGACCGCGTGTTCTTGCTCAAGCGCTTCTTCTCGTACCTCCCGCTCGAGGCGTTCGGCGAGGACGACTGGAGGTCCATTTCGTCCCAGCTCGACGGGGCGACCGGCGACGTCATCCGCAAGGTCGTCGACACCGTCTGGCGCTCGAAAATGGCATGGTTCACCGAGACGATGCCCGAGGCGGCTGAGTCCGTCAAGGGCTGGCTGAACCGGAATGGGAAGTTCTCGGTCGCCGACATGCCGCCGGAGGACCGGACTGAGCTCATTGTGCGCCTCGGCGAGCACTTCAGGGTCACCGTCCGCGAGGTCCGCGCCGCGGTCGAGGCGCACATGAAGAACGTGGCCACGAGGACCGAGATAACGGCCGCGAACGAGGTCTACGAGAACGCGCGCAAGGTCGTCTCCAGCCTCTCGGGCAACCTTATTGTCCCCGGGGGCCGGCTGGCTTGAGCGGGCCCCTGCTCTGCGAGCAGTGCGTCATGTGGAATGGCAAGAAGAAGGCGGTCCTCTTTCAGAGAAACCTGGGAGGCCGCCTCATCCCGTCTTGTCGCTCCCACACGTTGGTGGACAAGGACCTTCCCACAATCTCCTTGGCAGAGGGCGCGGACGAGTTCCTGGTTCAGGGTGTGATGGAAGGATGACGGAATGGAAGAGCCTAGGCACAGCGATCTGAGGAGCGTCCGCGGGATCCGGCCCCTGACCGAGGCCGAGAAGGCCGTGCTCGACGAGTTCTGCCGCGAGATGCGGGAGCACGTCATTCGCAGGTCTCGGAGGAGATCCTAGAGCGAGAGTTCCTGGCTATCCGCCTTCTCTAGCGCCGCCGGTCGCTGCGGTATGACGGAAGGGACGCACACGCAATATCCGTTGTCCAGGCGATCGCCCACGTCCCTGCAGAGCGGACACTGAAGCTCGTAAGGCCATCCGACCGCGCACCGACACCCTGTGACGTCGAACTGGCATGTCTTGACGCCGCAGGACTCGCAGAGCCCCCGTAGGAGGGACGACGACGGATGGTCGCACTTCAGGTCAGCCATTTGGACGATTTCCTGTGCGCCGGAGGTTTCTTCTTCGTCTTCAGGGATCCTCCCTCGTATCTATGACAAGGCAAGGGTAGCTCCACGAAGAGATATCGTGAGCAGTTCTTCGGCATCCGGGGACTGTACGGTCGGCCCATGTCCCGCATCCCCGCAATCGGCCTCGACCCGGACGAGTACGAGCCGAGGGGGCGGGCTCGGTCCTCCGTCTCACGCCCTGGCCGGTCGAAGAGGAAGCAGGTCGACTTCGCCTACGACTTCGCCCGCATGCACGTGGACCTCGATCGCATGACGGTCCCCGGACGGATAAGCTCTCTCGGCGGCGGCTACTTCCCTCCGTGGGCGATGAGGCGTGCCTACATGGCGCTCGTGAAGGAAGGGATCCTTCGCGGCCCGGAGCCGGTCCCGAAGAGGAAGGAGCGGGAGCCCATCTGGTATCATCTGCACGTCGGCGGCCGGGAGAGCTCGGAGTGGGTCGCCTGGGCCGAGGGCGCCTGGAGGTCCAACCCGAGCTACCTCAGCCACAAGTACCTGCGCCGCAGGGCGAACCGAATGAAGGCCGACATACGGCGCTCGAACAAGCGGCTGGACCGAGACCTCCGCGTGGCGAAGGAGGTCAAAGTCAGGGCGAAGTTCTTGCCCGTACAGAAGCCGGTCCCGCTCGAGAGCCAGCGCGCCAGGGTGGAGAGGTTCTATCGGTCGCTCGAGAAGGTCGAGTGGGACGGCATGGTCTTCTTCCCGGTCCCTGGTCCTGCGATGGACGCGCTGAAGGCCTGGCGGGATGAGCAGCACGCCTCGGCAAGGGCGCACGCGGAGGAGCGGCGGGAGTGCCCGAGATGCGGAGGGTCCTTCCTCCGGGCGTCATGGGTCGGGAAGAAAGCTCATTCTCTCGACGAGTGTAACTTTCTCGTCGTGACCAGGATTATGACCGAATGAGCCGCACCAGCCCTTATCCGTTCCTCAAGTGGGCCGGAGGGAAGCATAAGATGCTCCGGCATGTGATACCGAGGCTCCCCCGGAAGATGGGGACATACGGGGAGTTCATGGTCGGGGCTGGGGCCGTGTTCATCGAGCTCGCCCGCCTCAATCGTTTCGAGTCGGCCGTCATCTCGGACTCAAACGCCGAGCTCATGAACTCCTGGAGGATGGTGAAGGATCACGTCGACGAGCTGATCGCCGAGCTCCGGAGGCCGCAGTACGTGTATGAGCGGAGCGTCTACCTCCAGTTCCGGGAGATGGTCCCGGCGAGACTGTCGAAGGTCGAGGCGGCCGCCCGCTTTATCTACCTGAACCGGACCTGCTTCAACGGCTTGTATCGGGTCAACGCGAGCGGGCAGTTCAACGTCCCGTTCGGCAAGTATACGGACCCGGTCATCTGCGACGAGTCGAACCTGAGGGCGGTGTCCGCCATCCTGAAGAACGTCAGGGTCATGACGGTCAACGTGCTGGATGCGGGTGGTGACAACTCGGATCCGACAAACCCGTTCCCCAGCGCCCTCGGCGGGTTTGTGACGTACCCGCACCCGCGCGGCAAGCTCGTGAACGGTGTCTACATAGACCCTCCGTACATACCCATCTCCAAGACCTCGAGCTTCGTTAACTACACGGAGGGCAGGTTCTCCATGGACGACCATGTCCTCCTTGGGGCCCGCATGGCGGAGCTGGCAAGGTCCGGCGTGAGGGTCGTCACGTCCAACTCCTCCGCCCCGGCCGCCGTCGAGATCCTGAAGGACTTCGACATAGACTTCGTGACGGGCGGGAGGAGCGTCGCGGGCGGCTCCGGCGACAGGAAGTCGGTCCAGGAGATCGTCGCCTTCGCCGGGCCGAGGTCGTAGGTCCTGGATGCCCGGACCTAGATGGTGTGATCGTGGGAAAACCGAAAGTCTTGATAGTCGACGACGATCCGCAGGTCCGACGAGTGGTTGTCCGGCTGCTCGAACCATGGTGTGAAACCGAGTCCTTCCCCGGAGGCCCGGAGGCCCTCGAGGCACTTCGTCTTGGCCGCCGCCCGGATCTCGTCGTGAGCGACGTGGACATGCCGACGGTCGACGGGCCGGCGCTCTACCGTTTCTCCGTCGAAGAGCGCCTCCTCCCTAAGGAGGCCTTCATTTTCATGTCCGGGCGCCATATTGGGGAGAAGATCTCCTACCTGCTCAAGGAGAGACTCCTCGTCATTAGGAAGCCGTTTGAACACGACTACTTCCTTATGGTCGTCGAGACCCGTCTGTCCGAGATGGCCTTGACTCGGTTTAGAAGAGTGACTAAAATGATGACATGACCTGCTACGCTTACGTGTTCGCCTAAGGCCCTCGCGGCCCTCCACTCGCGACGTCTCCCGCCAAGAAACGTCTACGAACCGAGAACGGAGGACCGTATGGATAACAGTGTAGGACTAAGCGATATTAGGGAACATGTAAAGAGGCTCGCGCACGAGGGACGGTCGAAGAACGCGCTCATTGCGGCGTCGTCCGGGCCGGACAGGCACGTGGCACGTCAGAGGAAACAGGGGGTCGGGGCGACAGCCCGTGTTTTCCTGTTGGCATACGCGATGCTTCGCGGCATACCGTATGTCCGTCTGGAGCGGACGACGAAGACCCCTTCCTGGCGCCTCGGACATATCCTGGACGAAGTTTCCGGGGTCGTGGCGAAACACCGCCCCGGGACGGGCGAAACCGAGGTCACGGAGTGGTTCCGAGGGCATAAGGTGTCGCCGTGAGCTTCGAGTCGGAGCTCGAGTCCTGTCTCCCGGCCATGCGGGCGTTCGCGAACAAGCTGGAGCGGAACTCGGACCGCGCGAATGACCTCGTGCAGGAGACCGTGGTGAAAGCGCTCGCTGGCCGCTCCGCGTTCGACGGGATGAACATGCGCTCGTGGCTCTTCACGATCATGAAGAACATGTTCTGCAACTCCCGAAGGAAGGACGCCCTCAGAAGGACGCGGGAGGCACAGGTCTCCAACAGCGCGGCCGGCGTGTGGAGGGCGGCCCAGCCGATGCCCCCGGACGCCGTCTGGGCCGGCCGGGACGCCGAGAGGGCGCTCGACTCCCTCATTCCGGAGTTCAAGGACGTCGTCATGATGGTCGGCCTGGAGGGCCTCCGGTATAGGGAGGCCGCGAAGGCCCTCGGCTGCCCCCTGGGGACCATCATGTCCCGCCTGCACCGGGCGCGCGCCGCGTTCGTCGGTGTTGCCAGGGCTGCGCTGTGAGAGCATTTCGCCAGTTCCAACACTCTCTTCGATAAGAGAAGAATCCGTGGGAAAGGGAGAGGAATTATTGGAGAACCCATGCTAAGTATAGAAAAATATTTTTGATTTAAGTATTTCATTGAAAAAACACTAACGGATTTGTGTCATTATTGTGGCAGTCCGCCTTTCGGGAGGCCGCGAGCCCCGAAACTTCGTTCATCATCTATCTTGATAGGAGGCATCGATCGGAAAGATAACACGATCGGATATGTGTCCGAAAACTGTGTCCCGTGTTGTGTAAACTGCAACTTAGACAAGTCTGCACTCTCATATGGAGTATTCGTGGAGAGGGTTAAAGCCCGATTCAAGCATATGAGGGAAACCGGTGTCATAACATGAGCAACTCGGGTAGGACCATTTTCTGCGGAGACGTTCACGGTTGCCTGGACGAGCTGGACGAGCTCATTCGCGTACTCGAGATAAAACAGTCCGACACTATCGTCATGCTCGGCGATCTCATCGACCGTGGCCCAGATCCTGTCGGCGTCGTAAGGCGCGTTCGTGAGAAGGGCTGGCGCTCGATCTTGGGTAACCACGAAGACCGGGCGATCCGTTGGCTGAAGAACGAGTCTCTGGTCGCGAGAGGGCGCCCGAACAACATGGTTCCGCCGGGCCCTCGGAGGGCGGCCGAGTGGAACGCTCTGTCCGCCGAGGACGTCAGCTGGCTCTGGAAGCTCCCGGTGGTCATCGAGGCCGCCGGGTGGACCGCCGTGCACGCGGGCTTCGAGCCAAGGTTCGACTCCTCCAGGCAGGAGGTGGACAAAATGCTCCGCGTCCGCTTCGCCCACAAGGACACCGGAAAGTACGTGCCGATGGACCCCGAGAAGATGGGGCAGCCGCCGGACACTCTGTTCTGGTCCGAGATGTGGAGGGGCCCGGAGAGCGTCGTGTACGGGCACTCCGTGTTCGGGTCCGTCCGCGTTGAGGAGCCGGCGGAAGGGGTGCTCTGCGTCGGTCTCGACACCGGGTGCGTCTACGGCGGGGCACT